TACTAATTTTGAAAGGCGGGGTTCTGCCAGGCATAGTCTTTTTTTGTGGCGGCCCTTGTGTAAACCTGTCTTTCAGACCTTGTTGGACATCCCGTACAATCAAGATGTTCCTGTATGTTGTTTGCAGTCTGGCGGTTTGCTTTCGAGGACTATTAAGCCTTTCTCTGCAATCGTCTCCAAATCTCTGCCCTGGAGTGATTTCAACGCCTTACACGTTGACCTGTCCGTCTAATACATCCTTGCCAACATCCTGGTATTGCAACGATACTCGGCTTTTACGAGTGACGCAGGGAACATTGACTGTTGACACCCTTATCTGCAATTTTAGTTGTGTGGGACAATCTGGGCATCGATACAGCCTTTGGATTACATGGTATGCACAACCTGTCTTACAAACCTTCTGTGGACAACCATCAAACACAGTCACTTGTGGTCAGCATGTTACTTTGTATTGTTCTACCTCTGGAAATAATGTTACCGTTTGGCATCTACCAAACGGACAAAATGAAACCGTGTCACAAACTAAATACTATAATTTTACGCTCATGAACCAAACTGAGGGGTGTTATGCTTGTTCTAACGGGCTGTCGTCTCGCCTGTCAAATCGTCTATGTTTTTCGGCGCGTTGTGCCAATATAACTCCAGAAACTCATACTGTATCTGTCAGCAGTACTACAGGCTTTAGAACATTTGCAACCGCACCTACTCTATTTGTAATGAAAGAAGTAAAATCTACATATCTATATATTCAAGAGCATTTGCTTGTATTTATGACACTCGTAGCTCTGATAGGAACCATGTGTGGTATCTTAGGAACTATTATCTTTGCCCATTGTCAAAAACAACGTGACTCAAACAAAACAGTGCCACAACAATTGCAGGATTATTATTCCCTACACGATTTGTGCACGGAAGACTATACGCAACCAGTGGATTGGTACTGACATTCAGGTAAGATAATCTAAATATTCTCTATAACATAATTGTAATGTGTTTTATGTTTATAGCTACAAATGTTTTATGCAAAATACATTTTATGAGGTCGGATACTTATTAAAAGCATTGTCTTAAGTACATTAAAAGGACATTGTATAACCGTGCTACTTACAGCATGGCCTTTTTAAGACAAACACTGTGGATTTTATGGACATTTACCATGGTCATTGGCCAGGACAATGAAAAGTGTTCCCAAAAAACCTTAATTGGATATAGACTTAAAATGTCTCGTGACGGTGACATTGCAGTTGGAGAAACAGTGGAATTACGTTGTAGATCTGGATACACTACTTATGCCCGCAATATAACAGCAACATGTTTACAAGGTGGGACGTGGTCTGAACCAACGGCAACATGTAACAAAAAGTCCTGTCCAAACCCAGGTGAAATACAAAATGGAAAGGTTATATTTCATGGTGGACAAGATGCCTTAAAATATGGGGCAAACATTTCATATGTTTGTAATGAAGGATATTTTTTGGTTGGTCGAGAATACGTGCGATATTGTATGATTGGAGCATCTGGCCAAATGGCGTGGTCATCTTCTCCTCCTTTTTGTGAAAAAGAAAAGTGTCACAGACCGAAAATCGAAAATGGAGATTTTAAGCCTGATAAAGATTATTATGAGTATAATGATGCAGTTCATTTTGAATGTAATGAAGGATATACTCTAGTTGGACCACATTCCATTGCATGTGCAGTTAATAACACGTGGACATCTAACATGCCAACCTGTGAACTCGCAGGCTGTAAATTTCCATCGGTGACTCATGGTTATCCAATCCAAGGTTTTTCTCTTACTTATAAACATAAGCAAAGTGTTACTTTTGCATGCAATGATGGATTTGTTCTCAGAGGATCCCCCACAATTACGTGTAACGTTACTGAATGGGACCCACCACTTCCTAAGTGTGTTTTGGAAGATATAGATGATCCAAACAATTCAAATCCTGGACGTTTGCATCCAACACCCAATGAAAAACCAAATGGTAATGTCTTTCAACGCTCAAACTATACAGAACCTCCAACAAAGCCTGAAGACACCCATACAGCAGCTACTTGTGATACCAACTGTGAACAGCCACCTAAAATCCTGCCAACATCCGAAGGTTTTAATGAGACTACCACATCTAATACAATTACAAAACAATTAGAGGATGAGAAAACTACATCCCAGCCAAATACACATATTACATCTGCCTTAACATCCATGAAAGCGAAAGGTAACTTTACCAACAAGACCAATAACTCTACTGATCTACATATAGCGTCTACACCCACTTCCCAAGATGATGCTACGCCTTCAATACCTAGTGTACAGACACCCAATTATAATACTAACGCACCGACACGTACACTAACGTCTCTCCATATTGAAGAAGGCCCATCCAATTCTACTACTTCAGAAAAGGCCACTGCCTCTACTCTCTCACACAACTCACACAAAAATGACACCGGAGGCATATACACAACATTAAACAAAACAACACAGTTGCCATCCACTAATAAACCTACAAACAGTCAAGCCAAGAGTTCCACTAAGCCACGCGTTGAGACACACAATAAAACAACCAGTAATCCTGCCATTTCTTTAACAGATTCTGCAGATGTGCCTCAGAGACCGCGAGAACCAACACTCCCTCCCATTTTCAGGCCACCGGCGTCTAAAAATCGCTATCTGGAAAAGCAACTAGTTATTGGACTACTAACCGCTGTCGCCCTAACGTGTGGACTGATTACCTTATTTCACTATCTGTTCTTTCGTTAGCCTAGACTTGCTCCAGTGTTAGACAGGGCTATGATTGCTTCTCCACGCTGTCCACCTTAACACTTCCCAATAACAAATCCGGTATGCAGCAGCGTGACACTACTAATGTAACCTAAAAAATGTGCATGTGGTATGTATTGTACTAAAGATACCGACCAATACAAGACAACTAATATTAACCATAGTGTGCGTTTCTTTGTATAAAATACGCGTGTGGGAAAGCGACAGAAGGGGGCGGCGTTTCCATATGAGGCCAAGTGCATTGGCTATTTTAGGGGCGGTGACCACGCACTATAGTGCGCGGTGTGGCAGAAAATTCACACCGTATATAAACAAGGAAAGGGGACTCTGCGCGCTTAAGCGCCAAGCCATTATACACACGGGTTTTTTGTTGTCTTGGCCAATCGTGTCTCCATGGCGCTAAAGGGACCACAAACCCTCGAGGAAAATATTGGGTCTGCGGCCCCCACTGGTCCCTGCGGGTACCTCTATGCCTATGTGACACACAACTTCCCCATAGGGGAAGCCTCCCTGCTGGGCAATGGCTACCCGGAGGCAAAAGTATTTTCACTACCTCTTTTGCACGGGCTCACAGTGGAATCCGATTTCCCCTTAAATGTAAAGGCGGTGCACAAGAAAATCGATGCAACCACAGCTTCTGTGAAATTAACTTCATACCACAGGGAGGCCATCGTCTTTCATAATACTCACTTATTTCAGCCAATCTTTCAAGGAAAGGGACTGGAAAAGTTATGTCGAGAGAGCCGAGAGCTGTTTGGATTTTCAACGTTTGTTGAGCAACAACACAAAGGGACGCTCTGGAGCCCAGAGGCATGCCCTCAGCTACCCTGCGCGAATGAGATTTTTATGGCGGTCATAGTTACAGAGGGATTCAAGGAGAGACTGTACGGCGGCAAACTGGTGCCCGTGCCCTCTCAGACAACGCCCGTACACATTGGGGAACACCAGGCGTTCAAGATACCCTTGTATGACGAGGATCTGTTTGGTCCAAGTCGCGCCCAAGAACTATGTAGGTTTTACAACCCCGATATCAGTAGATACCTACATGACTCCATATTCACTGGAATAGCACAGGCTCTAAGGGTAAAGGACGTTAGCACGGTCATCCAAGCCTCAGAAAGGCAATTTGTGCACGACCAATACAAGATACCAAAGCTGGTCCAAGCCAAGGACTTCCCCCAGTGTGCTTCCAGGGGAACCGACGGGTCTACCCTAATGGTGATAGACAGTCTGGTGGCTGAACTTGGTATGAGTTATGGTCTGTCCTTTATTGAGGGACCCCAGGATAGCTGCGAGGTTCTAAATTATGACACGTGGCCCATCTTTGAAAACTGCGAGACGCCAGATGCCCGCCTTCGTGCACTAGAAGTTTGGCACGCAGAGCAGGCCTTGCATATTGGCGCCCAGCTGTTTGCGGCCAACTCTGTGCTCTACCTGACCAGAGTGGCAAAGCTGCCTCAGAAGAATCAGAGAGGAGACGCCAACATGTACAACTCATTCTACCTACAGCATGGCCTGGGATACCTCTCAGAGGCAACTGTAAAGGAAAATGGAGCCTCTGCCTTCAAGGGCGTGCCAGTGTCTGCACTGGATGGGTCATCTTACACCCTCCAGCACCTGGCCTACGCGTCCTCTTTCTCCCCACATCTCCTGGCAAGGATGTGTTACTATCTGCAGTTCTTGCCCCACCATAAAAACACCAACAGTCAGTCATACAATGTGGTGGACTACGTGGGCACCGCGGCACCTAGTCAAATGTGTGACCTGTGTCAGGGGCAATGTCCAGCTGTATGCATCAACACGCTGTTTTACAGGATGAAGGACAGGTTCCCACCTGTTCTGTCAAACGTTAAGAGAGACCCATATGTGATCACGGGCACAGCGGGAACGTACAATGACCTAGAGATTCTCGGAAACTTTGCCACCTTCAGGGAGAGAGAGGAGGAGGGGAATCCTGTGGAAGATGCTCCAAAGTATACATATTGGCAACTATGCCAGAATATAACCGAGAAGCTAGCGTCCATGGGCATCTCGGAGGGCGGCGATGCCCTAAGAACCCTCATTGTGGACATCCCCAGCTTCGTCAAAGTGTTCAAGGGGATAGACAGCACGGTAGAGGCAGAGCTCCTAAAGTTTATTAACTGCATGATCAAAAACAATTACAACTTCAGAGAGAACATCAAATCCGTCCATCACATCCTTCAGTTTGCATGCAACGTATACTGGCAGGCGCCGTGCCCGGTTTTTCTGACCCTTTACTACAAGTCACTGCTGACGGTCATACAGGACATATGTCTGACGTCATGTATGATGTACGAGCAGGACAACCCGGCCGTGGGAATTGTACCATCCGAGTGGCTTAAAATGCACTTTCAGACAATGTGGACCAACTTCAAGGGTGCCTGCTTCGACAAAGGAGCAATCACGGGCGGGGAACTAAAAATAGTCCACCAGTCCATGTTCTGTGACCTCTTTGACACCGACGCTGCCATAGGAGGGATGTTTGCACCCGCTCGGATGCAGGTCAGGATAGCCAGAGCAATGCTCATGGTTCCAAAAACCATAAAAATAAAAAACAGGATCATCTTTTCCAACTCCACCGGAGCAGAGTCGATCCAGGCAGGTTTTATGAAGCCGGCCAGCCAAAGGGATTCATACATCGTCGGAGGACCCTACATGAAATTCCTAAACGCCCTGCACAAAACACTTTTTCCTTCCACAAAAACTTCTGCCCTGTACTTGTGGCATAAGATTGGCCAGACCACAAAAAATCCCATACTACCAGGTGTCTCGGGGGAACACCTAACGGAGTTATGTAATTATGTAAAGGCAAGTAGCCAGGCTTTCGAAGAGATAAATGTTTTGGACCTTGTGCCAGACACCCTGACCTCATATGCGAAAATAAAACTAAACAGTTCCATTCTCCGGGCTTGCGGACAGACACAGTTTTATGCAACTACTCTCTCTTGCCTTTCGCCAGTGACTCAGCTGGTTCCGGCCGAGGAGTACCCCCACGTACTGGGGCCAGTGGGGTTGTCATCTCCAGATGAATACAGGGTAAAAGTCGCCGGCAGGTCTGTAACCATTGTACAGTCAACACTGAAGCAAGCTGTTTCCACCAACGGACGACTCCGGCCTATCATTACCGTGCCACTGGTGGTCAACAAATATACAGGGAGCAACGGGAACACAAACGTCTTTCACTGTGCAAACCTGGGATACTTCTCGGGGAGAGGGGTGGACAGAAATCTCAGGCCAGAAAGCGTCCCCTTTAAAAAGAATAATGTCAGCTCTATGCTAAGAAAACGCCACGTGATTATGACCCCCCTGGTAGACAGGCTGGTAAAGAGAATAGTTGGCATCAACTCTGGGGAATTCGAGGCAGAAGCGGTTAAGAGAAGTGTGCAGAATGTCCTGGAAGACAGAGATAACCCAAACCTGCCGAAGACAGTTGTATTAGAGTTGGTTAAGCACCTAGGGAGCTCCTGTGCAAGTCTCACAGAGGAGGACGTGATTTACTACCTGGGCCCTTATGCCGTACTTGGGGACGAGGTCCTGTCATTACTGAGCACAGTGGGCCAGGCGGGGGTGCCATGGACGGCCGAGGGTGTGGCCTCGGTCATCCAGGACATAATAGATGATTGCGAGTTACAGTTTGTGGGCCCAGAAGAGCCTTGCCTTATCCAAGGACAGTCGGTAGTGGAGGAGCTTTTTCCGTCCCCGGGCGTCCCAAGCCTGACAGTGGGTAAAAAACGAAAAATCGCATCCCTGCTCTCTGACCTGGATTTGTAGTTGTGTACCCGTAACGATGGCAAAGGAACTGGCGGCGGTCTATGCCGATGTGTCAGCCCTAGCCATGGACCTCTGTCTTCTTAGTTACGCAGACCCGGCAACACTGGACACTAAAAGTCTGGCCCTCACTACAGGGAAGTTTCAGAGCCTTCACGGCACACTACTCCCCCTCCTCAGACGACAAAACGCACACGAATGCTCAGGTCTGTCACTAGAATTGGAGCACCTTTTGGAAAACGTGGCTGATGCTCTGACCACGTTGGGAGTGTGCACTAGCAGAAAACTGTCTCCAGAAGAGCATTTTTCCCTCCTGCATTTGGACATAACATGCAACAAGCACCGGAGCGTTAGGTTTAATTTTTACGGAAATTGGGCCTTGGAGTTAAAGCTGTCACTAATAAACGACGTTGAAATTTTCTTTAAACGTCTTAGTAGCGTTTTTTATTGTATAGGATCGGGCAGTGCTCTGGAGGGTTTGGGGGAGGTATTGCGTTTCGTTGGGAAGCTGAGGGGTATCTCACCCGTACCTGGGCCGGACCTATATGTCTCAAATCTGCCCTGCCTAGAATGCCTTCAGGAAGTGTGTCTGACTCCCAACCAGGGCACCAGTCTGCAGGCCATGCTCCCAGACACGGCCTGCAGTCACATATGTACCCCCGCATGCGGTGAGCCTGTCCGGGGCCTCTTTGAGAACGAGCTAAAACAGCTCGGGCTTCAAACCCCTGAGTCCATACCTACTACCCCCTGTCAGTCCCGGGTAAGGCAAGATGATGAAATCAGACAGAGCTCTCTAATGGCGGTAGGAGATCACCACATTTTCGGAGAGGTGACCAGATCTGTCCTGGAAATCTCAAACCTGATCTATTGGAGCTCTGGCCACTCGGATGCCACCTGCGACGGAGACAGAGACTGCTCTCACCTGGCCTCGCTGTTTACTCACGAGGCTGACATGCATAAAAGGCGCGTCGACCTGGCCGGATGCTTGGGCGAACGCGGCACGCCCAAACACTTTTTTGACTGCTTTCGCCCAGACTCCCTAGAAACCCTTTTCTGTGGTGGTCTTTTTAGCTCCGTGGAGGACACCATAGAAAGTCTCCAAAAGGACTGCTCTTCTGCCTTCTACCAACAGGTAAACTACACTACTGCACTGCAAAAACAGAACGAGTTTTACGTCCGACTCAGCAAACTGCTGGCAGCTGGTCAGCTAAATTTGGGCAAATGTTCCACTGAAAGTTGCCCATCCGAGGCCCGTAGGCAGCTGGTAGGTGGGGACAAACCAGAGGAAGTGCTGAGGGATGCAAAACACCGGCAAGAACTATACCTTCAGAAAGTGGCACGCGACGGTTTTAAAAAACTCTCTGATTGTATAAGACACCAGGGCCACATCCTGTCTCAGACCCTGGGTCTAAGACTGTGGGGGTCTGTCATCTACAACGAGGCATCTGCCCTACAAAACCACTTTTTACACAGAGCACAGTTCATATCCCTCCCCTGGCAGGACCTGACGGTCGACTGTCCAACGCGGTTTGAAAATTCTAAATATATCAAAAATTCTCTGTACTGCCAGCGTCTGGGGCGGGAACACGTAGAGATCCTGACACTGGAGTTCTACAAACTTATCACGGGCCCGCTGTCAAAGCGACATACTTTATTTCCCAGTCCTCCAAATGTGACGCTGGCTCAGTGCTTCGAGGCTGCGGGCATGCTTCCCCATCAAAAGATGATGGTATCAGAGATGATCTGGCCCAGCATAGAGCCGAAGGACTGGATAGAGCCCAACTTCAACCAGTTCTATAGCTTTGAGAATCAAGACATAAACCATCTGCAAAAGAGAGCTTGGGAATATATCAGAGAGCTGGTATTATCGGTTTCTCTGTACAACAGAACTTGGGAGAGGGAGCTAAAAATACTTCTCACGCCTCAGGGCTCACCGGGGTTTAAGGAACCGAAACCCGCAGGACTCACAACGGGGCTGTACCTAACATTTGAGACATCTGCGCCCTTGGTGTTGGTGGATAAAAAATATGGCTGGATATTTAAAGACCTGTACGCCCTTCTGTACCACCACCTGCAATTGAGCAACCACAATGACTCCCAGGTCTAGATTGGCCACCCTGGGGACTGTCATCCTGTTGGTCTGCTTTTGCGCAGGCGCGGCGCACTCGAGGGGTGACACCTTTCAGACGTCCAGTTCCCCCACACCCCCAGGATCTTCCTCTAAGGCCCCCACCAAACCTGGTGAGGAAGCATCTGGTCCTAAGAGTGTGGACTTTTACCAGTTCAGAGTGTGTAGTGCATCGATCACCGGGGAGCTTTTTCGGTTCAACCTGGAGCAGACGTGCCCAGACACCAAAGACAAGTACCACCAAGAAGGAATTTTACTGGTGTACAAAAAAAACATAGTGCCTCATATCTTTAAGGTGCGGCGCTATAGGAAAATTGCCACCTCTGTCACGGTCTACAGGGGCTTGACAGAGTCCGCCATCACCAACAAGTATGAACTCCCGAGACCCGTGCCACTCTATGAGATAAGCCACATGGACAGCACCTATCAGTGCTTTAGTTCCATGAAGGTAAATGTCAACGGGGTAGAAAACACATTTACTGACAGAGACGATGTTAACACCACAGTATTCCTCCAACCAGTAGAGGGGCTTACGGATAACATTCAAAGGTACTTTAGCCAGCCGGTCATCTACGCGGAACCCGGCTGGTTTCCCGGCATATACAGAGTTAGGACCACCGTCAATTGCGAGATAGTGGACATGATAGCCAGGTCTGCTGAACCATACAATTACTTTGTCACGTCACTGGGTGACACGGTGGAAGTCTCCCCTTTTTGCTATAACGAATCCTCATGCAGCACAACCCCCAGCAACAAAAATGGCCTTAGCGTCCAAGTAGTTCTCAACCACACTGTGGTCACGTACTCTGACAGAGGAACCAGTCCCACTCCCCAAAACAGGATCTTTGTGGAAACGGGAGCGTACACGCTTTCGTGGGCCTCCGAGAGCAAGACCACGGCCGTGTGTCCGCTGGCACTGTGGAAAACCTTCCCGCGCTCCATCCAGACTACCCACGAGGACAGCTTCCACTTTGTGGCCAACGAGATCACGGCCACCTTCACGGCTCCTCTAACGCCAGTGGCCAACTTTACCGACACGTACTCTTGTCTGACCTCGGATATCAACACCACGCTAAACGCCAGCAAGGCCAAACTGGCGAGCACTCACGTCCCTAACGGGACGGTCCAGTACTTCCACACAACAGGCGGACTCTATTTGGTCTGGCAGCCCATGTCCGCGATTAACCTGACTCACGCTCAGGGCGACAGCGGGAACCCCACGTCATCGCCGCCCCCCTCCGCATCCCCCATGACCACCTCTGCCAGCCGCAGAAAGAGACGGTCAGCCAGTACCGCTGCTGCCGGCGGCGGGGGGTCCACGGACAACCTGTCTTACACGCAGCTGCAGTTTGCCTACGACAAACTGCGGGATGGCATTAATCAGGTGTTAGAAGAACTCTCCAGGGCATGGTGTCGCGAGCAGGTCAGGGACAACCTAATGTGGTACGAGCTCAGTAAAATCAACCCCACCAGCGTTATGACAGCCATCTACGGTCGACCTGTATCCGCCAAGTTCGTAGGAGACGCCATTTCCGTGACCGAGTGCATTAACGTGGACCAGAGCTCCGTAAACATCCACAAGAGCCTCAGAACCAATAGTAAGGACGTGTGTTACGCGCGCCCCCTGGTGACGTTTAAGTTTTTGAACAGTTCCAACCTATTCACCGGCCAGCTGGGCGCGCGCAATGAGATAATACTGACCAACAACCAGGTGGAAACCTGCAAAGACACCTGCGAACACTACTTCATCACCCGCAACGAGACTCTGGTGTATAAGGACTACGCGTACCTGCGTACTATAAACACCACTGACATATCCACCCTGAACACTTTTATCGCCCTGAATCTATCCTTTATTCAAAACATAGACTTCAAGGCCATCGAGCTGTACAGCAGTGCAGAGAAACGACTCGCGAGTAGCGTGTTTGACCTGGAGACGATGTTCAGGGAGTACAACTACTACACACATCGTCTCGCGGGTTTGCGCGAGGATCTGGACAACACCATAGATATGAACAAGGAGCGCTTCGTAAGGGACTTGTCGGAGATAGTGGCGGACCTGGGTGGCATCGGAAAAACGGTGGTGAACGTGGCCAGCAGCGTGGTCACTCTATGTGGCTCATTGGTTACCGGATTCATAAATTTTATTAAACACCCCCTAGGTGGCATGCTGATGATCATTATCGTTATAGCAATCATCCTGATCATTTTTATGCTCAGTCGCCGCACCAATACCATAGCCCAGGCGCCGGTGAAGATGATCTACCCCGACGTAGATCGCAGGGCACCTCCTAGCGGCGGAGCCCCAACACGGGAGGAAATCAAAAACATCCTGCTGGGAATGCACCAGCTACAACAAGAGGAGAGGCAGAAGGCGGATGATCTGAAAAAAAGTACACCCTCGGTGTTTCAGCGTACCGCAAACGGCCTTCGTCAGCGTCTGAGAGGATATAAACCTCTGACTCAATCGCTAGACATCAGTCCGGAAACGGGGGAGTGACAGTGGATTCGAGGTTATTGTTTGATGTAAATTTAGGAAACACGGCCCGCCTCTGAAGCACCACATACAGACTGCAGTTATCAACCCTACTCGTTGCACACAGACACAAATTACCGTCCGCAGATCATGGATTTTTTCAATCCATTTATCGACCCAACTCGCGGAGGCCCGAGAAACACTGTGAGGCAACCCACGCCGTCACAGTCGCCAACTGTCCCCTCGGAGACAAGAGTATGCAGGCTTATACCGGCCTGTTTCCAAACCCCGGGGCGACCCGGCGTGGTTGCCGTGGACACCACATTTCCACCCACCTACTTCCAGGGCCCCAAGCGGGGAGAAGTATTCGCGGGAGAGACTGGGTCTATCTGGAAAACAAGGCGCGGACAGGCACGCAATGCTCCTATGTCGCACCTCATATTCCACGTATACGACATCGTGGAGACCACCTACACGGCCGACCGCTGCGAGGACGTGCCATTTAGCTTCCAGACTGATATCATTCCCAGCGGCACCGTCCTCAAGCTGCTCGGCAGAACACTAGATGGCGCCAGTGTCTGCGTGAACGTTTTCAGGCAGCGCTGCTACTTCTACACACTAGCACCCCAGGGGGTAAACCTGACCCACGTCCTCCAGCAGGCCCTCCAGGCTGGCTTCGGTCGCGCATCCTGCGGCTTCTCCACCGAGCCGGTCAGAAAAAAAATCTTGCGCGCGTACGACACACAACAATATGCTGTGCAAAAAATAACCCTGTCATCCAGTCCGATGATGCGAACGCTTAGCGACCGCCTAACAACCTGTGGGTGCGAGGTGTTTGAGTCCAATGTGGACGCCATTAGGCGCTTCGTGCTGGACCACGGGTTCTCGACATTCGGGTGGTACGAGTGCAGCAACCCGGCCCCCCGCACCCAGGCCAGAGACTCTTGGACGGAACTGGAGTTTGACTGCAGCTGGGAGGACCTAAAGTTTATCCCGGAGAGGACGGAGTGGCCCCCATACACAATCCTATCCTTTGATATAGAATGTATGGGCGAGAAGGGTTTTCCCAACGCGACTCAAGACGAGGACATGATTATACAAATCTCGTGTGTTTTACACACAGTCGGCAACGATAAACCGTACACCCGCATGCTACTGGGCCTAGGGACATGCGACCCCCTTCCTGGGGTGGAGGTCTTTGAGTTTCCTTCGGAGTACGACATGCTGGCCGCCTTCCTCAGCATGCTCCGCGATTACAATGTGGAGTTTATAACGGGGTACAACATAGCAAACTTTGACCTTCCATACATCATAGCCCGGGCAACTCAGGTGTACGACTTCAAGCTGCAGGACTTCACCAAAATAAAAACTGGGTCCGTGTTTGAGGTCCACCAACCCAGAGGCGGTTCCGATGGGGGCAACTTCATGAGGTCCCAGTCAAAGGTCAAAATATCGGGGATCGTCCCCATAGACATGTACCAGGTTTGCAGGGAAAAGCTGAGTCTGTCAGACTACAAGCTGGACACAGTGGCTAAGCAATGCCTCGGTCGACAAAAAGATGACATCTCATACAAGGACATACCCCCGCTTTTTAAATCTGGACCTGATGGTCGCGCAAAGGTGGGAAACTACTGTGTTATTGACTCGGTCCTGGTTATGGATCTTCTGCTACGGTTTCAGACCCACGTTGAGATCTCGGAAATAGCCAAGCTGGCCAAGATCCCCACCCGTAGGGTACTGACGGACGGCCAACAGATCAGGGTATTTTCCTGCCTCTTGGAGGCTGCTGCCACGGAAGGTTACATTCTCCCCGTCCCAAAAGGAGACGCGGTTAGCGGGTATCAGGGGGCCACTGTAATAAGCCCCTCTCCGGGATTCTATGACGACCCCGTACTCGTGGTGGATTTTGCCAGCTTGTACCCCAGTATCATCCAAGCGCACAACTTGTGCTACTCCACACTGATACCCGGCGATTCGCTCCACCTGCACCCACACCTCTCCCCGGACGACTACGAAACCTTTGTCCTCAGCGGAGGTCCGGTCCACTTTGTAAAAAAACACAAAAGGGAGTCCCTTCTTGCCAAGCTTCTGACGGTATGGCTCGCGAAGAGAAAAGAAATAAGAAAGACCCTGGCATCATGCACGGACCCCGCACTGAAAACTATTCTAGACAAACAACAACTGGCCATCAAGGTTACCTGCAACGCCGTTTACGGCTTCACGGGCGTTGCCTCTGGCATACTGCCTTGCCTAAACATAGCGGAGACCGTGACACTACAAGGGCGAAAGATGCTGGAGAGATCTCAGGCCTTTGTAGAGGCCATCTCGCCGGAACGCCTAGCGGGTCTCCTGCGGAGGCCAGTAGACGTCTCACCCGACGCCCGATTCAAGGTCATATACGGCGACACTGACTCTCTTTTCATATGCTGCATGGGTTTCAACATGGACAGCGTGTCAGACTTCGCGGAGGAGCTAGCGTCAATCACCACCAACACGCTGTTTCGTAGCCCCATCAAGCTGGAGGCTGAAAAGATCTTCAAGTGCCTTCTGCTCCTGACTAAAAAGAGATACGTGGGGGTACTCAGTGACGACAAGGTTCTGATGAAGGGCGTAGACCTCATTAGGAAAACAGCCTGTCGTTTTGTCCAGGAAAAGAGCAGTCAGGTCCTGGACCTCATACTGCGGGAGCCGAGCGTCAAGGCCGCGGCCAAGCTTATTTCGGGGCAGGCGACAGACTGGGTGTACAGGGAAGGGCTCCCAGAGGGGTTCGTCAAGATAATTCAAGTGCTCAACGCGAGCCACCGGGAACTGTGCGAACGCAGCGTACCAGTAGACAAACTGACGTTTACCACCGAGCTAAGCCGCCCGCTGGCGGACTACAAGACGCAAAACCTCCCGCACCTGACCGTGTACCAAAAGCTACAAGCTAGACAGGAGGAGCTTCCCCAGATACACGACAGAATCCCCTACGTGTTCGTCGACGCCCCAGGTAGCCTGCGCTCCGAGCTGGCAGAGCACCCCGAGTACGTCAAGCAGCACGGACTGCGCGTGGCGGTGGACCTGTACTTCGACAAGCTGGTACACGCGGTAGCCAACATCATCCAATGCCTCTTCCAGAACAACACGTCGGCAACCGTAGCTATCTTGTATAACTTTTTAGACATTCCCGTGACTTTTCCCACGCCCTAGTGACTCAGACGCGGAAACAGCGCCTAGAAAGTTTCCTCTTGCGCTATGTGGGACAACTAGAGTCCAACCTGGCAAGCAGTGGAGCAAGACGCCAGACAGCCGATCTCGAAAAAAATAATGCAGACAGAGGCAACGTTCATCCTAGGTGACTGGGAGATAACGGTGTCTAACTGCCGGTTTACTTGCAGCAGCCTAACATGTGGCCCCCTTTACAGATCTAGCGGCGACTACACGCGGCTAAGAATCCCCTTCTCTCTGGATCGACTAATACGTGACCATGCCATCTTTGGGCTAGTGCCAAATATTGAGGATCTGTTAACCCATGGGTCATGCGTCGCCGTAGTGGCCGACGCAAACGCCACAGGCGGCAACGCGCGACGCATCGTCGCGCCTGGCGTGATAAACAATTTTTCAGAACCCATCGGCATTTGGGTACGCGGCCCTCCGCCGCAAACGCGCAAGGAAGCTATTAAGTTCTGCATATTTTTTGTCAGTCCCCTGCCCCCGCGGGAGATGACCACATATGTGTTCAAGGGCGGCGATTTGCCCCCCGGAGCAGAGGAACCCGAAACACTACACTCCGCCGAGGCACCCCTACCGTCGCGCGAGACGCTGGTAACTGGACAGCTGCGATCCACCTCGCCACGAACGTATACGGGATACTTTCACAGTCCTGTCCCGCTCTCTTTTTTGGACCTCCTGACATTCGAGTCCATGGGGTGTGAAAACGTGGAAGGTGACCCCGAGCCATTGACACCCAAGTACTTGACGTTCACGCAGACGGGAGAACGACTTTACAAAGTAACCGTTCACAACACCCATTCGACAGCATGCAAGAAGGCCCGTATTCGTTTCGTCTACAGACCGACGCCCTCCGCCCGTCAGCTTGTCATGGGTCAGGCTTCACCCCTCATAACAACCCCTCTGGGAGCCAGGGTATTCGCAGTCTATCCAGACTGTGAGAAAACTATCCCACCTCAGGAAACCACCACCCTGAGGATTCAATTGCTGTTCGAGCAGCATGGTGCCAACGCCGGAGAATGCGCCTTTGTCATCATGGGGCTCGCCCGTGAAACAAAGTTTGTCTCATTTCCCGCAGTACTCCTTCCGGGCAAGCACGAACACCTTACTGTATTCAACCCACAGACACATCCTCTGACCATTCAACGGGACACAATAGTGGGCGTGGCAATGGCTTGCTATATCCACCCCGGTAAGGCAGCCAGCCAGGCACCATACAGCTTCTACGACTGCAAAGAAGAGAGCTGGCACGTGGGGCTCTTCCAGATCAAACACGGACCTGGAGGGGTCTGTACACCACCTTGCCACGTAGCGATTAGGGCCGACCGCCACGAGGAACCCATGCAATCGTGACTGTCCGAGCACATATGGCGCAGGAGTCAGAGCAGTGCTCCCGTGCGTTTGCAGTATGCAGTAGTAAACGACAGCTCGGGCGCGGCGAGCCCGTATGGGATTCCGTCATTCACCCTAGCCACATCGTCATCTCTAATCGAGTACCCCTCTTACTAAGAGAACAGAACATATGTCTCCCTTCGTGCCCCAGCGTCGGCCAGATCCTCCACAGAGCCTACCCCAACTTTACATTCGACAACACGCACCGCAAGCAGCAAACGGAGACCTACACTGCATTCTACGCTTTTGGGGACCAAAATAACAAGGTTAGGATCTTGCCCACTGTTGTGGAAAGCTCCTCGAGCGTGCTGATTTTTAGACTACGCGCGTCGGTCTCTGCGAACATCGCCGTGGGAGGGCTCAAAATAATAATACTTGCTCTCACCCTGGTGCATGCCCAAGGAGTGTACCTGCGTTGCGGTAAGGACCTTTCTACACCACACTGCGCACCGGCTATTGTTCAGCGTGAGGTGCTGAGCAGCGGGTTTGAGCCGCAGTTTACCGTAACTGGCATTCCAGTGACATCCTCGAACTTAAACCAATGCTACTTTCTGGTAAGAAAGCCAAAAAGCCGGCTGGCAAAGCCGTTTGCACGCCTGTCCGCGGAGACGACTGAGGAGTGTCGCGTCAGGTCTATCCGCCTCGGGAAGACACACCTGCGGATATCGGTGACTGCGCCTGCGCAGGAAACGCCCGTCTGGGGGCTCGTGACCACGAGCTTCAGCCTTACCCCCACCGCACCGCTGGCCTTTGATCGTAACCCGTACAATCACGAGACATTTGCCTGTAACGCCAGGCACTACATCCCAGTAATCTACAGCGGACCAAAAATTACGCTGGCCCCGCGCGGCCGCCAGGTAGTCTGGCACAACAACAGCTACACGTCCTCCCTGCCATGCAAAGTCACAGCCATCGTGTCAAACCACTGCTGTAACTGTGACATATTTTTAGAGGACTCGGAATGGCGCCCAAACAAGCCAGCACCCCTGAAACTGGTGAACACGAGTGATCATCCCGTCATATTGGAGCCGGACACACACATTGGAAACGCCCTCTTCATCATCGCACCCAAGGCCCGAGGTTTACGCAGACTGACTCGCTTAACCACAAAAACCATTGAACTTCCTGGCGGGGTAAAGATAGACAGCAGGAAATTACAAACATTCAGAAAAATGTATGTTGCCACCGGACGCAGTTAGGTGTCCGGTTCCCACCCACACATTTGTCTTTATTGCTTTCAAATAAAACGGTGTTCTCTCAACCTCCTACGGGCTCACTAGTATTGTGTTCCCATACGCGCCTGTCGCCCCAGGATCAACACTTCGTCCCCTATCCACCCGAATACATAACACACACAAAGACATAGTGACTGTAGACAGTTAATCTTTATTGTCTAGACACGCAAAGTATATTAGTGTTATAAGAAATTTTATGTCACGTCGCTCTTTACTTATCGTGGACGTCAGGAGTCACGTCTGGGATAGAGTTCAAAACACGCACCGCTTGACCTGCAAACTTTTCCATTGCACTCAGAACATAAAACGAAGCAAAGTGTCTCACCCAATACTTAAGTCCCTGAAGCCTCCCTAATAGACCGCGGTCAAATTTGGGTGGACTGTAGTGCGTCTTAGTCAGCTTATTGAGCTCTTCCTGTATGTCCCATCCTAAGGTCTTCGTCAGAAGCTCCATGACGTCCACGTTTATCACTGATTTTCCAAACTCCGTCGTTAAAAACTTAAACAACACCTCGAATTCGAAAAAGCCATCGGCGAGCTTTTTAAGGCAGCTAGTCTCATTAAATCCTATTAACCCGCAGTGATCAGTATCGTTGATGGCTGGTAGTTTCAGATGAAAAATAGCAGCGGGCTCTAGAATACCCTTGCAGATGCCGGTACGGTAACAGAGGTCGCGGAAGCATTCATCGATCACCCATAGCATCCAATTGAGTCTCTGAATGAGAAGATCCTTTTCAAACTCGGGGGCGTCCGGCAACTTGCCCCGCGTTCCAGATACCAGCAGTGAACCGACCAGCAAGATAGACCACAACTTGAACCAGCGCATGGCTGCTAACGCGGCATACACTAGCCGGTGGTGCCCGAGCGGGAGTTACGAAGTCTCACTGAAGGGCGGGGTCGCGGGTCGGGGTCGCTCCAAATCAGGCAACGCCGTATCCGAACTCTGAGTCACTTTTATGTAGGTCTCAAACATGTAAAAGATACCACGTTCTTGAAAAACCCTCTCTTGCTCGCCAGGCTTGGGGTTCACGCGGGCATACGCAGCCAAGCTATCATGCGAGAGAAACACGTCACAGGCAAAGTCATGTAAAACCCGGGTTAAAAATAGCCTAACTGGCCAGGGGCCAGTGAGCGCCTCCCGGTACAAGTTCCCACCCCCGATGACCCAAACCTTGTCAATTTGCTGTGCTAGCTCTGGGCTTCTCGCCAACCCAAGCGCGGCATCGAGCGAACTCGCCAAAAAGTGAGCACCAGGGGGCGGGGTTTCTAACGTGCGACTTAGAACCACATTGATTCTACCCGCCAATGGTCGACAGCCCGCGGGAATCGAAAGCCATGTGCGCCGCCCCATAACAACCATGTTTTGTTTTCCAGGGGCACAGTCGGTAGTCAGCTGTCGAAAACGCCTCATGTCTCCCCGCAATGCAGGCCACGGGAGACATCTGTTTTTTCCGATCCCGAGTTTGGTATCAACCGCAACTACACAGTAAAGTGTAGGATCCATGCAGCGAGGGTATAGGTAAACACCACCAACCACACAGTGTGCTCTTATATACTTTTAATGAAACATAAGGGCAGACGAAACAGCCGAACGTTTCCTAATCACGCCCATGGAACCATAGCCACCCCCAAGCAAACCCTGTGGAAGGATATCAACTAGAGAGGAGGGTCCAGCCTTATTATGGCAGGAGACACTATAAGCCCCATCGCCCGACTGGGCACCAACATAACCGCCACAGTAAGTGGCCCTATACCGCTCAGCGCCCAAGTTGTTACAGTCACACCCAACCGCGGTTGGCTCTACATTGTCATCACGTCCATCATTATGTGTTGGTTCTCCCGCTTCCTTGTACCCTGCAGCTTCATCCACGGATTCTTCTGAGTCGCGATGCACAGGAGCGCCATCCGCGGGGCCATCTTGGTCGCCTGGAGCTGCCCCCGCGGGCCCCTCCTCGTCCTGGTTATCCCCACGGGGAAGAATTTCCTGAAGCTCGATCTCCTCTACCGCACACTCTGGTGATGTCGGCCGAGGTCTATATGGAAACACTTCAACCCGGGTGTTTACAGCAGCGTATGCCCGCCCCACGTGGCGCATCATGTGGAAAAACGCACCCAACCCAAAAACGACAAACAATTGGTAAAACACGAAAAAAACGTAGTACGCGGCTGCAGCGACGTGATCTATCTCTGGGTCATGACCGCCCACTATATATAGCCAAACCCACGTCGCAGCGGCAAGGCCAGCGGCCCCCAATGTCATGATGAAAATAAAAACAATCAGTTCCAGACCCTCCTGGTAAGTCAGCCGAGGCAATAGCGTCATTTCGCGCAAGGGTCGCCAGACCACGCGCGTGTTGTATACGACGCCACATATCTGACAGGCCGTGTTTCTAGAGATAGTGAGCCAGGTGCTTAAACAACTTCTATGGACGTTCTCGAGCTCTCCTGTGCATCCACAGGCTCTAAATCTCTCATTTCCGAGCTCCTCGTTGCAAATCCAGCAGACAGGAACATCCTCATCTTCCATATCCTGAGAGAGAACCCACAATAAAACATGGCATTAACCCCTGCAACAAGTGACCGTACCAGGGCACGCGTCCAGGCAACCGGGGTCCCCCTCGTTGGTCTATACAATTCCATGACTACCTACTGGTAATGCTACAGCCACTCACTGTACAAGCCGGTTAACTGGGAGGCGACGCTGGCGTGGTATCGGCAACTGAAACACACCACTCCACTCCAAACACTTATGTACTTTGTGGCTCGGCTTTATTGTAACAGCCAAGAGGGGCGTTTGTGGCTCAGCTTTATTGTAACAGCCAAGAGGGACGTATGTGGCTATCTCACAAAAAGTCACCGATTCATGTAGACAACCCGCTCCCACGAATTCGGTTTTTAAAAAGCCCTCACGTATACAGACGGGCCACTAAACACGCACATGAGCGGGCATCCTGTTTCCGCCTTGACGCCCACCACTCTGACCGCACGCTAAACATCGCCCTACCTGCTATACTGCCATTTCCATACGAATGGTAGGATGCGGGCAGTAGTCCACCAGTCTAAAATCATCAGGTGTAAACTCTTCCATGGAAGAAACAGACCGGAGTATCTCCAGGCGCGGAAAGGGACGTGGAGTGCGCGTCAGCTGCAGCCGTAGTGGCTCTATATGCGTTTTGTAGATGTGGGCATCTCCCAACGTGTGAATAAACTCCCCGGGTCTAAGACCAGTAACATGAGCAAGCATATAAGTTAAGAGGGAATAGCTGGCAATGTTAAAAGGAACTCCCAAACCCATGTCTCCCGACCTCTGATACAGCTGACAGGAAAGCTCACCGTCAGCTACATAAAATTGACATAACAAGTGACAGGGCGGAAGCGCCATCAACGACAAGTCCGCCGGGTTCCACGCACACATAATGATTCTTCTATCGTGCGGATTATTTTTTATTAAATCCACAATGTACGACAATTGGTCAAACCCCTGGCCTGTATAGTCAGCATCCGCGTCCACGTACGCCGCCCCAAAGTGCCTCCACTGGAAACCGTAAACAGGTCCCAAATCCCCCTCCCTTCTGTGCGCCAGGCCGCGCCCGGCCAGGAACTCCCTGGAGCCATTTTTGTCCCATATCTTGACTCCTGTTCTTGAAAGCTCCCTGGAGTCAGTACTCCCCTTCAGAAACCAAAGCAGCTCTTGCACTACGCCTCGCCAAAACACCCGCTTTGTGGTTAGTAAGGGAAAGTGGTCCCGCAGACTATACCTGGCCTGCATGCCAAATAGAGAGAGGGTGCCTATGCCGGTGCGGTCGAGTCGATCGCTGCCACGGCACAAAATTTCCCTCAACTGCCTGAGATACTGAAGTTCCTCGTGGGGCGTCTCAGCCCCAGTTACCTCATGCTGAATCGAACAAGGGTCAACCTCGGGGGCCAAAGCCAAGACGCCAGGCTTTTGACAGAAGCGAAACCCCCTGGCACGGAATAACTTTTTGGCGACATACAAGCTTAAAGGTACAAACGGAAACATGATAGATCCTGGAAGTTTGTGAAGCCCTGTGCCCGGAGAGACACCCCTCAACTCGCAGTGCTCGGAGACCTACATGTATACTCAGGCTCTTCTATAAACCCTCCCCAAAAGTTTATAAAACACCGTACGTAATACACATTACTCACAGTTCCCACGGTGACGCCCAAACCCATGCACACGGGCGTGATCGATACCAGAAAACATCACAAGAACAAAAAGTGTGTGTCTGACATTCACATTTATTTTTACAAGACAATTTTGTGCAGTAGAGTTGTGCCTTCCGACACCCCGCGCCGTTCGCTGTTCTCCTGTAATTGGGAGATCCCACTCCTTGGCAGGCACGTTTCACGAAACGCTCTTGTCTCGCTGGCCTTAGACTTGTGGACCCAACATGGGTATCGTTAGAGATCCGTCGCGTAAATGCGCAGCTGGCAAAGCATTCTTCAGCGAGCAGTGACTGGTAATTGCTGCATCAGCTTCTTCACCCAGTCTTTCGATTTGTCGGCACACACCTGGCGACCACGCTTTGTCAAAAATATCACACCCGGCTTGCTGCACAGTTGGGAGGTGGGGTACCAGCTGGACAGAAGCACCTGTGGTAATGGTCTTTTCTGGTAACCGAGACAGCACTTGTCCGGTCTATGCCAGGACGCTCCCAGCGTGTCCCCAGATTGCAAACAAAGCAAGGCAGTCAGCACAGCGACGAGCAGGATGCCCTTGGTGTCCATAACTCCCCTCGTGTGTCCTCGTGTAAATGCGAAACGGCGATGTTAGGTCAGGCGCGGTAAACAGCTCAACTCGGTTCAAAACACGTACGTGATGTAGTGCTGGTTCTACGACGCCTACCTGTAAACTCCAGGATCCTGGGCTTTTATTACGAAGGCCAACACCCCAAAAAATCCACGCCCCCGTGACCGCAGGGGCGGTTACTAACGACGGTTACAGGTCCCTCCCGAGCCACGCACCTGCCATGTAACCTGCAAGGTAACCAGACAAACATCTAGGAAGCGTAAATATCCCCAGGTAGGAGAAGTATTGCATATGTCACAGACTCAACACACACGGGCCGTTACGCAACGGCTAGGGGCATAACCCTTTACCGGCGCGAAGCGCTACGCGCTTCGCGAGAGGTATCTCCGTGTGCTTCTCCATCAGAAGACGCGTGCGCCGCTTCGCAGGCGACCCGCATACTTTCCGCCCCGAGTGCGTTACAAAAATGACTGCCTTCTGGCGACAATACACGGTGGACGTCCAGTACCACCCGCATATCAGCTTATCCGGTGGCAATCTGGCACTGGACAGGGAATTCTCGCAACAATCCGAGGCCATGATGGTGGCAGGACCGCTGGCCGCACATAGCTCAATCACGGCCACCCAGAAGAGCAGCCCCAAATGTGCGCGCAACACCCAGCACATGCTCCACATACAGTTCTGGCGCCACAACGATGATGCGCAAAGGGGTGCATTACCCTAAATCCCAGCCTAGTTATAAATTATTGAAGCCCAGGCGACCAGGGGTCGCCGCGCTTTTCCTCCCCAAACGCGACGATAAAGACCAGCGTTGCCAAATGTAACTTATGTATAACCCAAAATATTGCGCATCGATAAGGTTTGCCAAAACACCCGAAAGTACACACACAAAAAAACAGCAACAAGACGCTCACTAGACATTCACCCCTTCCCCCACCCCCGAAAACAAAACAACTTGACACAGGGGAAACACCAGGGGCGGCGGAGGTTGTCAATAGTGTCCAGTATTTCGTTAGACGCGGGTTCTTGGACCCGATGTCCCAGGTCATTAAAGTCTCAAATGGGATTAAAGGATCATAGTTCCCAGGTTTAATACTCCAAGCTATCCCAGAACAGGACCCCGGCAGAACCCCGCTAACAGCACCAAATCCACTTGCGGTCCCAGAAAAGGTCGCCGAGGTGGCAAGGTGACTGAAAAGGTCATAGAGAGGACACCGGTCCCATTTCCCACGGTCCAAAAATCCAGCGCGCCCCACCGGCTTTCCGAGAACTTCGGCAAAGCTAATTTGCATGCGCTAATCCTTTTATGTGCATAAATTATGTAGATGAGGAGTCGCGCATGCGCAGAAAAATTCAGAGCGCCGGGTGCACGGGGTCACCTCCAGGTCACGCCGCTAGGTGGGACCGTGAGCGACTCGAAAAATTATAATTTTTGGCCATTTTATGGGCGCCGCCATCTTGAATTTGCTAATCCCCCGTAATCCTCTGCCCCTCTCCCATTGGTCCGCCGGCCCGTCAATCAAAGTTTTCCGAGCCGCCATTGGCCCATTCGGCCGACCAATCCCGTTCGAGCTAGGCGACCGCGCCATTCCATTGGACGCCCCAGCCGTCAATCAAATTCGGAGGCCTCCCATTGGCCCCTATCCCTAGAACTCCCAAGCTGATTGGCCCACAGCGGGAACCAATCAGCGATTAGAGTTTTGTTTTGATTTTTCCTATATATATATATATAATCCTTTAATCCTAGCGCAGCTGAGTCATCGCAGCCCCTATTCCAGTAGGTATACCCAGCTGGGTAATCCAGTAGGTATACCCAGGTGGGTGAACCCAGCTGGGTATACCCAGCTGCAATTCTATAATTAAACAAGGTAGAAACCAACGGGGTCCTCAGGTGGTATTTCCGGAAGCATTACCAAATAAGGCAACCTCAGCTGGGAATACCAGCGGACTACCCCCAACTGTATTCAACCCTCCTTTGTTTTCCGGAAGTATATCCATTTATGGAAATCAGCTGGGTCACTCTACTGGGTTATTCTTTATAATAGGGCCCGATGAGTCATGGGGTTGGGATTTTTCTACTAGGTCGTTTCGGTGGATGGGTGCCAGGATTATAGGGGCCCTGTCCACGGGGTTGTTCGGTGGCGGGGGGGGGGGGGGGGGCTAGTGAGTCACGGGCCTGGAATCTCGCCTCTGGGTGGTTTCGGTAGATGGGGGCCGGGAGGATGGGGCCCCGCCCACCGCTGGCGCGCCCCAGAACATGGGTGGCTAACGCCTACATGGGCAGCTTGTCCTACGGTTACGCCCATTTGAGACGGGTTAACCAACTGTTACACCCCTTCGCCGGGAACGCTATAAAAACGAGGGACAGCAGCCCCCCTCGCGCACTGCGCGCGCGGCGGCACGTGGGACGGATCTCTTGGATTTACCCGTAACGAGGAGCGGCGCACCCCAGGAGCCCCGGCAGCACCCCAGGAGCCCCGGCAGCACCCCAGGAGCCCCGGCAGCACCCCAGGAGCCCCGGCAGCACCCCAGGAGCCCCGGCAGCACCCCAGGAGCCCCGGCAGCACCCCAGGAGCCCCGGCAGCACCCCAGGAGCCCCGGCAGCACCCCAGGAGCCCCGGCAGCACCCCAGGAGCCCCGGCAGCACCCCAGGAGCCCCGGCAGCACCCCAGGAGCCCCGGCAGCACCCCAGGAGCCCCGGCAGCACCCCAGGAGCCCCGGCAGCACCCCAGGAGCCCCGGCAGCACCCCAGGAGCCCCGGCAGCACCCCAGGAGCCCCGGCAGCACCCCAGGAGCCCCGGCAGCACCCCAGGAGCCCCGGCAGCACCCCAGGAGCCCCGGCAGCACCCCAGGAGCCCCGGCAGCACCCCAGGAGCCCCGGCAGCACCCCAGGAGCCCCGGCAGCACCCCAGGAGCCCCGGCAGCACCCCAGGAGCCCCGGCAGCACCCCAGGAGCCCCGGCAGCACCCCAGGAGCCCCGGCAGCACCCCAGGAGCCCCGGCAGCACCCCAGGAGCCCCGGCGCGCCCCCCCCCCCCCCCCGGAGGGGGATCCCGGCGCGCCACCCTCCCCCGGAGGGGGATCCCGGCGCGCCACCCTCCCCCGGAGGGGGATCCCGGCGCGCCACCCTCCCCCGGAGGGGGATCCCGGCGCGCCACCCTCCCCCGGAGGGGGATCCCGGCGCGCCACCCTCCCCCGGAGGGGGATCCCGGCGCGCCACCCTCCCCCGGAGGGGGATCCCGGCGCGCCACCCTCCCCGGCAACAACCTGTTGCCATGTATGGCGATTTGTATCAGTCACAAGCACACAACCCCTGCTAGTATTAATGGTGTTTAAAACGTTCTACACGTACGGCGGACCGCATCCGTCGCAAGCACGCGCATATAACCCCCAAATGCACCATGATGAGAAGCACAGCCACGCGTCAAAAAACTTTAAAAACATCGTTATCCAATATCATTAAAAACCACACCGAAATTTACACAGGTAGCACGTCACCGTGTTAGTGTCACCCACTGTACACAAGGCGTGTCGTATATGTAGTATAGGTATTTGATGAGGCGGAAGCATATCCCGCTTCCAGCGAACGGAAATAAGAATCATCCATTCCAGCATTTATTCAAAGGGGGCACAGAGGATTCACATTGTTTAGAGAGAGTTTTTCTTAGTCACCATTCCATACTTGGGCAGTATTGGCCTACGATTTGGGCGACGTTTCAGGCTGGTCTATTCTCCGTCCACTTTTCCCCGGCTATTCTGTCCCAGCATAGGCTCTTGAAATAAACAATGTTTACCGAGTAAAAGGTTCCACTCACCCTCATTTGTCGTTGCACCCATCCCCCCTTTGCTTAATCACCCGAAAACTAGAGGACACGGATGGAAAACATATCGCACGCGGGTTGTTTGAAAGTCAACAGCTACTTGTTTTTAATGAGGACAGATTTGGGCACAGGCCAGAGGGTAAAGCCCTACGTGTGCGCGGGGGGGGGGGGGGGGGGGGTGTATACGCTGCGAAAACCTGCACGGTGCATAACACCCAGGGCGTCACGTCACATATCTCTGTGCACCCAAGTGGTTGTTCAACCGTTGTTTTTTGGATGATTTTTCCGCACCGGCTTTTTTGTGGGCGCGCATAGGTCGGTACGCGCTGTCCCCCTAAGTCCCGCACGGTCGTTCGGGCCCCCGTCCGGCTCGTCTCCGGATGAACCGTCACGTTCTTTGTCTCCAGAGGCGACGTCTCCTTCAGATGACTCGTCCGTGGGCTCCTCGTCCGTCCCGCCCGCGGGTCCGACAAGGACCGTCAATTCGATGTTATCTTCGTTCGCGGTTGGCCGGCGCGGCCGTCGGTATGGCAGTACGGTCACCCGGGTGTTATTTGCCGCGTATAATGCCCTCACAGTGCCACTTACGCGGCATATGCCGCCAAATGCAAACACAATAAATATTTGGTAAAACCCAAAGAAGCAGAGAAAACCGAGCACGGCCCCGGGGGAGAATGTTCCCGCAGGAGCAGTTAGGATGACCAGGAGCGTCCAGGTGCACAACGCCACGCCGACAAGCCCAGCCACCACCACAGACATCAGCAAAAACAGTTCAAAAATTTCTTGGCGCTCCATCTCCGGCCACAGGTTAAGGCGACTACGCCACTGCGTGCGCGTGCGGTATATAACGCGACACATTTGACAGGCCGTGTTTCGAGACACTGTTAGCCAAGTGCTTAAACACTGCGGGTGGACGACATCCAGCTCTCCGGTACAGGCGCAGGGGTGTATGCCCTCGTTCCCCACCTCTTCCCTACATATCCAGCAGATGGGTCCCTCTACACCCTCTTCTACGTCCTTGGACGCCATCTCTGCAGCTGGGGTGGAAGTCTGAAAAAGGGAAAGGGGAGGTGAGCAGAGTGCCCAGTTAGTCTCCGACCCGCCGTCCGCCCTACTGTCGCTATCCCGCCTTGACAGATGTCTAACGTATTCACGGACGCCACATGTGTGTCTATTTTCCTACATCCAGGCTTTCCCTGGAAAACTGTCACAACCCACCCTGCTTTAGCTCTACATCTGTATTTTTGTTTACGCACAGGATCAACGCTTCGTGCCCGTCCACCCCCGCGCTCTCCGCCTGTGTTTGGAGGTTTTATGAGTGGTTAGTTCTAGGCAGCTCCGGACAAGTTGTCCAAAACACGGCGCGCCCCGCCCTTCCTTCCCTCCGGATCCGCCCACACCGGACCTATGAAATAAGGGACACGCGTCATCACTAGTTATGAGAGAAAAACCACAACAGCTTTATTGGAAAACACCTGAGTGGATCCCCCACCCCCCGCGTACGACAGGCGTTTCTGTGGTGCGCTTCTGGGAAAAACGTTTTTCCCCCATTTCTTCCTCGACAGGTCTTCTAAGGTAGATAAATCCCCCCCCTTTGCGCGTCTCCTAGAATGGCCTAGGCGCACGATGGCGTTGTCGCCTCGAGCAGTTGGGCCGCAGTGATATCTTCAACTTTCGACCGTCTAAGCTATGGCAGGCAGCCGCTGCATCAGCTGCCTAACCCAGTTTTTGGAAGGGTCTGCGCAGATCTGACGCCCTCGCTTGGTCAGCAAAATAACTCCGGGTTTTGGGCACGCTGGGGACGTGGGATACCACTCTTTTAGAATTTGGACGGGCGGTGGGTGCTGCTGGAACCCGTAGCAGCAGCTATTAGGCGTGTACGACACGAGTGACCCCGCGCTTTCTGTGGGCGTCAGGTAAAACGTGGCAAGCAGTACGCTAACGCAGCATAAAACGTGGACGGGGGCCATCTGGAGGTGCCAAGTTCGCAACAGTCTAAAGAAAACCGTAAAGGCTATTTGGGGTTTCTGTTCTGTCAGATGTAACGCCGAGTTCCTTATATGCTTACCTGATTCTGGTCTCACCTGTTTATTTATAGTGGCGTATGCTAACCGCCAGCTTACATGCGGGATAAGTTGGCCTAACTCACCAAAAACGGGTTGCAGACAAAAGTGATTGTTGGGGCGCTTACTTAGAAGGTGTGAGGGTTTCTAAGAAACCCCGCCAACGCCCGGAAACCGCATGCGTTCCAGTCGGTGCGGCCTGCGCCGGCGTCGCTGTGGCGCCTTTGTGGGCTTTGAGTTCTGTCATTAAGCCAGGTTTCCATTGCCACCCGGGCGAAAACAAGCCGGGTAGTTTCAGGGGTCATCTGGCGATCAGTGTACCATATTCCCACGACCCATCAACACCGCTGCTTGAGGCGTGTCTCTGTATGTGTCACCGGAGACTGCATGTATCGTGCATATCTGTATTGTGCGCTTGCGCGGAGACAACATACCGACGACCAAGTCAGGGGTCACCTCCAGTGCACGCCGCTAGGTGGGACCGTGGGCGAGCCGAAATAATTATATATTTTTTTGGCACGGTTGTGAGCAACGCCATCGTGAGTTGGTTAATACCCTCTAAACGCATAGTCTTTTTTTATTTGTCAACCAACCAGTCAATCACCTGTCATCGCCGCTCAGAAGCACACGTCTTCGGCCAATGCCGTGTTGGCGGGTTTGACCACGGTTACTGATAGGTAGACGAGTCCGACAATCACACACGTCCGCCAGCGATTTGCAGCGCAGCTAAAATCGCGTGGCCGGGTTGGTAGAAGCAAATTATCCAATGGTCGTGTTTGGGTTTGTTTTGGGGTTATCTACATATTATATTCCTTATCCCGACTGGTTGCGGAAGTATTCGCAGCTTGGCTACTCTGCTCGATTACCCCGTGAATAACTGGGCGGGGGGTGACCCAACATAGTGATTCGGTAGATTTGGGGGACTGGATGAACATTAATGAAAGTTTATTAATGTTCATCCGTATTGTGTATATGTAATTTGGTTTCCATATTTGGTAGGAGTATGGAGTTTTCTTATGGATTATTAAGGGTCAGCTTGAAGGATGATGTTAATGACATAAAGGGGCGTGGCTTCCAAAAATGGGTGGCTAACCTGTCCAAAATATGGGAACACTGGAGATAAAAGGGGCCAGCTTGAGTCAGTTTAGCACTGGGACTGCCCAGTCACCTTGGCTGCCGCTTCACCTATGGATTTTGTGCTCGCTGCTTGCCTTCTTGCCGCTTCTGGTTTTCATTGGTGCCGCCGATTGTGGGTTGATTGCGTCGCTTTTGGCAATATACCCATCCTGGCTTTCGGCTAGGTTTTCCGTCCTACTTTTCCCACATTGGCCTGAGAGCTGTAGTACAAAAAACACCGCGCGGTCTGGAGCTCTCCATAAGCCCGCAGAACAAAAGCTGCGATTTGCCCAAAAACCTTGCCATGGCAACTATACAGTCACCCCTTGCGGGTTATTGCATTGGATTCAATCTCCAGGCCAGTTGTAGCCCCCTTTTATGATATGCGAGGATACTTAACGTGTCTGAATGTGGAATATAATGTGAAAGGAAAGCAGCGCCCACTGGTGTATCAGAACAGTGGTGCACTACCTATCTGCTCATTCGTTGTTTCGGTTCTGTGTTTGTCTGATTCTTAGATAGTGTTGAGGTAATTCTAGAAAGCGGATTGAGTGTAAATCGGGCCACTTTGCCCTAAATGTGACAATCTGGATGTGTATCTTATTGGTGCGTTGTGAAGCATTTTAAAATGCGTTTTAGATTGTATCAGGCTAGTGCTGTAATGGTGTGTTTATTTTTCCAGTGTAAGCAAGTCGATTTGAATGACATAGGCGACAAAGTGAGGTGGCATTTGTCAGAAGTTTCAAAGTCGTGTAAGAACATTGGACTAAAGTGGTGTGCGGCAGCTGGGAGCGCTCTTTCAATGTTAATGTTTTAATGTGTATGTTGTGTTGGAAGTTCCAGGCTAATATTTGATGTTTTGCTAGGTTGACTAACGATGTTTTCTTGTAGGTGAAAGCGTTGTGTAACAATGATAACGGTGTTTTGGCTGGGTTTTTCCTTGTTCGCACCGGACACCTCCAGTGACCAGACGGCAAGGTTTTTATCCCAGTGTATATTGGAAAAACATGTTATACTTTTGACAATTTAACGTGCCTAGAGCTCAAATTAAACTAATACCATAACGTAATGCAACTTACAACATAAATAAAGGTCAATGTTTAATCCATATTTCCTGACTTGTGTCTTGACTTGCGTCGATTGGGATGGGGGTGTGGGATGGGGGTGTGGGATGGGGGTGTGGGATGGGGGTGTGGGATGGGGGTGTGGGATGGGGGTGTGGGATGGGGGTGTGGGATGGGGGTGTGGGATGGGGGTGTGGGATGGGGGTAAATGACAATGGGGCGCTTGGTGACACATTTGCCCCACCGTCGCCTGCCCGGAACCAGCTTGGTGATGTGCTGTCTGGCTCTCAGGTGCACTTTATGCAAAGCAGTTGAGGCGCATTAGATATATAAAACTTGGGTACACACCCTTGGTGCTGTGCGCGTGCTATGTGCCCTGGTGACCGTCCACAATGGACGAGGACGTTTTGCCTGGAGAGGTGTTGGCCATTGAAGGGATATTCATGGCCTGTGGATTAAACGAACCTGAGTACCTGTACCATCCTTTGCTCAGCCCTATTAAGCTATACATCACAGGCTTAATGCGAGACAAGGAGTCTTTATTCGAGGCCATGTTGGCTAATGTGAGATTTCACAGCACCACCGGTATAAACCAGCTTGGGTTGAGCATGCTGCAGGTTAGCGGCGATGGAAACATGAACTGGGGGCGAGCCCTGGCTATACTGACCTTTGGCAGTTTTGTGGCCCAGAAGTTATCCAACGAACCTCACCTGCGAGACTTTGCTTTGGCCGTTTTACCTGTATATGCGTATGAAGCAATCGGACCCCAGTGGTTTCGCGCTCGCGGAGGCTGGCGAGGCCTGAAGGCGTATTGTACACAGGTGCTTACCAGAAGAAGGGGACGGAGAATGACAGCGCTATTGGGAAGCATTGCATTATTGGCCACTATATTGGCAGCGGTCGCGATGAGCAGGAGATAACGCGTAATTCGAGGTCCCCGGAAGAGTAGAGGGTTGCATGTTATACAAACAACATAAACATTAAATGAACATTGTTCAAAACGTATGTTTATTTTTTTTTTCAAACAGGGGAGTAGGGTAGGAAGGGTACGTCTAATACGTAACTGTTCGCTACTGCTTGTTCAGGAGCTCCTCGCAGAACATCTTGCGAATTTTAGATTTTGGACTAGAGCGACTGCTGGCTTCAACGCGGTTCGATGTAGGGTTCGGCGTAGGAGCGTCTTTCTCCACCGCCGCGCATGGTGTATGCGTGGTCTCCGGTGCCTGTTGTTGGATGCTCTGCGTGCTGGAGGCGGGGGTGGGTTCAGCGGGTGGTGCGCCAACTACCGCGAGTCCTGTAGAGACTGGCGGGTGGCTCACATGTGGCTGAGCAAAAAGGATGGGCGCCGCTTGCTGGAACTGACCGTGTGGCGCCTGCACGTAAATGGGTGGGTGTACGTAGGTTCCTCCGTGCTCCTTCATTGTCGGGAATTGACACGGGGCCGCTGAATTGGCGTGGGGCCTGTAGTGTGGATCTACTGCGGCTGCTGCTGCAGAGGAGGACGGCGGTGGCCCTGCGTGCCAACCGTTCAGTTTCATCTCTTTGAGTTCAGACTGTATTTCCGCTATGTTCTTTGACATGGACAAGATATCCTTGTGATACGCCGGCTCCTCTCCTGGAAAGAGGTGTCCTTCGTCGTCCTCTGCGCCGCGCTTGCGCTTCCCCGTCCTATATCCAGGCAGCTGTGGCGAGTAATACCATGGATCGTATGGGTTCTTGTAAGCGTAGCCGTATGGTGGCGCTGGGTTTGAAACATACGAAGGTAGGTGATGGTCGGTGGGGAACATCTGGCCCCCACACCCCATTAGGCCTGGCCCTGAAAGTGTATGTGACATTTTTGCCGCTGTGGTCTTCATTCCATCGATGCTGCTTTGTAGCATGCTCAGGAAGGCGGATTTGGGGATGGATATGATATCCTCTTGACCAGAGCTGTTCATGGCTGGTCTGGGTGGTGTGACGGCTTGGATGCCGACCGGGAATTGGCTGGCCTTTAAATACGCCGGGCTCAATATGCTGGCCACACCTCTGTCAGTTTTCAATAGGTCGAGGCGGTCCCGTATGAAGCTGGCATCTATAGCTTTTGCCATTAAGGTCTCCAGGGGACTGACGAAATTTGGTGTGGAAAGGTCCTCCAGCCTGCAGCTACTTACGTGCTGGAGGATGTGGGCGCGCTCCGACTTAGATACTGATGAGAATCTGGAAACCACCCACTCGGCGTCGTGTCCGTACACGGCCACTGTGCCGCGTCGGCGCCCCAGGGCGCATAGTGATACGTGTTGAAACACGGGACCGCTGGGAGTCTGGGATAACTCGCGGGGATGTATAGACGATAAAGACAGCCCCGGGAGCCACGTGTGGAGTATCTCCAACAGTGGTTCCTTAGGGAGATTTTTCACGGGGGCTCTGGCCACGTGGGAGGTGTCCGCCAGCCTGGATGCCAGCTCTAGGAAGGCTGGCGACGTGATGGCTCCGGTGCAGAAAATACCGTGGGACACTTGAAATAGACCCAGTGTCCAGCCCACTTCTGTCTCTGGTAGGTGTTCGATTGTTATTGGAAGGGGTTCTGTGACTGGGAGATAATCCGTCACCTGATCCGGATCGAGATAGAGCTCTTGCTCCAGCTTGGGGCAGGACACAACATCTACAAACCCTCCGACGTACAGGCCCTGTGCCATGCTCGGAAAATACGTGTGTGAGACCGAGCCGCTGAGCCCGGGGCTTAGGAGGCTCATGTGGCGCTTTTTGCAAAATAAGAATTTAAATACATTCCACGCCCAAGAGCTGCGTTTTATCCACTTGGTTCTCTGCAAGATGTACAATTTCGGTCTAAATGTGTACCTGTTAAGGGAGGCTACTGCCAATGCCGGGACCTACGACGAGGTGGTCCTGGGACGCAAGGTTCCTGCGGAGGTGTGGAAGCTCGTGTACGATGGGCTCGAGGAGATGGGCGTGTCCAGCGAGATGCTGCTGTGTGAGGCATACCGGGACAGCCTCTGGATGCACTTGAACGATAAGGTGGGGCTCTTGAGGGGCCTGGCGAATTATCTGTTTCACCGGCTAGGGGTCACCCACGACGTTCGCATCGCCCCGGAAAACCTGGTGGACGGAAACTTTTTGTTTAATCTGGGAAGTGTGCTCCCCTGCAGGCTGCTCCTTGCGGCGGGCTACTGTCTCGCCTTTTGGGGCAGCGATGAACACGAACGCTGGGTGCGCTTCTTCGCCCAGAAGCTTTTCATTTGCTACCTGATAGTCTCCGGGCGTCTTATGCCACAGAGGTCTCTGCTAGTTTGGGCCAGCGAAACGGGCTATCCCGGTCCGGTGGAGGCAGTCTGTCGCGACATCCGCTCCATGTACGGCATACGAACGTATGCGGTCTCGGGTTATCTTCCGGCTCCGTCTGAAGCGCAGCTGGCCTACCTTGGTGCGTTTAACAACAACGCGGTTTAAACGACCGCGAGGACCACCGGCAGGCAGCCAAGAACCATAAAGTACGCTCTATCGTAGTCATCGCCGCCGCCAAACTGGGACTTGATAATCTCCTGGAGGAGGGTGGGTGGGGATGGGTGTGAAAGCAGGACGTCCAGGCCCTCTTCTGTTGCCAGGCGGAGGGCTGTTCTCGCCTGGAGCAGCGCCAGTGGATCTCGGAATGTAAGCTGCTGGTTCAGGATTTCGAATATCTCATTAAACCTACTGCCTGTCAGATTTACAAATGGTCCGGGTTGTTTGTGGGACACGGTCGATCGCGCCTCGAGGGCGGCCAGTATTATGCCAGGGAAGATGAAGGACACGGGGGCGTTTGGATTAGCCTGCAGTGTGGGGATTATGTAGTGCTCCGATATGAACGAAAATAGTTGGCCCCTTTTCAGCATGGGGGCGTTTGGATCCGGTAGGGCACCGGGCTGAAATTTGGGTCCCAGCAGGGATACCAGGTTCAAGCGGCGGTTCGGGTGCCCTCGCGCGACTTGCCCAAACTCCAGCAATCCATACGCGAGGATAAACACCTCCAGCGCAACAATCCCCGCTCGCAGGTTCCACTGGTATGCGGAAAATGGTGGTATATCGGACCCAAACATGGCGCTCGTAATGGCGAATACCAAGTCCATGGCGGGCGCTGTCCCTGGCGCGCCCGTACCCTTGTTGTGGGGAAATAATCCAGCCTTAGCCATCATTGCGTGAAGCTTGTGGCGCTGGAAGAAGGCTGTCGGATAGCGGCTCTCCTTATTGAGAGGCGCCAGCGAGGCGCGCTCCTGGGGGTTTGAGTATGTGAAGCTGAAGTCCCCAGGACCGCTTTCCTGTTTTAGCTGAGTGATTAGCAGGTCTAGCTTTTGAGGCAGGTCTGCTAACAGGTCATCGGGAGTAGCGGGCAGTTGCCTGGATGTCTTTTGACAAAAGTACGCGTTGACGAGGCAAAGCGCGGCCTGGGTGTCCGTGAGATGCCTGGCGTCGGCGAAAAAGTCAGCGGTGGTCGAGGCGACCGTCGTCAGGGTGTGAGAGATGAGTTTGAGCGATGTGGAATTCTGAAAGTTAACAGTCCCCTTTAGTTCTTTAGGGAAGACGCGCCGCTGCATGGCGTTGTCCGTGAGGCTGATGAACCACGGCCCAAAGGATGGCAACCACTGATTCTGGTTCATGTACAGGGTGGGCATGAGCTCGCCGCGCAGGTCCCTGTCAACGGAGAAGTGAGGGTCCCCGGGGACGATCGCCACGGTGAAGTTACGGTGGCTGGCCTGCGGGGGGGATGTCACTAAGGGAGGCTCATGGGAACGGCTTTGGGGCATGTCTATGTTGTCAGACCATGTCATGTTGCCTATCATCTGTTTCACCGCGTCGATATCTGCGTTAATGACGCGGACGCGTGAGTCATGGACCTGAACAAGCCGGTCCAGCTCTAGGGAAAGCAGGTGTGCCTTTGTCTTTCGTTCTCGATTTCGCACGAGTTGGCTGCGCAGTCCAAGGGCGACCCTTCTTGTTTCTTCCATGGTGGGCTTGTGAATAAACAGCACGTTTTCCGGGTGTGGGGCCCAGAATCTTCCCGCCTCTGTCCATCTTCGGTTTTTTGGGTACCTTAGATAGGACCTTTCTGATGTCAGCATTTTCTCTAGCAGTGAGAAAGGCGCACAATTTTCCTTCGGTGGTGTGCACCGGCGTGGGAAACGCCCCGGGTGATTCAGAGTATACTGTCTTTAGTGTTTTCTGATTCTTAAATATCAGCAGGGGCGTGATAGTCCACGCCTCGGTACCCGGAGGGGCCGAGTGAGCGATGTAATGGATCGAGTCGGAGAGTTGGCACAGGCCTTGAGCTCGCTGTGACGTTCTCACGGTGTTGGTTGGGATCAGCTGGTGACTCAGACAAGTCTTGAGCTCTACAACGTAACATACGGGCTGATGCCCACCCGATACCAGAATTACGCAGTCGGCAATTCTGTGCCCTAGAGTCACCTCAAAGAATAATCTGTGGTGTCCAAGGGGAGGGTTCTGGGGCCGGCTACTTAGAAACCGCCATAGATCGGGCAGGGTGGAGTACTTGAGGAGCCGGCGGTAGGTGGCCAGGTGGGCCCGGTTACCTGCTCTTTTGCGTGCTGCTGGAAGCCTGCTCAGGGATTTCTTAACCTCGGCCTCGGTTGGACGTACCATGGCAGAAGGCGGTTTTGGAGCGGACTCGGTGGGGCGCGGCGGAGAAAAGGCCTCTGTGACTAGGGGAGGCAGGTGGGACTTGGGGAGCTCGGACGACGAATCAAGCACCTCCACAACCAGCACGGATATGGACGACCTCCCTGAGGAGAGGAAACCACTAACGGGAAAGTCTGTAAAAACCTCGTACATATACGACGTGCCCACCGTCCCGACCAGCAAGCCGTGGCATTTAATGCACGACAACTCCCTCTACGCAACGCCTAGGTTTCCGCCCAGACCTCTCATACGGCACCCTTCCGAAAAAGGCAGCATTTTTGCCAGTCGGTTGTCAGCGACTGACGACGACTCGGGAGACTACGCGCCAATGGATCGCTTCGCCTTCCAGAGCCCCAGGGTGTGTGGTCGCCCTCCCCTTCCGCCTCCAAATCACCCACCTCCGGCAACTAGGCCGGCAGACGCGTCAATGGGGGACGTGGGCTGGGCGGATCTGCAGGGACTCAAGAGGACCCCAAAGGGATTTTTAAAAACATCTACCAAGGGGGGCAGTCTCAAAGCCCGTGGACGCGATGTAGGTGACCGTCTCAGGGACGGCGGCTTTGCCTTTAGTCCTAGGGGCGTGAAATCTGCCATAGGGCAAAACATTAAATCATGGTTGGGGATCGGAGAATCATCGGCGACTGCTGTTCCCGTCACCACGCAGCTTATGGTACCGGTGCACCTCATTAGAACGCCTGTGACCGTGGACTACAGGAATGTTTATTTGCTTTACTTAGAGGGGGTAATGGGTGTGGGCAAATCAACGCTGGTCAACGCCGTGTGCGGGATCTTGCCCCAGGAGAGAGTGACAAGTTTTCCCGAGCCCATGGTGTACTGGACGAGGGCATTTACAGATTGTTACAAGGAAATTTCCCACCTGATGAAGTCTGGTAAGGCGGGAGACCCGCTGACGTCTGCCAAAATATACTCATGCCAAAACAAGTTTTCGCTCCCCTTCCGGACGAACGCCACCGCTATCCTGCGAATGATGCAGCCCTGGAACGTTGGGGGTGGGTCTGGGAGGGGCACTCACTGGTGCGTCTTTGATAGGCATCTCCTCTCCCCAGCAGTGGTGTTCCCTCTCATGCACCTGAAGCACGGCCGCCTATCTTTTGATCACTTCTTTCAATTACTTTCCATCTTTAGAGCCACAGAAGGCGACGTGGTCGCCATTCTCACCCTCTCCAGCGCCGAGTCGTTGCGGCGGGTCAGGGCGAGGGGAAGAAAGAACGACGGGACGGTGGAGCAAAACTACATCAGAGAATTGGCGTGGGCTTATCACGCCGTGTACTGTTCATGGATCATGTTGCAGTACATCACTGTGGAGCAGATGGTACAACTATGCGTACAAACCACAAATATTCCGGAAATCTGCTTCCGCAGCGTGCGCCTGGCACACAAGGAGGAAACTTTGAAAAACCTTCACGAGCAGAGCATGCTACCTATGATCACCGGTGTACTGGATCCCGTGAGACATCATCCCGTCGTGATCGAGCTTTGCTTTTGTTTCTTCACAGAGCTGAGAAAATTACAATTTATCGTAGCCGACGCGGATAAGTTCCACGACGACGTATGCGGCCTGTGGACCGAAATCTACAGGCAGATCCTGTCCAATCCGGCTATTAAACCCAGGGCCATCAACTGGCCAGCATTAGAGAGCCAGTCTAAAGCAGTTAATCACCTAGAGGAGACATGCAGGGTCTAGCCTTCTTGGCGGCCCTTGCATGCTGGCGATGCATATCGTTGACATGTGGAGCCACTGGCGCGTTGCCGACAACGGCGACGACAATAACCCGCTCCGCCACGCAGCTCATCAATGGGAGAACCAACCTCTCCATAGAACTGGAATTCAACGGCACTAGTTTTTTTCTAAATTGGCAAAATCTGTTGAATGTGATCACGGAGCCGGCCCTGACAGAGTTGTGGACCTCCGCCGAAGTCGCCGAGGACCTCAGGGTAACTCTGAAAAAGAGGCAAAGTCTTTTTTTCCCCAACAAGACAGTTGTGATCTCTGGAGACGGCCATCGCTATACGTGCGAGGTGCCGACGTCGTCGCAAACTTATAACATCACCAAGGGCTTTAACTATAGCGCTCTGCCCGGGCACCTTGGCGGATTTGGGATCAACGCGCGTCTGGTACTGGGTGATATCTTCGCATCAAAATGGTCGCTATTCGCGAGGGACACCCCAGAGTATCGGGTGTTTTACCCAATGAATGTCATGGCCGTCAAGTTTTCCATATCCATTGGCAACAACGAGTCCGGCGTAGCGCTCTATGGAGTGGTGTCGGAAGATTTCGTGGTCGTCACGCTCCACAACAGGTCCAAAGAGGCTAACGAGACGGCGTCCCATCTTCTGTTCGGTCTCCCGGATTCACTGCCATCTCTGAAGGGCCATGCCACCTATGATGAACTCACGTTCGCCCGAAACGCAAAATATGCGCTAGTGGCGATCCTGCCTAAAGATTCTTACCAGACACTCCTTACAGAGAATTACACTCGCATATTTCTGAACATGACGGAGTCGACGCCCCTCGAGTTCACGCGGACGATCCAGACCAGGATCGTATCAATCGAGGCCAGGCGCGCCTGCGCAGCTCAAGAGGCGGCGCCGGACATATTCTTGGTGTTGTTTCAGATGTTGGTGGCACACTTTCTTGTTGCGCGGGGCATTGCCGAGCACCGATTTGTGGAGGTGGACTGCGTGTGTCGGCAGTATGCGGAACTGTATTTTCTCCGCCGCATCTCGCGTCTGTGCATGCCCACGTTCACCACTGTCGGGTATAACCACACCACCCTTGGCGCTGTGGCCGCCACACAAATAGCTCGCGTGTCCGCCACGAAGTTGGCCAGTTTGCCCCGCTCTTCCCAGGAAACAGTGCTGGCCATGGTCCAGCTTGGCGCCCGTGATGGCGCCGTCCCTTCCTCCATTCTGGAGGGCATTGCTATGGTCGTCGAACATATGTATACCGCCTACACTTATGTGTACACACTCGGCGATACTGAAAGAAAATTAATGTTGGACATACACACGGTCCTCACCGACAGCTGCCCGCCCAAAGACTCCGGAGTATCAGAAAAGCTACTGAGAACATATTTGATGTTCACATCAATGTGTACCAACATAGAGCTGGGCGAAATGATCGCCCGCTTTTCCAAACCGGACAGCCTTAACATCTATAGGGCATTCTCCCCCTGCTTTCTAGGACTAAGGTACGATTTGCATCCAGCCAAGTTGCGCGCCGAGGCGCCGCAGTCGTCCGCTCTGACGCGGACTGCCGTTGCCAGAGGAACATCGGGATTCGCAGAATTGCTCCACGCGCTGCACCTCGATAGCTTAAATTTAATTCCGGCGATTAACTGTTCAAAGATTACAGCCGACAAGATAATAGCTACGGTACCCTTGCCTCACGTCACGTATATCATCAGTTCCGAAGCACTCTCGAACGCTGTTGTCTACGAGGTGTCGGAGATCTTCCTCAAGAGTGCCATGTTTATATCTGCTATCAAACCCGATTGCTCCGGCTTTAACTTTTCTCAGATTGATAGGCACATTCCCATAGTCTACAACATCAGCACACCAAGAAGAGGTTGCCCCCTTTGTGACTCTGTAATCATGAGCTACGATGAGAGCGATGGCCTGCAGTCTCTCATGTATGTCACTAATGAAAGGGTGCAGACCAACCTCTTTTTAGATAAGTCACCTTTCTTTGATAATAACAACCTACACATTCATTATTTGTGGCTGAGGGACAACGGGACCGTAGTGGAGATAAGGGGCATGTATAGAAGACGCGCAGCCAGTGCTTTGTTTCTAATTCTCTCTTTTATTGGGTTCTCGGGGGTTATCTACTTTCTTTACAGACTGTTTTCCATCCTTTATTAGACGGTCAATAAAGCGTAGATTTTTAAAAGGTTTCCTGTGCATTCTTTTTGTATGGGCATATACTTGGCAAGAAATCCGAGCACCTCAGAAAGTGGATTGCCGTCACATATCAGTTCGACCACCCCTGCACCTAGCCATGCGGCGCTTTGACGGTCTTTGGGGCTACACATCATAAAGTACTTTTCCATGGCTTCTATAAGCACCTTGGAACAATCTGGGGGTTGGCGAATGGGTTCCCTAAACGGGAAATCCTCTATGGTATTCAGGCAGAAGACCGCGTCCTCCACCCGACGTTTGAGTCTTTCTAGCAGAGCGCCGAAGAACTCCCGCTCGTGTGTTTTCGCAGGGGCAAGTTCTGCGCCGTACAGCGATGAGAAACACGACACGATGTTTTCCAGCCCCATGCTGCGCAGCAACACGTGCTTCAGGAACAGGTGTTGTAGCCGGTTCAGTTTTAGCTTGGGTAGAAAAGTTATCGAGTTGTTAGCACGCTCCATGATGGTAACGGTGTTGAAGTCACAGACCGGGCTTTCTCCGAGTCTCGGCCGCCTGAGTCCAATCATGTAGAACATAGACGCGGCCTCGTTGTCTGTGTTAAGTGACACGATATCCCGTTCGCAAACCTGTGCGATGTTGTGTTTCAGTATAGATCTGGTCTGACCGGCACGGGGTGTTATGGGGTGACGCGGTAAAGGCGACTCTGGGTCAAACACCTTTATGCGGTTGGCGGCCTCGTCGATGACGACACGCTTGTTCGCGGCGTGTATGGGGACGCGACGGCATCCCGCTGGCAGATCTATAATCTTAAAGTTGGTATAAGACTGGTCGCTCGTTATGGCCAGCCGGCACTCCGGTAGTATCTGCGTGTCCTCGAATTCGTGGCCGCGTACGACTGGCTTGGAGTGCAGGTAAACGCCAAGAGATGCGGTCTCTTCGCCTACGCACAAGTGGCTTCTTAACGCGTAGGGGTGCGGTGAGAGCATGATCCGTAGCAACGATAGTTCCGGGTGCCTAGCCGCGTAGAGTGGCAGGGTAGACGAGTCCGGAGTCCCAAACTTTTCGAACAACAGTGGCATCGGGACTTCAGGATTAGAGACTCCCACCATGGCCGCCACCGCCGGAGAGGTCAAGACGTGAAACACGCGCTCGCCTGTCGACAGGCGCGCCGCGCCCTCTACTAGACTAGCCTTCACGTCCGGAACTCGTAACATAGCTTAGACCAGCGGACGGACGCAACGTACGCGGGGATCGGCTGGCGGTGTCTGCTCGTTGGACGCGGCCGTTCGGTGGCGCCAGTGCAGGCCTAGTTTGCGAATGGCGTGACGGACAATTTGTGGCTTTAGAGCGGCGAACCGATGACCCGTGGTGGCGACGAACGAAATGAAGTTTGCATTGCGGCCCAACTCGTCTAGCCTGGTCTTCTTGTTTCGGGCATAGATTTTCGGGATTAGGTTACACTTTTTATATCCCAGTACTGCGCACTCGTGTTTGCTTTTAGTGTGACTGATTATCTTCTTTGAGAAGTCAAACAGGCCCCGGGCGGCGGCTCGCCTAATGCAAGCCACGTCAAGCCTGAGAAACGAACAGCATTCCACCAGACACTCCAGGAACCTTTTGTGTAGCGTCTGTATTTGGGAACGGTTTCTGTGCTCAAGTAGGGAGAATATTCTATTTTTGTTTCCGTCGATGCGCGCGTGCTGGTCCGTGAGAATGGGCGCCAGCTCGTGGCGAATCTGTTCCACAAGAGGCTGCCCGTACACTTTAGAAATCGTGGCTGTCGCGGCCTTAAACCAGGACACGTTTAGCCCATCCTTGCTGGAGACCACAGATGGAAAGTTTGTGGTCCAAAATACGTTTTTTCGCCCCATTCTCACCATGTACTGGTTTTCCAGTCCGTGCAGGTCCAACGTGGAGTTCCAATTTGCTATCGATACAGGAAATATGTGCCTGATTGGCAGAAAGCATTTCAGCGTACCCATTGCGAAGAGAAAGTGCAGCATGTCCCCACTGATGTTGATGTTTATTGCGGTGCCTTGACACATGTTGTCGGAAAAAAACACGCTTATGGTAAAAGAAGGTTCCTTTACGGAGTACTTTCGTATAACAAAATTGTTGGTCAATCTGGGGATGTTTAAAATAGTCTTTTGCAGGGTGTTAGGAACGTGGCAGCTTATCTTAGTGTTAATCACCATGTTGGTGTTGAATATGGTGATCTTGAAGTTTTCCAAACTGACGTGTTTTGTGGGTTCCAGCATGTCTGACACTGTGGAGCTGCCCAGAGTCCGCGCGTCCGTGGCCGCGTATCGTTGGAAGCACGCCTGCAAATTTCCTTTCATGGCTGCTCGCCGGTCTTTCGGCGCGTACCGGATTCTTGAAAGCGTCGCCGCCAGGAGACGCGGTGTCTCGTGGGTGCCTAAAAAGTTTGCGCAGGGGTGCAGTCCGCTGCACGAGTGGCCGATGCAGTCTGCCACTGCCATACACATGACGAGTCTGTAGATGGCCGGTGTGCCCGGATACACTAGATAGTAGGTACAATCTGGGGTACTGACGACCACCCTGTATGGCTTTGGTCCGGGGTCCTTGCGTTGGATTTTTACGTGCAGACGGGACACGAGCTGGTTTAGAGCCAGCTGAAAGCCCACCAGATCCCGTCCGTTAACCTTGACGTCCTGGTGCTTACTCTGTTTCGACAGGTTCTTCAGCACGGTGGGCAGTCGCTCTACGTTGTGAGCGATGGCACGGCGCAGCGAGACCAGCTCTCCGTGCCACCCCCACGTGGCCATGAAGCTGCTGATGTTAAACTTTAAAAAATGTAGCTGTGCATCTGGGGATGCGGGTGGCATTATTGAAAACGAGAGATGCTTCAGGCTCTCCAGGAGTGCAAAATAATTTTGATAGATTGTGGGTTGTAGACTATGGGGCAACACCGCCAGAAACGCATGAAAACACTGTTCGAACTCCCAGAACTCCAGGTACCTGCACACTATCCTGAACATGGCTTTGTAACATATGGTGCACGTTAGTAGCGCGGGAAGATACAGCGAGCGTAGCTCCCTGAATTCGCAGGGTTTATCACAATCATCGGTAAGTTCCCATGATCCCACCGCAGGTAGGTAGTTGTCGGTGTCTATCTGTCCGCGCGTAAACACTCCACCACCGTCAATTATTAAACCTTCGCCGCTGTACCGTCGACCCACTTTTCCCAAAAGAGTCCCTTCTTGATGTATAAAAGGGTGGAGGCGTTCCCCCAGGAGTAGTCTGCGTATCGCTCTGCAGGCGAAAAAGGTGGGCTCGGGCTGCATCATCTTATCAAGACCTTCTAAGGTCAGCTCTGCCTGCAGGTGCGAGTTGGTGGCCAGACAGCAGAATATTTCCAGCTGTGATTCCCAAGTCGCTTGATAACACGTGGTCTGCGGACTCGTCGTCAGGGAGGCGCTCGGTGGCAGTAGTAGGGGGCCCTCGAGCGCTGCCATGGAGGCGACCTTGGAGCAACGACCTTTCCCGTACCTCGCCACGGAGGCCAACCTCCTAACGCAGATTAAGGAGTCGGCTGCCGACGGACTCTTCAAGAGCTTTCAGCTATTGCTCGGCAAGGACGCCAGAGAAGGCAGTGTCCGTTTCGAAGCGCTACTGGGCGTATATACCAATGTGGTGGAGTTTGTTAAGTTTCTGGAGACCGCCCTCGCCGCCGCTTGCGTCAATACCGAGTTCAAGGACCTGCGGAGAATGATAGATGGAAAAATACAGTTTAAAATTTCAATGCCCACTATTGCCCACGGAGACGGGAGGAGGCCCAACAAGCAGAGACAGTATATCGTCATGAAGGCTTGCAATAAGCACCACATCGGTGCGGAGATTGAGCTTGCGGCCGCAGACATCGAGCTTCTCTTCGCCGAGAAAGAGACGCCCTTGGACTTCACAGAGTACGCGGGTGCCATCAAGACGATTACGTCGGCTTTGCAGTTTGGTATGGACGCCCTAGAACGGGGGCTAGTGGACACGGTTCTCGCAGTTAAACTTCGGCACGCTCCACCCGTCTTTATTTTAAAGACGCTGGGCGATCCCGTCTACTCTGAGAGGGGCCTCAAAAAGGCCGTCAAGTCTGACATGGTATCCATGTTCAAGGCACACCTCATAGAACATTCATTTTTTCTAGATAAGGCCGAGCTCATGACAAGGGGGAAGCAGTATGTCCTAACCATGCTCTCCGACATGCTGGCCGCGGTGTGCGAGGATACCGTCTTTAAGGGTGTCAGCACGTACACCACGGCCTCTGGGCAGCAGGTGGCCGGCGTCCTGGAGACGACGGACAGCGTCATGAGACGGCTGATGAACCTGCTGGGGCAAGTGGAAAGTGCCATGTCCGGGCCCGCGGCCTACGCCAGCTACGTTGTCAGGGGTGCCAACCTCGTCACCGCCGTTAGCTACGGAAGGGCGATGAGAAACTTTGAACAGTTTATGGCACGCATAGTGGACCATCCCAACGCTCTGCCGTCTGTGGAAGGTGACAAGGCCGCTCTGGCGGACGGACACGACGAGATTCAGAGAACCCGCATCGCCGCCTCTCTCGTCAAGATAGGGGATAAGTTTGTGGCCATTGAAAGTTTGCAGCGCATGTACAACGAGACTCAGTTTCCCTGCCCACTGAACCGGCGCATCCAGTACACCTATTTCTTCCCTGTTGGCCTTCACCTTCCCGTGCCCCGCTACTCGACATCCGTCTCAGTCAGGGGCGTAGAATCCCCGGCCATCCAGTCGACCGAGACGTGGGTGGTTAATAAAAACAACGTGCCTCTTTGCTTCGGTTACCAAAACGCCCTCAAAAGCATATGCCACCCTCGAATGCACAACCCCACCCAGTCAGCCCAGGCACTAAACCAAGCTTTTCCCGATCCCGACGGGGGACATGGGTACGGTCTCAGGTATGAGCAGACGCCAAACATGAACCTATTCAGAACGTTCCACCAGTATTACATGGGGAAAAACGTGGCATTTGTTCCCGATGTGGCCCAAAAAGCGCTCGTAACCACGGAGGATCTACTGCACCCAACCTCTCACCGTCTCCTCAGATTGGAGGTCCACCCCTTCTTTGATTTTTTTGTGCACCCCTGTCCTGGAGCGAGAGGATCGTACCGCGCCACCCACAGAACAATGGTTGGAAATATACCACAACCGCTCGCTCCAAGGGAGTTTCAGGAAAGTAGAGGGGCGCAGTTCGACGCTGTGACGAATATGACACACGTCATAGACCAGCTAACTATTGACGTCATACAGGAGACGGCATTTGACCCCGCGTATCCCCTGTTCTGCTATGTAATCGAAGCAATGATTCACGGACAGGAAGAAAAATTCGTGATGAACATGCCCCTCATTGCCCTGGTCATTCAAACCTACTGGGTCAACTCGGGAAAACTGGCGTTTGTGAACAGTTATCACATGGTTAGATTCATCTGTACGCATATGGGGAATGGAAGCATCCCTAAGGAGGCGCACGGCCACTACCGGAAAATCTTAGGCGAGCTCATCGCCCTTGAGCAGGCGCTTCTCAAGCTCGCGGGACACGAGACGGTGGGTCGGACGCCGATCACACATCTGGTTTCGGCTCTCCTCGACCCGCATCTGCTGCCTCCCTTTGCCTACCACGATGTCTTTACGGATCTTATGCAGAAGTCATCCAGACAACCCATAATCAAGATCGGGGATCAAAACTACGACAACCCTCAAAATAGGGCGACATTCATCAACCTCAGGGGTCGCATGGAGGACCTAGTCAATAACCTTGTTAACATTTACCAGACAAGGGTCAATGAGGACCATGACGAGAGACACGTCCTGGACGTGGCGCCCCTGGACGAGAATGACTACAACCCGGTCCTCGAGAAGCTATTCTACTATGTTTTAATGCCGGTGTGCAGTAACGGCCACATGTGCGGTATGGGGGTCGACTATCAAAACGTGGCCCTGACGCTGACTTACAACGGCCCCGTCTTTGCGGACGTCGTGAACGCACAGGATGATATTCTACTGCACCTGGAGAACGGAACCTTGAAGGACATTCTGCAGGCAGGCGACATACGCCCGACGGTGGACATGATCAGGGTGCTGTGCACCTCGTTTCTGACGTGCCCTTTCGTCACCCAGGCCGCTCGCGTGATCACAAAGCGGGACCCGGCCCAGAGTTTTGCCACGCACGAATACGGGAAGGATGTGGCGCAGACCGTGCTTGTTAATGGCTTTGGTGCGTTCGCGGTGGCGGACCGCTCTCGCGAGGCGGCGGAGACTATGTTTTATCCGGTACCCTTTAACAAGCTCTACGCTGACCCGTTGGTGGCTGCCACACTGCATCCGCTCCTGGCAAACTATGTCACCAGGCTCCCCAACCAGAGAAACGCGGTGGTCTTTAACGTGCCATCCAATCTCATGGCAGAATATGAGGAATGGCACAAGTCGCCCGTCGCGGCGTATGCCGCGTCTTGTCAGGCCACCCCGGGCGCCATTAGCGCCATGGTGAGCATGCACCAAAAACTATCTGCCCCCAGTTTCATTTGCCAGGCAAAACACCGCATGCACCCTGGTTTTGCCATGACAGTCGTCAGGACGGACGAGGTTCTAGCAGAGCACATCCTATACTGCTCCAGGGCGTCGACATCCATGTTTGTGGGCTTGCCTTCGGTGGTACGGCGCGAGGTACGTTCGGACGCGGTGACTTTTGAAATTACCCACGAGATCGCTTCCCTGCACACCGCACTTGGCTACTCATCAGTCATCGCCCCGGCCCACGTGGCCGCCATAACTACAGACATGGGAGTACATTGTCAGGACCTCTTTATGATTTTCCCAGGGGACGCGTATCAGGACCGCCAGCTGCATGACTATATCAAAATGAAAGCGGGCGTGCAAACCGGCTCACCGGGAAACAGAATGGATCACGTGGGATACACTGCTGGGGTTCCTCGCTGCGAGAACCTGCCCGGTTTGAGTCATGGTCAGCTGGCAACCTGCGAGATAATTCCCACGCCGGTCACATCTGACGTTGCCTATTTCCAGACCCCCAGCAACCCCCGGGGGCGTGCGGCGTGCGTGGTGTCGTGTGATGCTTACAGTAACGAAAGCGCAGAGCGTTTGCTCTACGACCATTCAATACCAGACCCCGCGTACGAATGCCGGTCCACCAACAACCCGTGGGCTTCGCAGCGTGGCTCCCTCGGCGACGTGCTATACAATATCACCTTTCGCCAGACTGCGCTGCCGGGCATGTACAGTCCTTGTCGGCAGTTCTTCCACAAGGAAGACATTATGCGGTACAATAGGGGGTTGTACACTTTGGTTAATGAGTATTCTGCCAGGCTTGCTGGGGCCCCCGCCACCAGCACTACAGACCTCCAGTACGTCGTGGTCAACGGTACAGACGTGTTTTTGGACCAGCCTTGCCATATGCTGCAGGAGGCCTATCCCACGCTCGCCGCCAGCCACAGAGTTATGCTTGACGAGTACATGTCAAACAAGCAGACACACGCCCCAGTACACATGGGCCAGTATCTCATTGAAGAGGTGGCGCCGATGAAGAGACTATTAAAGCTCGGAAACAAGGTGGTGTATTAGCTAACCCTTCTAGCGTTGGCTAGTCATGGCACTCGACAAGAGTATAGTGGTTAACTTCACCTCCAGACTCTTCGCTGATGAACTGGCCGCCCTTCAGTCAAAAATAGGGAGCGTACTGCCGCTCGGAGATTGCCACCGTTTACAAAATATACAGGCATTGGGCCTGGGGTGCGTATGCTCACGTGAGACATCTCCGGACTACATCCAAATTATGCAGTATCTATCCAAGTGCACACTCGCTGTCCTGGAGGAGGTTCGCCCGGACAGCCTGCGCCTAACGCGGATGGATCCCTCTGACAACCTTCAGATAAAAAACGTATATGCCCCCTTTTTTCAGTGGGACAGCAACACCCAGCTAGCAGTGCTACCCCCATTTTTTAGCCGAAAGGATTCCACCATTGTGCTCGAATCCAACGGATTTGACCTCGTGTTCCCCATGGTCGTGCCGCAGCAACTGGGGCACGCTATTCTGCAGCAGCTGTTGGTGTACCACATCTACTCCAAAATATCGGCCGGGGCCCCGGATGATGTAAATATGGCGGAACTTGATCTATATACCACCAATGTGTCATTTATGGGGCGCACATATCGTCTGGACGTAGACAACACGGATCCACGTACTGCCCTGCGAGTGCTTGACGATCTGTCCATGTACCTTTGTATCCTATCAGCCTTGGTTCCCAGGGGGTGTCTCCGTCTGCTCACGGCGCTCGTGCGGCACGACAGGCATCCTCTGACAGAGGTGTTTGAGGGGGTGGTGCCAGATGAGGTGACCAGGATAGATCTCGACCAGTTGAGCGTCCCAGATGACATCACCAGGATGCGCGTCATGTTCTCCTATCTTCAGAGTCTCAGTTCTATATTTAATCTTGGCCCCAGACTGCACGTGTATGCCTACTCGGCAGAGACTTTGGCGGCCTCCTGTTGGTATTCCCCACGCTAACGATTTGAAGCGGGGGGGGGGGTATGGCGTCATCTGATATTCTGTCGGTTGCAAGGACGGATGACGGCTCCGTCTGTGAAGTCTCCCTGCGTGGAGGTAGGAAAAAAACTACCGTCTACCTGCCGGACACTGAACCCTGGGTGGTAGAGACCGACGCCATCAAAGACGCCTTCCTCAGCGACGGGATCGTGGATATGGCTCGAAAGCTTCATCGTGGTGCCCTGCCCTCAAATTCTCACAACGGCTTGAGGATGGTGCTTTTTTGTTATTGTTACTTGCAAAATTGTGTGTACCTAGCCCTGTTTCTGTGCCCCCTTAATCCTTACTTGGTAACTCCCTCAAGCATTGAGTTTGCCGAGCCCGTTGTGGCACCTGAGGTGCTCTTCCCACACCCGGCTGAGATGTCTCGCGGTTGCGATGACGCGATTTTCTGTAAACTGCCCTATACCGTGCCTATAATCAACACCACGTTTGGACGCATTTACCCGAACTCTACACGCGAGCCGGACGGCAGGCCTACGGATTACTCCATGGCCCTTAGAAGGGCTTTTGCAGTTATGGTTAACACGTCATGTGCAGGAGTGACATTGTGCCGCGGAGAAACTCAGACCGCATCCCGTAACCACACTGAGTGGGAAAATCTGCTGGCTATGTTTTCTGTGATTATCTATGCCTTAGATCACAACTGTCACCCGGAAGCACTGTCTATCGCGAGCGGCATCTTTGACGAGCGTGACTATGGATTATTCATCTCTCAGCCCCGGAGCGTGCCCTCGCCTACCCCTTGCGACGTGTCGTGGGAAGATATCTACAACGGGACTTACCTAGCTCGGCCTGGAAACTGTGACCCCTGGCCCAATCTATCCACCCCTCCCTTGATTCTAAATTTTAAATAAAGGTGTGTCACTGGTTACACCACGATTAAAAACCACTCACTGAGATGTCTTTTTAACCGCTAAGGGATTATACCGGGATTTAAAACCGCCCACTGATTTTTTTACGCTAAGAGTTGGGTGCTTGGGGGGTTTTGCATTGCTCTGTTGTAAACTATATATAAGTTAAACCAAAATTCGCAGGGAGACAAGGTGACGGTGGTGAGAACTCAGTTGAGAGTCAGAGAATACAGTGCTAATCAGGGTAGATGAGCATGACTTCCCCGTCTCCAGTCACCGGAGGAATGGTGGACGGCTCCGTCCTGGTGCGAATGGCCACCAAGCCTCCCGTGATTGGTCTTATAACAGTGCTCTTCCTCCTAGTCATAGGCGCCTGCGTCTACTGCTGCATTCGCGTGTTCCTGGCGGCTCGACTGTGGCGCGCCACCCCACTAGGCAGGGCCACCGTGGCGTATCAGGTCCTTCGCACCCTGGGACCGCAGGCCGGGTCACATGCACCGCCGACGGTGGGCATAGCTACCCAGGAGCCCTACCGTACAATATACATGCCAGATTAGAACGGGGTGTGTGCTATAATGGATGGCTATGGGGGGGCTGTAGATAATTGAGCGCTGTGCTTTTATTGTGGGGATATGGGCTTGTACATGTGTCTATCATCGGTAGCCATAAAATGGGCCATGACAACTGCCACAAGTAAGTCGTCCGACATGTGCTTTTGCTTGGCGCTGTATGACTGCCCTCCATCCCTAAGCGGGACGCACTTGATCGCGCGGACCTGTTCTACCAGGTAGGTCACCGGGTCAAATGATATTTTGATGGTGTTGGACACCACCGTCTGGCTGGCGCTCAGGGTGCCGGAGTTCAGAGCGTAGATGAATGTCTCAAACGCGGAGGATTTCTCGCCTCCCAACATGTAAATTGGCCACTGCAGGGCGCTGCTCTTGTCAGTATAGTGTAGAAAATGTATGGGGAGCGGGCATATTTCGTTAAGGACGGTTGCAATGGCCACCCCAGAATCTTGGCTGCTGTTGCCTTCGACCGCCGCGTTCACGCGCTCAATTGTGGGGTGGAGCACAGCGATCGCCTTAATCATCGTGCATGCGCAGGACGCTATCTCGTAAGCAGCTGCGCCAGTGAGGTCGCGCAGGAAGAAATGCTCCATGCCCAATATGAGGCTTCTGGTGGGAGTCTGAGTACTCGTGACAACGGCGCCCACGCCAGTACCGGACGCCTCCGTGTTGTTCGTATACGCGGGGTCGATGTAAACAAACAGCTGTTTTCCAAGGCACTTCTGAACCTGCTGGGCGGTGGTGTCTACCCGACACATGTCAAACTGTGTCAGCGCTGCGTCACCCACCACGCGGTAAAGCGTAGCATTTGACGACGCTGCTCCCTCGCCCATTAGTTCGGTGTCGAATGCCCCCTCCATAAAGAGGTTGGTGGTGGTTTTGATGGATTCGTCGATGGTGATGTACGTCGGAATGTGCAGTCTGTAACAAGGACAGGACACTAGTGCGTCTTGCAGGTGGAAATCTTCGCGGTGGTCCGCACACACGTAACTGACCACATTCAGCATCTTTTCCTGGGCGTTCCTGAGGTTAAGCAGGAAACTCGTGGAGCGGTCTGACGAGTTCACGGATGATATAAATATCAGCTTGGCGTCTTTCTGAAGCATGAAACCCAGAATAGCCGGCAGTGCATCCTTTTTAATAAAATTCGCCTCGTCTACGTAGAGCAGGTTAAAGGTCTGTCCCCGAATGCTCTGCAGACACGGAAAGACACAAAAGAGGGGCTCATAAGCGGCTAACAGTAAAGGAGAGGAGGCGAACAGTGCGTGGCTCTTGTTCTTGGGAATAAAAGGGGGCGTGTGTGCCGATCGTATGGGTGAGCCAGTGGATCCTGGACATGTGGTGAATGAGAAAGATTTTGAGGAGTGTGAACAATTTTTCAGTCAACCCCTTAGGGAGCAAGTGGTCGCGGGGGTCAGGGCACTCGACGGCCTCGGTCTCGCTGACTCTCTATGTCACAAAACAGAAAGACTCTGCCTGCTGATGGACCTGGTGGGCACGGAGTGCTTTGCGAGGGTGTGCCGCCTAGACACCGGTGCGAAATGAAGAGTGTGGCGAGTCCCTTATGTCAGTTCCACGGCGTGTTTTGCCTGTACCAGTGTCGCCAGTGCCTGGCATACCACGTGTGTGATGGGGGCGCCGAATGCGTTCTCCTGCATACGCCGGAGAGCGTCATCTGCGAACTAACGGGTAACTGCATGCTCGGCAACATTCAAGAGGGCCAGTTTTTAGGGCCGGTACCGTATCGGACTTTGGATAACCAGGTTGACAGGGACGCATATCACGGGATGCTAGCGTGTCTGAAACGGGACATTGTGCGGTATTTGCAGACATGGCCGGACACCACCGTAATCGTGCAGGAAATAGCCCTGGGGGACGGCGTCACCGACACCATCTCGGCCATTATAGATGAAACATTCGGTGAGTGTCTTCCCGTACTGGGGGAGGCCCAAGGCGGGTACGCCCTGGTCTGTAGCATGTATCTGCACGTTATCGTCTCCATCTATTCGACAAAAACGGTGTACAACAGTATGCTATTTAAATGCACAAAGAATAAAAAGTACGACTGCATTGCCAAGCGGGTGCGGACAAAATGGATGCGCATGCTATCAACGAAAGATACGTAGGTCCTCGCTGCCACCGTTTGGCCCACGTGGTGCTGCCTAGGACCTTTCTGCTGCATCACGCCATACCCCTGGAGCCCGAGATCATCTTTTCCACCTACACCCGGTTTAGCCGGTCGCCAGGGTCATCCCGCCGGTTGGTGGTGTGTGGGAAACGTGTCCTGCCAGGGGAGGAAAACCAACTTGCGTCTTCACCTTCTGGCTTGGCGCTTAGCCTGCCTCTGTTTTCCCACGATGGGAACTTTCATCCATTTGACATCTCGGTACTGCGCATTTCCTGCCCTGGTTCTAATCTTAGTCTTACTGTCAGATTTCTCTATCTATCTCTGGTGGTGGCTATGGGGGCGGGACGGAATAATGCGCGGAGTCCGACCGTTGACGGGGTATCGCCGCCAGAGGGCGCCGTAGCCCACCCTTTGGAGGAACTGCAGAGGCTGGCGCGTGCTACGCCGGACCCGGCACTCACCCGTGGACCGTTGCAGGTCCTGACCGGCCTTCTCCGCGCAGGGTCAGACGGAGACCGCGCCACTCACCACATGGCGCTCGAGGCTCCGGGAACCGTGCGTGGAGAAAGCCTAGACCCGCCTGTTTCACAGAAGGGGCCAGCGCGCACACGCCACAGGCCACCCCCCGTGCGACTGAGCTTCAACCCCGTCAATGCCGATGTACCCGCTACCTGGCGAGACGCCACTAACGTGTACTCGGGTGCTCCCTACTATGTGTGTGTTTACGAACGCGGTGGCCGTCAGGAAGACGACTGGCTGCCGATACCACTGAGCTTCCCAGAAGAGCCCGTGCCCCCGCCACCGGGCTTAGTGTTCATGGACGACTTGTTCATTAACACGAAGCAGTGCGACTTTGTGGACACGCTAGAGGCCGCCTGTCGCACGCAAGGCTACACGTTGAGACAGCGCGTGCCTGTCGCCATTCCTCGCGACGCGGAAATCGCAGACGCAGTTAAATCGCACTTTTTAGAGGCGTGCCTAGTGTTACGGGGGCTGGCTTCGGAGGCTAGTGCCTGGATAAGAGCTGCCACGTCCCCGCCCCTTGGCCGCCACGCCTGCTGGATGGACGTGTTAGGATTATGGGAAAGCCGCCCCCACACTCTAGGTTTGGAGTTACGCGGCGTAAACTGTGGCGGCACGGACGGTGACTGGTTAGAGATTTTAAAACAGCCCGATGTGCAAAAGACAGTCAGCGGGAGTCTTGTGGCATGCGTGATCGTCACACCCGCATTGGAAGCCTGGCTTGTGTTACCTGGGGGTTTTGCTATTAAAGGCCGCTATAGGGCGTCGAAGGAGGATCTGGTGTTCATTCGAGGCCGCTATGGCTAGCCGGAGGCGCAAACTTCGGAATTTCCTAAACAAGGAATGCATATGGACTGTTAACCCAATGTCAGGGGACCATATCAAGGTCTTTAACGCCTGCACCTCTATCTCGCCGGTGTATGACCCTGAGCTGGTAACCAGCTACGCACTGAGCGTGCCTGCTTACAATGTGTCTGTGGCTATCTTGCTGCATAAAGTCATGGGACCGTGTGTGGCTGTGGGAATTAACGGAGAAATGATCATGTACGTCGTAAGCCAGTGTGTTTCTGTGCGGCCCGTCCCGGGGCGCGATGGTATGGCGCTCATCTACTTTGGACAGTTTCTGGAGGAAGCATCCGGACTGAGATTTCCCTACATTGCTCCGCCGCCGTCGCGCGAACACGTACCTGACCTGACCAGACAAGAATTAGTTCATACCTCCCAGGTGGTGCGCCGCGGCGACCTGACCAATTGCACTATGGGTCTCGAATTCAGGAATGTGAACCCTTTTGTTTGGCTCGGGGGCGGATCGGTGTGGCTGCTGTTCTTGGGCGTGGACTACATGGCGTTCTGTCCGGGTGTCGACGGAATGCCGTCGTTGGCAAGAGTGGCCGCCCTGCTTACCAGGTGCGACCACCCAGACTGTGTCCACTGCCATGGACTCCGTGGACACGTTAATGTATTTCGTGGGTACTGTTCTGCGCAGTCGCCGGGTCTATCTAACATCTGTCCCTGTATCAAATCATGTGGGACCGGGAATGGAGTGACTAGGGTCACTGGAAACAGAAATTTTCTGGGTCTTCTGTTCGATCCCATTGTCCAGAGCAGGGTAACAGCTCTGAAGATAACTAGCCACCCAACCCCCACGCACGTCGAGAATGTGCTAACAGGAGTGCTCGACGACGGCACCTTGGTGCCGTCGTCCAAGGCACCCTGGGTCCTCTTACGAATGTCTGACTACTTCAGCCGCTTGCTGATATATGAGTGTAAAAAACTTAAGGCCCTGGGCTTACGTTCTTATTGAAGCATGTTGCGCACATCAGCGAGCTGGACCGTCCTCCGGGTCGCGTGTAGATTATGGTTCCGTTCTCCTTCTTGATGTTTAAATTTTTGGGGGGGAACCACCGACAAAGCGTCTTTATGATTTCCGCGAACACGGAGTTGGCTACGTGCTTTTGGTGGGCTACGTACCCAATGTTAATGTTCTCTACGGATGCCAGTAGCATGCTGATGATCGCCACCACTATCCATGTCTTTCCGTGTCTCCTTGGTATTAGGAATACGCTTGCCTTTTGCTTAAACGTCTGTAAAACACTGTTTGGAGTTTCAAATAAACCGAAGTACTGCTTAAACAATCCAAACAACTGGTGCGTCTTTTGTGGGGCCTTGATTGAAACCAAAAAGAAAAAAGTGTGCATTACTAGCTGCTGTTGGAAGGGCTCCAGCCAGTGCACCCCGGGAACGTAACAGCCGTTCAGAAAGGACGAAAGGTTAACCAGAAAAGCCTGAAGTTCGCGGTAGACAGAGCAGGCGTGCAGGGAGTCGTGTGTTTTTCTGGCCGCCTGGTACTCGACCAGTTGATCGGCCGTGGAGACGTGCGCGTCCTCGCGCACACACCGCATCTGCAAGTATGTTGATAGGGACTCCAATAGGCGCGGCTTTGCGGGGACGTTGTCCTCGGACGGTCTGGGGGTTCCCACGTCGGGATTTGCTGACGTGGGCGTGGCGGGATGGTGCCGTGTGCAGTATGTTTCCAGGACCGAACTGTATGAGTTTATTCTGTGCACCACGCCAATAAAAGGGTGCGCCATCCGTGCCGTTTTGGGACAGTGTCGCGTGAATGTCGGGGCACTCAGTTCCCACCTCTCTCCGGCGTCTTTGGCGGTCTCCTGCAGGTTGGCGGCAAGGCGCTCCCTGTGACGGCTGAGCAGCATGTTTGCTTTGAGCTCGCTCGTGTCCGAGGGTGACCCGGAGGTGACCAGTAGGTACGTCAAGGGCGTACAACTTGCCCTGGACCTTAGCGAGAACACACCTGGACAATTTAAGTTGATAGAAACTCCCCTGAACAGCTTCCTCTTGGTTTCCAACGTGATGCCCGAGGTCCAGCCAATCTGCAGTGGCCTGCCGGCCTTGCGGCCAGACTTTAGTAATCTCCACTTGCCTAGACTGGAGAAGCTCCAGAGAGTCCTCGGGCAGGGTTTCGGGGCGGCGGGTGAGGAAATCGCACTGGACCCGTCTCACGTAGAAACACACGAAAAGGGCCAGGTGTTCTACAACCACTATGCTACCGAGGAGTGGACGTGGGCTTTGACTCTGAATAAGGATGCGCTCCTTCGGGAGGCTGTAGATGGCCTGTGTGACCCCGGAACTTGGAAGGGTCTTCTTCCTGACGACCCCCTTCCGTTGCTATGGCTGCTGTTCAACGGACCCGCCTCTTTTTGTCGGGCCGACTGTTGCCTGTACAAGCAGCACTGCGGTTACCCGGGCCCGGTGCTACTTCCAGGTCACATGTACGCTCCCAAACGGGATCTTTTGTCGTTCGTTAATCATGCCCTGAAGTACACCAAGTTTCTATACGGAGATTTTTCCGGGACATGGGCGGCGGCTTGCCGCCCGCCATTCGCTACTTCTCGGATACAAAGGGTAGTGAGTCAGATGAAAATCATAGATGCTTCCGACACTTACATTTCCCACACCTGCCTCTTGTGTCACATATATCAGCAAAATAGCATAATTGCGGGTCAGGGGACCCACGTGGGTGGAATCCTACTGTTGAGTGGAAAAGGGACCCAGTATATAACAGGCAATGTTCAGACCCAAAGGTGTCCAACTACGGGCGACTATCTAATCATCCCATCGTATGACATACCGGCGATCATCACCATGATCAAGGAGAATGGACTCAACCAACTCTAAAAGAGAGTTTATTAAGTCGGCTCTGGAGGCCAACATCAACAGGAGGGCAGCTGTATCGCTATTTGATCGTTTTGGGGGTAGCAGCGCCGTGTTTGAGAAGCAGTTTCAGGACGCACAGCATGCCGTCAGGGCCCACGGTGCACTGAAGCGCGAAGCCGAGCTCGGGACTCTGGTACGCAAGGCGGGCCAGAGGTTTGAGGCGCTGAAAAGGGAACGGTCAATTTTGCGCCAGCCGCGCGACCTCCCACGGGTCGCCGACATTGACGCCCTGGTCGACGCCGTCGCGGACCTCAAAGAAGAGGTGGCCGTGCGCCTAGATGCGCTGGAAGAGAATGGAGAGGAGACCCCCACTCACTCCTCTTCGGAGATCAAGGACACAATCGTCAGGTGGAGGCTTGACGATTTGCCCCCGGTGTGCCCTGAAACTCCCTAAGGCTACCCGGATTTCAGAGAGACCCTGGGCGTCCACATGGCAGCTGAATCAGCATATACAGGTGTCCAAGACTAAAAAGGCCACCGCGTATCTTAAAGCGCCCCGTGAATGGGGGCAGTGCACGCACCAGGATCCAGACTGGTCCAAGCGTCTGGGTCGTGGCGCCTTTGGCATAATCGTCCCTATCTCCGAGGATCTGTGTGTGAAGCAGTTTGATAGCCGCCGGGAGTTTTTCTACGAGGCAATTGCCAACGACCTGATGCAGGCCACCCGAGAGAGGTACCCCATGCATTCTGGTGGATCTAGACTGCTAGGATTCGTGCAGCCTTGCATACCCTGTAGATCGATTGTGTATCCTAGAATGAAGTGCAACCTGCTGCAGCTGGACTGGAGTCAGGTCAACCTGAGTGTCATGGCGGCGGAGTTCACCGGCCTAATGGCGGCGGTGTCCTTTCTAAACAGATACTGTGGCATGGTGCACTGCGACGTTAGTCCAGACAATATTTTGGCCACAGGAGACCTAACGCCCATGAACCCCGGGAGGCTGGTCCTTACCGATTTCGGTTCCGTTGCGCTACACTCTGGGAGCAAGTGGACTAACCTTGTGGTGACCTCTAACCTGGGGTTTAAGCAACACTGCTACGACTTCAGGGTGCCACCCAAACTCATTTGTAAGCATCTCTATAAGCCGTCTTGCGTCCTCTTCCAGTGTTACCTATCCAGTCTCGGTAAGATGCACGCGCAGGTATTGGACCAACCGTACCCTATCAGCCCTAACATGGGACTGACCATCGACATGTCCTCGTTGGGCTACACTCTGCTGACATGCCTGGAACTCTATCTCGATCTGCCGCTAAACAACCCTCTGAAGTTCTTGGGTTCAGCCACCAGAGACGGACGCCCCGAACCCATGTACTACTTGGGCTTCATGATTCCCAGGGTGGTGATGACTCAGATCCTGTCCGCTGTGTGGACCATGACGCTTGACCTGGGACTAGATTGCACCGGCAAAGCCCAGGCGATTCCCATGCGACAGGAGCACCAGCTGGCGTTTCAGAAGCAGTGCTATTTATATAAAGCCAACCAAAAGGCAGAGTCGTTAGCGAACTGCTCCGATAAGCTAAACTGCCCCATGTTAAAGTCTCTCGTTAGAAAGCTACTAGAGCGAGACTTTTTCAACCATGGAGGCCACCCCCACACCCGCGGACTTGTTTTCTGAAGACTATCTGGTTGACACCCTGGATGGGTTAACAGTGGATGACCAACAGGCTGTCCTCGCAAGCTTGAGCTTTTCAAAGTTTCTAAAGCACGCCAAGGTTCGAGACTGGTGCGCACAGGCCAAGATCCAACCCAGCATGCCTGCGCTGCGCATGGCTTACAACTATTTCCTTTTTTCAAAAGTGGGCGAGTTTATTGGTAGTGAGGATGTGTGTAACTTTTTCGTGGACCGTGTGTTTGGTGGTGTCAGGTTACTGGACGTGGCCAGCGTGTACGCCGCCTGTTCGCAAATGAACGCACATCAGCGGCACCACATCTGCTGTCTAGTGGAGAGGGCCACTAGTAGTCAGAGTCTGAACCCCGTGTGGGACGCCCTGCGAGACGGAATTATATCTTCATCCAAGTTTCACTGGGCAGTTAAACAACAGAACACTTCAAAAAAGATATTCAGCCCATGGCCTATAACGAACAACCACTTTGTCGCGGGCCCGCTTGCCTTTGGGCTGCGGTGCGAGGAGGTGGTGAAAACGTTGCTGGCCACCCTTTTGCACCCGGACGAGGCAAATTGTCTCGATTATGGGTTTATGCAGAGTCCGCAAAATGGAATATTTGGCGTGTCGCTGGATTTCGCGGCGAACGTCAAAACTGACACCGAGGGTCGTCTACAGTTTGACCCTAACTGTAAAGTGTATGAAATAAAATGCAGGTTCAAGTACACCTTTGCGAAAATGGAGTGTGACCCCATATACGCCGCGTATCAGCGGCTGTACGAGGCACCCGGAAAGCTGGCACTGAAGGACTTCTTCTATAGCATTTCCAAGCCTGCGGTTGAGTACGTGGGACTTGGAAAACTGCCCAGTGAATCTGATTACTTGGTGGCTTATGATCAGGAATGGGAGGCGTGTCCTCGCAAAAAGAGGAAATTAACGCCCCTTCACAATCTTATTAGGGAGTGTATTTTGCACAACTCGACCACGGAGTCTGACGTCTACGTACTTACTGATCCTCAAGATACTCGGGGTCAAATCAGTATTAAAGCCCGCTTCAAAGCCAACCTCTTCGTGAACGTCCGTCACAGCTACTTTTATCAGGTATTGCTGCAGAGTTCGATCGTCGAGGAGTACATTGGCCTAGATAGCGGCATTCCTCGCCTCGGATCACCGAAATACTACATCGCCACCGGCTTCTTCAGAAAGCGGGGCTATCAGGATCCTGTCAACTGTACCATCGGTGGCGATGCTTTAGACCCGCACGTGGAGATTCCTACGCTGCTAATCGTAACCCCCGTCTACTTTCCCCGAGGCGCAAAGCATCGTCTGCTTCACCAAGCTGCCAACTTTTGGTCAAGAAGTGCGAAGGACACCTTTCCATATATCAAATGGGATTTCTCCTATCTATCTGCAAACGTCCCTCACAGCCCGTAGACGTGGACGGGGAACCGCTCGACGTAGTCGTGGACTATGACCCCATTCGCGTTTCAGAAAAGGGCATGTTGCTTGAGCAATCGCAATCCCCATATCCCGCATTAAAAAAGAAGAAAAAAAATAAAGAAGCAATTTATTAAGCAAACAGTATGGTTTTCTGTACGTATTTTATTCCGTGGTGGGTGAAAAATAACGGGGGATGGAGGAAGAGGGATGGGTTTATAATGCCAATATATCAGCTAAATGAATATCATTTGCGTTTCGTCGATTTCACTGTCACTTTCATGGTCGGACTGGTATTGGGTCCTCGGGGCGGGCGTCGATATGTCCTTCACTTTGGCGCGGGCTCTGGTCTTTGCTGGGAGGGGCGGCGGTTTCTGGTGAACAGTCGGAGTTCTATCGACCGTCGGCGCCGACGTCGCCAGAGGCATGTATGCCGCACTCGGCGTACAGAGTCCCCAGTCGCTCCTTATAACGCGTATAACGATGGCTAGGATGCACAGTATAGGGATACAGGAGATATTGATAGCCACTATGTAGTGGAGATTAGCCTGCACGAACGCGTTTTCATACCTGATGACAGGCAGCAGTAGAATCAGATAACCCACGAATACTCCCACGTAAAAGCCTACCTGCCGTCTCATAAACTTTACCAGGAAAAATTCCGTGTTTATGTACCACACGACCGTCAAGGCTAGGAACATGTTCACCGCACCAAAAATGGCGTCTGACACGAGCACGTAAAAGCTGTTGCCAACGGCCATCATGGTGCTCAATGAAAACAGCAGCATTTCCAAGGCGGTTGTTGATAGGTACAGGTTGACGCAGACCGGTTTCCACCGAGTCAGCAGTGACTCCATCATGGTATTATCAGGTACGTGCTGTTCCAGGAGAGGTATTTCCCACTGGGCGGAGTTACATGTTATCAGTGACTGGATGTGGGCAAAGGATATGCAAAAATGAATGCAGTAGACAAAGGCTGCCATAAGTACGTGTTTATATGACAGAACATGGATAAACAGTTGCATGCTCCACATCCTTAAGATGGCGACATAAAGCACGCTATGTGATCCAAGTAGCGCTATCCAGGATTGCATGCTCATCATGGTAGTGGCGTGAACATGCTTGGCCCGATATACGGCCACCGCCGCGAGACAGTAGTATACTATGGCAATGCCGTCCACGATAAAAGTCCAAAATATGTACACCAGCATCTCTGGTTTCTCTAAAAACAGGGTCGGGGTGAGGTGCTTCGCTGAGTTGCGCACCGTGAGGTTTAGCGCGCTGTAGTTTACCAGATTGTTGAAGTAGCAGGGGAAACCAAGGCCCTCGTACGTGGCGGCCATGGGCACGACTGCAGAGCAAATGTACATAATTACAGCCACAAACAACAGCTTGACCCAGGAGGACATGAGAAAACGGTCGCTCTTTGAAGCGCGCATGTTTCTCGGTCTTTTTAACTTTCGCCAGGCGGCGCTGCGGCGGGAGAGCCAATCTGATGCCACTGCCTATCGCGGTTGACTTTTAAATACGCGCCCCGGGCAGAAGCCAGAGGTAGTCGACTCATTGACTCAATGGCAACGAGCGAAGAAACGGCGGCCGGTTATGTCATCGGTGTCTACTTTCACAGCGTTCACGTCCACTGCCGCATTATTGTCTGGCAGGTTAATTTTCTACCCCTGGACCCAAACGACGGGGAGACTGAATGCTACTTTGTGGTGGACACGCTGACGAAAGAGGCGATGGAGCGCATGCCCGAAATCCAGGAATGCGTCCCGTCTATTACTGAACACGCCCGTGACCTGGCGATCTGGGAGTTGGCGCTGCGACTGCAGAATCAGACGATCGTCAAGGCCGTCCGGACAGCGTCGCTTCCGGTGGTTCTAATTATGACTGTGGGTCGCATAGTGAATGATGTGATTCCCTGCCCCAACGTCAGAACACCCAGACCACTAGCCTGTGCTTACCTACACTGTGAGGCGACGGTGACCTTTGAGGTCCCACTAACCGGGCCCGCGGCGTCCACCGGAACGTGGCACAGCTCTATCTATAGGGAATGTGCGATCTCGGCTATCGAGATATGCTTGAAGACCAGTCGAGGCATATACTCCTGCCAGTCGAACGAGGCCCCTGAGGCCAAGAGGGAAAAGCGAGGTTTAGACATATCAGATGTGTTTGTCTGTCTCACGTATGATATCCCTATCGCAGGGCGGGTCCTTTCTCTGCTGGTGCCCCACGCGCCCGCTTTTCACGTCTTATGGATCAATGAGGACAGCAAGTGGAACGGGGCAGCCGTCGAATTTTTCAGAGCCCTACACCATAAGCTGTTCAGTGAACGCAATGGTATACCCCCTCTGTGGTTGTACGTGTTCCCGGGAGCTGTGGAAGAGGGCACAGCCTTTGCGCCATTACTTCCCGCATTCCCTTGCATACCTTTGCGGTATGGGTCGCCTACCTCTCTGGACAGGGCGTCCGTGCAGTGGGACCTATTTGAACCGCACATCCTGACCCACTTTGACGGGATAAAGCGAACTTCTTTGGCAGATACAGTGTTTGGGTACGACTCCCTGGCCATTTCAAGGGAATGTGAAGATCAGTATGTGTGGCCCACGCCTGTCACTGACATTAATATTAATTTGTGCACGGATAGTGACACTATGGCCATCGTTAGAGAACCATCCGGTCTGGTGGCCGTGAATCTAGAAGCCCTGTTGCGCACCGACTCCGTATTATCGCGGGTCTCGTCCATTGTCTCACTCGATACGCTCTTGGACCTTTCCACCCCGGAGTGCCGTAGGAGCGTGGAGCTTAGATACAACTCACTTTTGTCGACTGTATTATCATGGTCCACCTCTAGGGGTCACAAATGGGCCGCAATCGTGAAGTGGAAGTTATTTTTCCTCGTCCAAGCTTTGGAGCCTGAGGTGAGACCTACTGTCCCTGCTTGAAGCGGAGAGGGGGTGGTGCGAGTTGGCAGTTGACGGGTTTGTGATAGCTGGAGTGCTGACCACGGCACAGGACCCATTAACTTTCCTATGTGTTTATTTTTAGCAATGGTCTCCAGAATTCAAGGATCTCAAAAGGGCCTGCCAGATGGCCGGGTTTACTCTGAAGGGGGGGACTTCGGGGGATCTTGTATTCTCATCGCATGCGAACTTGCTCTTTTCAACCTCGATGGGATATTTCCTCCATGCAGGCAGTCCAAGGTCGACAGCGGGGACGGGGGGTGAGCCTAACCCACGTCACATCACCGGACCAGACACTGAGGGAAATGGGGAACACAGAAACTCCCCCAACCTCTGCGGCTTTGTTACCTGGCTGCAAAGCTTAACCACATGCATTGAACGAGCCCTAAACATGCCTCCCGACACTTCCTGGCTGCAGCTGATAGAGGAAGTGATACCCCTGTATTTTCATAGGCGAAGACAAACATCATTCTGGCTCATCCCCCTATCGCACTGTGAAGGGATCCCAGTATGCCCCCCTTTACCATTTGACTGCCTAGCACCAAGGCTGTTTATAGTAACAAAGTCCGGACCCATGTGTTACCGGGCAGGCTTTTCGCTTCCTGTGGATGTTAATTACCTGTTCTATTTAGAGCAGACTCTGAAAGCTGTCCGGCAAGTTAGCCCACAGGAACACAACCCCCAAGACGCAAAGGAAATGACTCTACAGCTAGAGGCCTGGACCAGGCTTTTATCTTTATTTTGAAAAAAGGGAAACAATGGGGGGTTTGAAAAGGGTGCACATTTTCAGATATTTTAAAACTTCATTGTTCTCCAGGTGCTTGGTAAAGATGGTATCACAATAAAAAATGTTTACTGGGTCCGCGCAGGTTTGTTTGTCATCTTCATTCTCTCCACTAGACTCCAGTTTAAAAGACTCTAGATAAATGGGTTTCATTAGTCCCCCCATGGGGGTTGAAGCGTCGCCTATCGCCTTATGAAGCTTAAACATAACGAGTGGGGTGGCCCTGAAATGATCGTCCACGGACAGCTCGTAAACAAAGGCGGCCGTGGCAGTCAACGTCTCTATACCGTGCATGACGAAGGCCGCGTCCATCCCCGGCGTCCTCTCATGTGTCTTTCTGGCGCGACAAATAATAGATCTCAAAAACGTTGGTGACATGTCTCGACAGTTCTCGAGCATCGATAACAGGCAGCAGAGCTCGGTTATGCCGGGAGATGTAGGTCTAAGGAGGCACACTCGCTCTTGGAACACGTGAGGGTGTAGGTCTATGTGGGTCACCATGTCTTCGTGCTCCACCAGGCACACCACCGTAAATCCCACAAAGTTGGGCGAGGACAGGCGAGATTTCACGTGCTCCCTGAGACACGCTATATCTAAGTGGCCCATCACGGACATTTTGGGGGTATTGCTTCCAACCAGTGCGTTGTTTTTCCTATGCACTTCCAGGACAAGGCGGGGCACCACAGGGTGGGGGTATACGGGACAGGCCTCTTCTGACTCGCGAGTCTTCGGGGCATGAGTACTCATTGGCACTCCAGTCAGTCTCGCCAGGGCCCTTTCCAGGGACATTCTCGAAGGGTGGTGTAACTAGACAGTATTTCTGTCCCACGTCGGTTATATACACAAAGAGTCTGCTAGTCTGATATAAATAGGCCGCGATGTCCTGCAAGCTGGAGGATACGAAGGAGTGACTAATGAGCTCCATCTGAAGCAGGTCCGCGATCACATACGTGAATGGACCAAGCAGGATGGATATGGTGTCCTGAGAATAGGTGACGCTGAGCCGCTGCCCTTGGTTGTCAACAACGGGAGCCAGCTTGTAGGTTTGAAACATCTCGCTTTCCCACAGGTTCGTGAGATCTTTCATGCTTTCTCTCACTGGGGGTATGTAAGAAGAGAAAAAGCTATTTAGCACGGCACTGCCCGATGGGATATGGGAAGACGTTAGCTGCAGAGAGGGGTCCTGTAAACGTCCCAGAGATTGAAATGTGTTGGCGGTCAGCAGATTCACACTCCCGGGACCCTTTGCGTCACCGGGCTGTTGGTGTGACAGCTGTGTCTCAATACATTTTAGCCTCTTCATGCAGAGCTCCCTCTCCTTTTCAAGTTGAGTTATTGTGTCAAATTGTTCGTTTATCTGGTTGGTGAGACACTTGAAAACGCTGTTGGACACCTGGCGCCTGAGCCCCTGAGTGGTCGTCTCTTGGCCTGTGCCGAATAGTTTATTCTTGTCTACTATGTTTTGGGACACGTCGGTGACAAAGTCCTCCACGACGTCGGTGACACCGCTCACTGTCTTGTTTTCTGCCAGTTTCATGAGCAGGTTGAGGAGCTCTCGCTTGGGGTCTGTTCTCTGAGAGGCCTGCTCCAGGTGGGTCATGATGTCTTTGTACACATTGTTACAGGCGCTTCCAACGAGGGCCTTGGTGGGGGCTGTGTTCAGGAGCTGGCAAAGTTTTGCGTGCTCTGCCGTCCGGTGACAGCTCATAATGCTGGTATACATCCTCTGAATGGGGCTGTCAAAGATCACCCGCCCAGCCAAGATGGCGGGCATAGTAATCACCTCCACATGAACCCTTTTCTGCTTATACAATCCCACGAAAGTGTTTTTAACACAGTCATAGTCTATGCTCACCTCTGAGTAGCCCGGAATATAGAGGGCGCTTAAACTAGACACCAGGTTGCTAATCTCCTGAGTCACGCTGGTGAGTATCCGGCCTATGGTTTTTTCACCAGAGGCCAGACGCTGGCAATCTTTCATCAGCTGTTCCTGGATAGAGTTAACCAGCTTGTGGTCGGGTGTGTGCTTGACGACTGGTACCATTCCTACCGTGACCACCCAGTCTACGTATCTCTCATACGAGAGCTGTGTCTTGGCGTAGAGGACCCGGTTGATGGCATTGAGAAGCAGGTGGTCTAATGTCATGCGCATAGTCTGGGCCCAGGAGTCGAAGGTTGACCTTCTGTAAGACCCCCACTGTGCTTCCTTTTCTGGCCACCTGGTTTTTGCTGAGGACTCGTATGTCCTCCAGTCGGACAAGACGTGGTCGTAGCTACAGTTGGCCAATGCATTCTTGTACAGGTGGATAAATAGCTGTCTGAAAAAAACACCCGGGTTTCGCAGGCTGCAGTGTAGAGTCTGACCTCTGACATAAGAATACTTGCCTTGCAGGATCTCAAAGAGGGAGATGGACAGCTCGGAAGGGTGCACTGATATGGACGAGCCCAGCCCCGGGTTCATCCTCAACATGACATCGGATGCCAAAGTCAGGAGCGTAGTGGAACAGATTGACAGGTTGTCAAATATCACTACCTCGCCCCCGGAGATGGGCTGGTATGACCTAGAGTTCGATCCACTGGAAGACGAAGGCCCCTTTCTGCCGTTTTCGGCATACGTAATAACGGGGACTGCAGGAGCGGGGAAAAGCACCAGCGTATCCGCCCTACATCAGAATCTCAACTGCCTAATTACGGGGGCTACAGTGGTAGCGGCACAGAATCTTTCCAGGGCTTTAAAGTCCTACTGTCCCACTATATACCACGCCTTCGGATTCAAGAGCAGACACATTAATATCTGCCAGAGGAAAGTGCCCAAGGTAACTCAGTCCTCCATCGAGCAACTCCAGAGATACGAGCTGGCTAGGTACTGGCCAACTGTCACCGATATTATTCGAGAATTTATGCGCAAGAAACAAAAGGGGCAGTATAGCTCCCTCTCTCAAAGCGCTTTCAGACTCCTTTGCCGTATGGGTGGAGCCAATTTGTGGACGAGTAACATTATCGTGATAGACGAAGCTGGAACCCTCTCGTCCCATATTTTGACGGCCGTGGTGTTCTTCTATTGGTTTTACAACAGTTGGCTGGACACCCCGCTATACAGAAATGGTGCCGTGCCTTGCATAGTCTGCGTGGGGTCTCCCACCCAGACGGACGCCTTTCAGTCGGTCTTCAACCACACGCAGCAGAGAAACGAGATATCTGCCTGTGATAATGTGCTCACCTTCCTATTGGGAAAACGTGAGGTTGCAGATTATATTAGGCTGGACGAGAATTGGGCCCTATTTATAAACAATAAGCGCTGTACGGATCCCCAGTTTGGTCACTTGCTGAAGACCTTAGAATATAATCTAGACATATCACCAGAGTTAATGGACTATATAGATAGGTTTGTGGTTCCGAAGAGTAAGATTCTGGACCCGCTCGAGTATGCAGGGTGGACAAGACTCTTCATCTCACACCAGGAGGTGAAGTCTTTTCTGGCAACGCTGCACACCTGCCTGTCGAGTAATAAGGATGCTGTGTCCACAAAGCTTTTCACCTGCCCAGTGGTCTGTGAGGTGTTTACAGAGCCATTTGAGGAGTACAAACGGGCGGTAGGCCTCACACACATGACTCCCATAGAATGGGTAACAAAAAATCTTTTCAGGCTAAGTAACTACTCGCAGTTTGCTGATCAGGACATGGCTGTGGTTGGGACCTATATCACAGACGCGTCCACACAGATCACCTTCGCCACTAAATTTGTCAAAAACAGCTATGCTACCCTTACTGGAAAGACCAAAAAATGTATATGCGGGTTTCACGGGTCATACCAAAGATTCAAGTCCATCCTAGACGGGGAGCTATTTATCGAAAGTCATTCGCACGATAACCCCGCTTATGTGTACAGTTTCCTTAGTACCCTGCTATATAATGCCATGTACTCATTTTACGCGCACGGGGTGAAGCAGGGGCATGAAGAATTCCTCAGGGACCTCAGGGAACTGCCGGTGTCTCAAGAGCTGATCTCTGAGATGAGCTCCGAGGACGTTCTGGGGCAGGAGGGGGACACAGATGCCTTCTACCTCACCGCCAGCCTCCCACCATCCCCCACCCACGCGGCTCTTCCAACACTGGTGGCCTATTACTCCGGGGCCAAGGAACTATTCTGCAACAGGCTGGCCCTGGCACGCCGACACTTTGGTGACGAGTTCCTCCACTCCGATTTTTCAACGTTTACGGTGAACATCGTGGTGCGAGATGGCGTGGACTTTGTGTCCACTTCCCCCGGGCTCCACGGTCTAGTGGCATACGCATCCACTATAGACACCTATATAATCCAGGGATATACGTTCCTCCCAGTGAGATTCGGCCGTCCAGGAGGACAGCGCCTCAGCGAGGACCTGCGCAGAAAGATGCCCTCCATAGTTGTCCAGGACTCATCGGGGTTCATTGCCTGCCTGGAAAATAACGTCACCAAGATGACAGAGACCCTCGAAGGTGGCGACGTGTTTAACATATGTTGTGCAGGGGACTACGGTATCAGTTCTAATCTGGCTATGACCATAGTGAAGGCACAGGGGGTTTCACTAAGTAGGGTGGCCATATCGTTCGGCAACCACCGCAATATCAGAGCCAGTCTAGTGTATGTGGGTGTATCCAGGGCCATCGACGCTCGTTACCTGGTAATGGACAGTAATCCCCTTAAGCTAATGGACCGCGGCGACGCCCAGTCCCCATCCTCAAAGTACATCATCAAAGCCCTATGCAACCCCAAGACTACTCTGATCTACTGACCCGTACCCCTCTCTTAGGACACTGATGTGTTTGGGAATAAAGCATGAGACTTGACACCTATAATGGTCTGTATTGACACCATTCTTTTATTTATCAGTCCAGCCACGGCCAGTTATATGCACCGTTTCCACACAGGGGTGGCGTGGAGGCCAGGATGCGGGTTGGGTCGCTGCACCTGGACCCCGCGGTAGTTGTGCTTCCTGATGAAATCGAGTGGGCGGAAGTACTGGGAGATTGGGTTGGGAGGTGACCCTTTGTGCTCGACGGAGACACGATCACGCTCACGGCGGACGAGGGCTCCTCGTCTGTGTCACTCCCCGAGGATATAATTATCACAGACGCCACTGCTTTGCGGCTTAAGTTTGGTTGTCTCTGGCAGCGCACCACATCCTCGCTACCAGAGGAGGCGGTAGACTGCCTTTTGCGCTTCTGGCCCACGTCCATGAGCCCGATTCTCTGACTCAATACTTCCCCTTGGTCTTCTCCGTCCTCCTCGGACGAGGGTGGCTGGTGGGAAAAATGGCGCGCGTCGGTAAACGCGGCCTCATTGTTCACGTCCGGAGAGTTGGAACTGTCATCGCTATCAGAGTCCGATGTCAGGTCGACGATCGCGGTGGGTGCGGCGCGCAGGGGGCGCCACGAGGGCCCTTCATCAGGGTCGCTGTATGGTGAACTTTGTGTTCCAGGTACACTATTTCTGGAAGCAGGTGAAAGTCCGTATGCCCCGGTCCCAGTGTATGCCGCCATCGGTTCCAGGATAGCAACCCCCTCGTCGTCTGAAGGTGAGAGCCCAGCAGGGGAAAATCCGTCATCCTGACTAACCCATCCCATGGACGCCTCGGACTCCGCCGTGTCCGTTGAACTGCGCACGCGGCCCGCTACCACTGCTACCGGTTTGGGCGTATGGGCCCGTCTGGCCAGAGGCCTCGGGCGCAAGTGAGATAAAGGTTGAAAAAAGTCTGCAGGGTACCCCTCTGGCTCGTCTTCCTCCTGAACATCGTCATTTTCTTCTTCATCTTCATCTTCCTCATCCTCGTCATATTCAGATTCGCCGCTCGACTGATCCGGGGATATCTGTAGATCCAGAGGGGTTGCTGGCGGCGATGGCGTGTCCTCGGCGAAGACGTCGTCTGGGGCAGACATATCTATCACCGTGGGTCCAGCATAGCCGCGCGGCCTGCCAAATCCTGGAAGTGATGAAAGAGGTGGAGGTGGGAATATGAACTTCACGGGGGGTCGTCTGCGAGGCGCTCCTTCAATTGGAAGCATTCTCTCTTCATCGTGTGTGCTAGACGAGGTCCTCACAAACATCGCCATGGCCTTGTACGGGGTTGACCGCTAGGGGCGGAAATTTACAAAGCACACGAGTTATTGCCTTTACTGCTCCAACAGGCCCCAGTCCACAGTCTCACGCCGGTGGCGAGTCAAATAGTCGTTGGCTAGGTTAAAGTGATTACAGCCCTGGAACCGAGGCCATCGCGAGTGTCGGCCACCAAGAGAGGCCAGCGGAGATGGATGCTGGGCCGTAAGCACCAGGTGTTTCTGTGCGTTTATGAGCGGAGTTCTGTCAATGGCCTTGCGCCCCCACAGGAGAAAAACGCAATGTTCTAACTTTGAGGATATGCTACTGATGATGAAACTCGTGAACCAATCCCAGCCAAGTCCCTCGTGTGAGCCGGCCCTCCCCTTCTCCACCGTCAAAACTGTGTTTAGTAGCAACACACCCTGGCGAGCCCAGCTGTCGAGGCACCCGTGGGAAGGAGTACTGAAATTGGGGACGGAAGCCTCTAGCTCTCTAAAGATGCTTCTCAAACTGGGTGGAACCTGACATTGCGGATCCACACTAAACGCCAGGCCAGTAGCTTGGCCCTTGTGGTACGGGTCCTGGCCTAAGATCACCACTTTAATATCCTCTGGATCGCAGCAGTGGGACCACCACATCAGCTTGTCCTGTGGGGGATACACTGTGGTGGTTAGCCTAAGTTCCCGAATCTGTCTGAGCAGCGAGAGCAGTTTCTGTTTCAGAAATGATGAGAGGCTCAGAAAGGAAATCCACTTAGGTGCCAGTAACAGATCCCGGTCGTCCACCCCCTGACTGATGGATAGGGTGCCCCTAAAGACCGTCTGTTGCAACCATGCGTCCATGTTGAACTTATTTTCCCTTTTGACCTGCGTGCGCTCTCCGGCTGCTGCTTTTAGCCCGAGTCTGACTTCCGCTAACAGAACCTGTCCGGTTCATGGCCTTTCCCACGCTTATTATAATTATGTTTACGTTGTGAATAGAGCTATCTGCAGTGGTCGCGTTAAAACCTACAGTATAGGCCGTCAAACTTCGTTGTAAATACCACAACAACCTCAGGTTTTCCTGCGACGCCCAGGACCCCAATCTTCGAACGACCGCGACTAAAAATGACCTCAGATTAAACCCATTCACGCATGTTTCCACGGTAATGTCGCCTGTTTTGCTTCGCAGCTTGGCTATACAGACCCCGTTGCAGTGATTCGGATCGGCGAAGTGGATAGAGTGGACCGCAAAGAACAACGGCAGGGTAGAGGCTGCCGATGCCTGAATTGCGCAACATGGTAAGGCGACGTATGCGTGAGATGTGACCAATAGGGTGGTCCACAGGACGGCAAATAGCGCAAAGATCCCCATGGGGCAAATCCGGGTTTCACCCTTGTGTTGCCTGGTTCGGTGCTCCCCAGGGAGCCCCCTTCCGTAATATCTGTTTTATATAGTGAGGGTTCACGCATGCGCGAGTCCCGACTAATGAGGACAATTACTGAAATTGACCTTTTCGCGACACGGGGGTGAGGTCTATTTCCCACGACATACTTCCGCGGAAAAATACCCACGCTCCTTAATTTCCGTGGGAAGACGATGGGGGAAATGTGGCATTACCTGACACGGTTTCAATCATACTCATCGTCGGAGCTGTCACACGTCTGGCTGAGATTTTCTAAAAAGTCATCCAATGAATCATCGGAATCATCAGCACACTCTAGAACTACTCCATATGCCGGGGTGCGCGGGGGTCCCGAGTAGTGCACGTCGCCATCGGGAGACACAGATGATGGGTTTGAAATGTCCATACGGGCCGTGTGCACAAGGGTCACGTCCCCATCCCCAACACAAGGACCTTTAGATACCCTCTCCCGGCATGTGCGCGTATCCGGGCAAGCAAGCTGGTGTTCTGGATTCCAAACGTGCCCAGCGGTACCCAAAATCGCCAGGGCGTGTTTTATTATTTCCACAGGAACCGGTTTCTCTAATTGCATCACCAGGGTATCCAAAAGCCGGGCTTCCACGTTGATCCGGCTTACCGACAGTTCTTTCCAGGGTTTCCTGGTGGGGCGCGGCAGCTGACTCAAAAAGGTCACTGCCTCTGCCCATGGGCGGGTGGGTGACAGTCCGCCATACTCTTCCAGGACACTGGCCATGCATGACTCCAACCGTCTCACGTCCGAGGTAATGTGCTCTATGAAGATGTGGTAGAGCCAGCAGACGTTCAAACACGATGAAATCAAGCTAAGCTCCCGCCGGAACTCCACATCCACAAAGGGGTATTGCTCCGGTGTCTGTATTAGGTCTGGAATAGAAAACTCAGAAAAAGACACTGACCCACCAAGGAGAACCTGGCGTCTTGCAAAGTTGATGAGCCCCGCAGAAAGAATGTGTCTCCCGTGGGACAAAGAGCTTGGGGGGGCAGAGATGGCGCTACAGTGGGTGATTTCTTCTACCACGGTCATACATTGGTGGCACCCACAGGCCTGTTCCAGTATCAGCATAAATCTATCTTTGCAGTCATCCCAGATCAAAGTCATGTCAGATGCTGTTGCCTGGCATTTTGCCCGCATGTACATTTCCTGTCCCACATATTTTAACATCTGTAATACTGGAAGTAGATTCAGTCTGGTGTTGAGCCCCCCCGGGGAAGCCAGCGTATGCTTCAGGACCACCAGGGACGCTAAGAACCCCGGGTGTCCGCGCTCCGGAAACAGACCTCTGAGAATACGCTCGGTCTTGACGAAACCCGATGTGGTACCGAATGCCACAATCTGTGCCCTCCAGCTCTCACAATTTTCATCTCCAATACCCGGAATTGGGATACACACCTCCATGTTCAGTCACATGTACGCTAGGGTCTCCCCACCCAACCCCCATAGGACCCAGCTACAGCTTATCCTCCACTAAATACCAGGCAGCTACCGGCGACTCATTAAGCCCCGCCCAGAAACCAGTAGCTGGGTGGCAATGACACGTCCCCTTTAAAAAGTCAACCTTACTCCGCAAGGGGTAGTCTGTTGTGAGAATACTGTCCAGGCAGCCACAAAAATGGCGCAAGATGACAAGGTAAAGATCGACCTTTTTATTGTATACTGAACAATGCGTGTTTACAATGGTGTAGGTGGGAGCAGAGTTCGCCAAGCTCTACGTCCGAACAGTCGGGTGTCAGGGCTCTTATTAAGTGTTCGGTGTACTTGACCAAAGCCGCGGAACCTAGGTTGGGTCTGTACAGGTCGTACCAGGCAAAAAAGGATCGGGCGGTGCTTTTCAGGAGAGTTAGGGACGTGCTGATTATGTGGACAAGCTTCTGCTCGTAAATGCACCGCTGGTACATCTGAACGACAGCTGTCCAAAAAAAACAAAGGTTCAGCTGCACGTTAAAATCTGTATCCTGAAAGTCCTCGTAAATGACAGTTTCTACCAAGAAAAACTTTTTTACCACGCTGGCCATCCACTGAAAGGAGGGAGCACACGTCCCGTTGTGCGTTGTTAGGATATCCCTAACTTCGGAGCGGAGACGGCCGGACGCTCCCACAAAATGGGAGAGGCACCACTCTGTGCAGTCCGCGGTCGGGGGTTCTGATTCCAGGGGCGCCGTGTGGGGGTATTGGAGAGTCAAAACTCTGGGCAGTCCCTTAATGAGCTCTCTCTCAAAACCTATGCAGCCAGCGTCCACTAGTGGCAGCATGCCGTTAATAACACCCCTTATCTTGTCGTTGCCAAGTTTGTACAACTGCTGCAGGGAATAAGCCAAATTCGCCCTAGCCGCGGGAACCAGGTACGGCTCGCTTTGTCGGTGCTGGACCAATATCTGAATGGTCTTTGCAAGGTATAGGGTCTTCTCAACGTTTAGAGCGGGTACGTGGCAGTCTGGATTGAGGGTGGCGACGGACAGGGTATCTAACTCCTGAAGTATCTGATCCCAGGACGGGTAATGATACCTAAACAGATGGTTGAACAGGTGATCTTTAAGGGGCCTTCTCGATGTCATTGTAAAAACTATGACACGCCACTCTCTCCTTAGGGTAAGAAGCTTCGGCGGTCCTGTGTGGAAAGCTTCGTCGGCCTCTCGGACGAACTGAAGGCCCAACTCTACCAGTGTGTGCTCCTTATAAATGACGCATACGAAACAATCTACGATCCCAGTGACCTAAATAGAGTGGTGGAAGATGTGTGCATTCGGATTATGAAAGAATGTTCCAAGCTTGGTGCGCTATGTGGTCTGTTTACAGACATTAACATGTTTAACCTTTTCTGCTTTTTTCGTGCCTCTCGAATGAGGACCAAAGGCGCGGCCGGGTACAACGTGCCATGCGCAGAGGCATCCCAAGGCATTATTCGGATCCTCACGGAGAGGATCTTATTCTGCACAGAAAAGGCATTTCTGACAGCCGCATGCAGCGGGGTGAGCCTGCCTCCAGCCATATGTAAGCTACTACACGAAATATACACTGAAATGAAGGCCAAATGCCTGGGGGCCTGGAGGCGACTCGTCTGCAATCGGAGGCCCATTATGATATTAACCTCTTCCCTACTGAAGCTCTACAACACGTACGATACCGCCGGGCTGCTCTCTGAGCAGTCCAGGGCCCTCTGCCTTTTGGTTTTCCAACCGGTCTACCTTCCGAGGATTATGGCGCCGCTGGAGATCATGACCAAGGGTCAGCTCGCCCCTGAAAACTTTTACAGCATCACCGGTTCTGCTGAGAAACGCCGGCCAATTACCACCGGCAAGGTCACTGGACTGTCCTATCCAGGAAGCGGTCTCATGCCAGAATCTTTAATTTTGCCAATCCTGGAGCCAGGACTGTTGCCGGCTTCCATGGTAGACCTCAGCGATGTGCTGGCAAAACCCGCCGTTATTCTGAGCGCCCCTGCCCTGAGCCAGTTTGTCATTAGCAAACCCCATCCCAACATGCCGCACACCGTCAGCATCATCCCCTTTAACCCATCGGGTACAGACCCGGCGTTTATTAGTACGTGGCAGGCCGCGTCACAGAATATGGTGTACAACACATCCACCGCGCCCTTAAAACCGGCCACCGGTAGTTCACAGACGGTGTCAGTCAAGGCGGTTGCTCAAGGGGCCGTGATTACTGCGACAACGGTGCCGCAGGCAATGCCAGCGCGGGGTACCGGAGGGGAGTTGCCTGTAATGTCAGCGTCCACTCCTGCAAGAGATCAGGTCGCTGCATGTTTTGTCGCAGAGAACACCGGAGATTCTCCCGACAACCCGAGCTCTTTCCTGACGTCATGTCACCCTTGCGATCCGAACACGGTTATAGTGGCCCAGCAATTTCAACCACCGCAATGCGTTACGTTGTTGCAGGTTACCTGTGCCCCCTCTTCGACACCACCCCCCGATTCAACAGTCCGGGCCCCGGTGGTGCAGTTGCCAACAGTAGTCCCTCTGCCGGCCAGCGCGTTCCTCCCGGCGCTCGCCCAACCAGAAGCCTCGGGCGAAGAGCTTCCGGGCGGTCATGACGGAGACCAAGGTGTGCCGTGTAGAGATTCAACGGCGGCGGCTACGGCGGCAGAGGCGACAACACCCAAACGAAAGCAGAGAAGCAAAGAGAGGAGCTCAAAGAAGCGTAAGGCTTTGACCGTGCCAGAAGCCGACACCACGCCATCGACCACGACACCTGGTACCTCTTTGGGATCAATTACCACCCCCCAGGATGTGCACGCCACGGATGTCGCCACGTCTGAGGGACCATCGGAGGCACAACCCCCGCTACTGTCGTTACCCCCGCCACTGGACGTAGATCAGAGTCTATTCGCCCTGTTAGACGAAGCGGGCCCTGAAACATGGGATGTCGGGTCGCCTCTCTCCCCCACTGACGACGCGCTGTTGTCCAGTATTCTGCAAGGACTGTACCAGCTGGACACGCCACCGCCTCTGCGGTCACCCTCCCCCGCTTCCTTCGGCCCGGAGTCTCCGGCGGATATACCGTCACCTTCTGGTGGAGAGTATACGCAACTGCAACCGGTCAGGGCGACCTCGGCGACGCCCGCTAACGAGGTACAGGAGTCCGGCACACTGTACCAGCTGCACCAATGGCGTAATTACTTCCGAGACTGAAGTGTTCGCAAGGGCGTCTGTGCCTGCGTTAACTTCCCAGGCAGTTTATTTTTAACAGTTTGGTGCAAAGTGGAGTTAACCTACAGATTCTACTTAAAATAGCTCATTTTCTCACGAATCTGGTTGATTGTGACTATTTGTGAAACAATAATGATTAAAGGGGGTGGTATTTCCTCCGTTGTCGACTATAACCTGGCGTGTAAACGTGTAACCCTGCCAAATGCCCAGAATGAAGGACATACCTACTAAGAGTTCCCCGGGAACGGACAATTCTGAGAAAGATGAAGCTGTCATTGAGGAAGATCTAAGCCTCAACGGGCAACCATTTTTTACGGACAATACTGACGGTGGGGAAAACGAAGTCTCTTGGACAAGCTCGCTGTTGTCAACCTACGTAGGTTGCCAGCCCCCGGCCATACCGGTCTGTGAAACGGTCATTGACCTTACAGCGCCTTCCCAAAGTGGCGCGCCCGGTGACGAACATCTGCCATGCTCACTGAATGCAGAAACTAAATTCCACATCCCCGATCCTTCCTGGACGCTCTCTCACACACCACCAAGAGGACCACACATTTCGCAACAGCTTCCAACTCGCAGATCCAAGAGGCGACTACATAGAAAGTTTGAAGAGGAACGCTTATGCACTAAGGCCAAACAGGGCGCAGGTCGCCCCGTGCCTGCGTCTGTAGTTAAGGTAGGGAACATCACCCCCCATTATGGGGAAGAACTGACAAGGGGTGACGCCGTCCCAGCCGCCCCTATAACACCCCCCTACCCGCGCGTTCAACGCCCAGCACAGCCCACACATGTCCTGTTTTCTCCTGTTTTTGTCTCTTTAAAGGCCGAAGTATGTGATCAGTCACATTCTCCCACGCGAAAGCAAGGCAGATACGGCCGCGTGTCATCGAAAGCATACACAAGACAGCTGCAGCAGGTATAGACGGGAAACAGGTGTCTATCTTGGCCGGCTGGTTACTCAAATGGGAACAATGGCGCCACCTTGCTGTCTTTGTAGGCATTAGAAGAAAAGGATGCACAACTATGTTTCCTAGCGGCGAGATTGGAGGCACATAAGGAACAGATTATTTTCCTTCGCGACATGCTGATGCGAATGTGCCAGCAGCCAGCGTCGCCAACGGACGCGCCACTCCCACCATGTTGAAGCTTGGTTGTGCCGTCGTCCGGGAGAACCATGCCAGACTTTGTGTGGTAAGAAGGAATTGTTATCCGGCAGCAATATTAAAGGGACCGAAGTTAATCCCTTAATCCTCTGGGATTAATAACCATGAGTTCCACACAGATTCGCACAGAAATCCCTGTGGCGCTCCTAATCCTATGCCTTTGTCTGGTGGCGTGCCATGCCAATTGTCCCACGTATCGTTCGCATTTGGGATTCTGGCAAGAGGGTTGGAGTGGACAGGTTTATCAGGACTGGCTAGGCAGGATGAACTGTTCCTACGAGAATATGACGGCCCTAGAGGCCGTCTCCCTAAACGGGACCAGACTAGCAGCTGGATCTCCGTCGAGTGAGTATCCAAATGTCTCCGTATCTGTTGAAGATACGTCTGCCTCTGGGTCTGGAGAAGATGCAATAGATGAATCGGGGTCGGGGGAGGAAGAGCGTCCCGTGACCTCCCACGTGACTTTTATGACACAAAGCGTCCAGGCCACCACAGAACTGACCGATGCCTTAATATCAGCCTTTTCAGGTGTATTACACGTTTCAACTGTAATCCCTCGCAATTGGGTAAACCGTCGGTGTGTAGGGATAAAGCGTAACCTTACGTTCTGTCTCATCTACAGGATCATATTCATCTGGGGAACCATCCAGGACCACGCGAATTCGCGTATCACCGGTCGCAGAAAACGGCAGAAATAGTGGTGCTAGTAACCGTGTGCCATTTTCTGCCACCACTACAACGACTAGAGGAAGAGACGCGCACTACAATGCAGAAATACGGACCCATCTTTACATACTATGGGCTGTGGGTTTATTGCTGGGACTTGTCCTTATACTTTACCTGTGCGTTCCACGATGCCGGCGTAAGAAACCCTACATAGTGTAACACAAAACCATAAAAGTAAATAAACGTGTTTATTGTTCACATGATAAAGAGTGGTACTCTTTACTGGTTTGGGGGTTGGGTTGTGGCGTGGTGGCTGGTCCGCGGTTCAGTCATCAACCCCCGCCCGTGTTGTCGAGGCTCCTCTTCGTCGCCTGTTATTGGCACCAGGAGGCGGTTTAGCGGTGCCCCCGTCTGACATGCAGACGTCGATTCTAAGCGAAAGTCCCTTCAGGGCATCGTCCACTTGCTTTTGTGTTACAACCTTGCTGAATATTGTCCTGACCCTGGCTTCGATTTTCTTAGCGGCCGCCGCACTCAGTGCACCCACAGTAGCGGTAAGCTGCGCTTCCTTCTCGGTGGCCGTCAGAGGCCGATCTCTCGGATCGGCAGTGGATCCCAGTGCTTTCCGAAGCTCCCGATTCTCCACAGTCAATTGGCTTATCTTTGCGGTTAGGTCTTCCATCGTAAGGTCCTTTTTGGGTCTGCCCCTGGGCGCGGCCATGTCAGGTACGCGTAGATGTACGTGTTGGTGATGCTCACAACAAAAGCCCAAATCCCTCCTTTATACCCAGCTTTAAATACTTTATTGAAAACCCATAGCTTTCGTCAGCGCTTGTGCGAGTAATCACATGCCAGTCTATGCATGGACCACCTCGTCCACAAACTTGAAAAAACAAAGATATACCAGATAGAAAAATGTGGCCACGACGACTAGTAACGCGTTAATCAAGGCCCAGACGCTAGAAAAGCTAGAAAGGGAGGGGCTAAAACTATCCGCGGAACAAGCAACGTCATAGAATCCTGGGGTAGTGACTGATGTGGGACCGGGCGAAGGCCTGGCGCTGAGCCCAGCCGTACTGGGACTAGAACGCTCTGTAGATGATGCGACACCTGTCGAGTTGGCCGTAACCCAGCAGTGACCTAGTATCGAGGCCACAAATAAAGCCAGGGCCACCGTGGACGCTGTCATTATGAACAACCGCCGAGGCTCCAAGCCGTCTATCCAACGTTCCGCGTTCGCCTCTTATATACACTCTGCAATGCAGTCCGACTCTGCCCCTCTACCCAGGGTGGAATATGTGTTCGAAACAAGCAAATTTAGAATGACGTCGAGAGCAAATGAAGCCAGACTCAGACTGACAAATGAGTGTCCGATACTGGTGAGACCCCACGAGCCGTTCATCATGCCCACCGGAATACACTTCACGCGAACCCCTAGCTGCGCTTTCATCCTGACCGGAGAGACCGACAAGGATGTATTTTGCCACACGGGCCTAATCGACGGAGGCTACCGCGGGGAGATACAGGTTATTTTACTCAACAAGAGGAAGTACCCTGTGACGCTGTATCGCGGGGAGCTCAACATCTGCCTGTCTGCTTTCAATTACGTGCTACCTCCGTTGAGGGACGTATCATTCTTAACCCCCCCTATGTATGCAAACGACGCCGGATTTGACGTGATGGTGATGCACTCTATGGTTATCCCTCCTACTACTGACCAACCGTTCATGATATACCTAGGAGTGGAGACCCCAGGCCCCCCTGAACCCCACGTGGCTCTAGCATTGGGGCGATCCGGTCTAGCATCTAGGGGTATAGTTATAGACGTTAGTGAGTGGGGACCGCGAGGATTGCAGCTGAAGTTTTATAACTACTCGGGGCAGCCGTGGCTGGCGCAGCCCGGTAGCCGCATATGCCAGATTGTGTTTGTGGAACGCAGACACATCCTCAAGGGCTTCAAAAAGTGCTTGCGCCATAGGAAGCTAGCTCCTGGCGTCCGTTTCCGGGAGGCTCGAGTGCATTTTCGCGAGGATACAAATAGCGTCCGAAAACATACCCACGAAGACAACCCCGTCCACGAACCCAACGTAGCCACCGCTTCCGCTGACATTCGTGGAACCAAGGGGCTGGGGTCGTCTGGGTTTTAGAGCCGCCGCCAAATGCGGCCAGTTTATTAGGGCGATTCGATCCCGCAACCCACAGCATCCCCCAAATAAAAAAACGAGTGTACACAGCCAATGTTTTTATTATTGTTCGATTCATTACTGGTACCAGAGAATAAAGCCAACCTATGTCGAACCTATCGCGCTTTCTGTCGTCTCTTCCAGGGTTGACGAAGGCCGGGGAGGGATTGACGAATGCATCGCGGAAACGGACGGGTCTTCGGTGGGTGGCTTGGGTAAAGTTGCCTCCGGCTGGCGCGTAACGGCAGGCGTGAGAGGCAATACAGAAGTGGGTTCCGACAAGGAGTGGCTGATCTCAGAGGCCCATATTACCGAGTCGTCTGACGCCATAGCAGTCGCCAGTTTTTCCATCTCCATGAGCGAAACGCATTCCCCGGCCCTTTTGTTTAAGAGGGACTGGAGCGCACTGTCGTCCACGGTAATCTCGCCGACCGCCAAGGCCAGCATTGTGTTCCACACGACGTTCTGAATAGACTGCAGTTTTTTCACCTGGGTTTTCACGGTCTCCTGGCAGCCCGCCGGAATTTTAGCCACGTCAAAACGCTTCAGGTAGTCTGTGATCTTGTTTGACTGTACAGCCAGAAGGTAGGTCTGGTGCAGCGCCGTCGTGCCAAGGTTCGACTGGACAACGTCACCCAGACACACTCCGGGGGGGAGGCCCAAATCTATCTCTTGCCGCCAGCGCTCTGGACAGCCTTCCAGAGGGTCACCGAGGCGCTTGTAAGCGTGGTTGCCGCGTCCAAAAAGGTTTATACCGCAACACGTCCAGGTGTACCATGGAGACGACATACCGCCGCGAGGCGCTGACAGTAAGGGTTATTTTTTGTACGAGTGGCGACAGCGCCGAGACGATCGCCGACGTCCTTACGGGGGCCCCAACGTCAGCGTCCTTCTTTTCTGTACTCCACGACCTTTTTTATTCCCAGATACTCGCCCCCAGGGTAACCCTAAAATTGTGCCTCCCCGCACGGCGTCCTGGCAACGGCACAAGGTGTTCGCCCGTGTTGGTCCTACGTACTGACGCATCAGTGGCCTCGGGGTTCCTTGGCGGCCGGCCACTGGAGGCGTCCGACATTAAATATATGCTGCTCAGCGACCAGACCGCGGGGTTGTTCAAGCCGCTGTTGGAGATAATCGGTGGCGCGCGCGCACCACCAAATCAGGACGCGTGCACTTTCCAGAGCCAGGTGGCCTGGCTCAGAACGAAATTTGTTACCGCATTGAGAAAACTTTACAAGATGACTCCCTCACCCTACTGGATGCTGTCTGCATTTGGCGCTCAGGAAGCCCAGTTCGTCCTGACCAGCTCATTCTATTTTTTTGAACACACTGTGGTCTGTACCACAGAGACAGTTTCTCACCTGTCTAGACTGTTTTCGCCTCAACAGGGACAGACGCTGGTTTCCGTTACCAGCCACGAGGAGCTGGGGCAGCTATACGGCACTTCCCCTTTCAGGCGGCGCGTCCCCGCGTTCGTCGCTTATGTAAAAGAGAAATTAGCGAGAGACAGTCTGGAGACGGAGGCCATCGACCGCACCATAGACCAGATCAGGGGCAAACTCATGCTGTCTAACCAGGACCTGGTCCATTTCATATATATCTCCTTTTATCAGTGCCTCAACAAACGGGCGTTCCTGCGCTACTCTAGACAGACGTCCTCTTCAAGTGCTCTAAGGGAGCTGGGGGAAGACCCTCAATTGTGTGGCGCCCTACACGGGGAGTTTCGTGACCACGTCCAGTCCTACTACCACAAAAAAACCTACCTATCCACTTACATAGACATTCGGTACGTGGGTGGCGTATTACCAGACGGCTATTTTGGCGGGAGTCTTGTAGGCGAGCGGTGCGTTTATTGGTGCGGGCAGTCAAAGGACACGGCCAGCCTGTTGGCCACCATTAGCCAACAGGTGCCGCACCTGAGGTTGCAAAACGAGTTCGCTGGCATGCTAGACGTGGCCGCACTGCGAGGTTCCGATGACGGTCAGTTTAAAGAGGGCCTTTTCTCCCACAGTCAAGCCCTACCCCTGTACAGGTGCGAGTTTCTGGGCAAGCAGTTTTTCACAATGCTTCAGGAAGACGGCCTAGAGCGATACTGGGAGCAAAGTGTGATATTTCCAGGCGACCAGGACTGGGATATGTTATCTGACAAAGACCTCACCTACCGAATTTTTTACCATGACCTCAGCCTATCGCTGCCAACACTGAAGGAACAGCTCCTTGTTTCAAGACACGAATACTTCAACCCTCGCTTGCCAGTGTATAGATGGGTATTAGACTTTGACCTGCCCGTCTGCCGCGACATTGACAGGACATTCGAGGAGGTGCACTCTCTCTGTTGTTCCCTGCGTGAGGCCATACTCGACATCATTCAACTCCTTGGACCAGTGGATCCTCGAACACACCCAGTATATTTTTTCAAATCAGCCTGTCCACCGGACGAGTGGCGCGGCGAAGACGTCGCCAGCACCAGCTTCTGTCGGTGTCATGACAAACTGGGTATGCGTATTATCGTCCCGTTCCCAGAAGGAGTATGCGTCGTTGGGTCGGAGCCCATGGTGGCACTCACTGGCATTCTAAACAGGACGATAAAGCTTGATCCGGAGCTGGTCCACAGATTCCCGTCAATACAAAAAAAGGGGGGCCCTTTCGACTGTGGCATATACGGCCGAGGACGAAGCGTCCGGCTTCCCCACTGTTACAAGGTGGGCTTAGTGGGGGAACTCTGCCGCCTACTGAAGATACTAGTCTGTCACCCCGCCCCCAACGGCAAGGCGCAGTACGTGCGGCGCGCCTTTACGCTTCGCGAACTGCTCCATCACTCCCCGGGCCACAGCGCCGGTCATGTCGGCCGAATCATCTATAGCATCATGGATCGCAATGAGAATTTTTTAGAAAACAAGACCATTAGCTATCTGCCGGCCAAAATACCTCACATCTTTCAGCGGATAGAGACCCTATCCGGTCGTTCAATAGAGGACTGGCTACACTCGGCCGTTTGGGATAAAGCATACGACACTATATGTAAATTTTTCCCAGATGAAAAAGCACAACAGTTTTCTCACGTTGCATTTACGCAACAAGGGGAAAACATCATCCAGTTAAGACCCCGTCAGGGAAGACACTTCCTCTGCATCAACCATAATCATAAAAACAAGTCAAAAACAGTCCGTGTATTCCTTACCCTTCATTCCATTAGGGTGAGCGAAGTCACGGTAACACTTATGAGTCAGTGTTTTGCCAGCAAGTGTAACAATAATGTTCCCACGGCCCATTTTTCGTTTGTGGTACCAGTGGGACTGGCCAGTTAATCCCACTATATAACCTGGCTGCCAGGTTCCCAAAATAGCCCGCGGCATACGGCTCACTTCCCCCCACATTCCCCCCCGTGCACAATATAAGAACCAAAGGACATGGTACAAGCAATGATAGACATGGACATTATGAAGGGCATCCTAGAGGGTAAGTCCTCGTCTACAACAGACTTTTCCCATTTCTAACGTATCGTGCTATCTTCGTCGCCCGGCGGACCATCCCCCCACCCCTCATTTATCGCGTTTGATATTACAGACTCTGTGTCCTCCTCTGAGTTTGACGAATCGAGGGACGACGAGACGGACGCACCGACACTGGAAGACGAGCAATTGTCCGAACCCGCCGAGCCTCCGGCAGACGAGCGCATCCGTGGTACCCAGTCGGCCCAGGGAATCCCACCCCCCCTGGGCCGCATCCCAAAAAAATCTCAAGGTCGTTCTCAACTGCGCAGTGAGATCCAGTTTTGCTCCCCACTGTCTCGACCCAGGTCCCCCTCACCAGTAAACAGGTACGGTAAAAAAATCAAGTTTGGAACCGCCGGTCAAAACACACGTCCTCCCCCTGAAAAGCGTCCTCGGCGCAGACCACGCGACCGCCTACAATACGGCAGAACAACACGGGGCGGACAGTGTCGCGCTGCACCGAAGCGAGCGACCCGCCGTCCGCAGGTCAATTGCCAGCGGCAGGATGACGACGTCAGACAGGGTGTGTCTGACGCCGTAAAGAAACTCAGACTCCCTGCGAGCATGATAATTGACGGTGAGAGCCCCCGCTTCGACGACTCGATCATCCCCCGCCACCATGGCGCATGTTTCAATGTCTTCATTCCCGCCCCACCATCCCACGTCCCGGAGGTGTTTACGGACAGGGATATCACCGCTCTCATAAGAGCAGGGGGCAAAGACGACGAACTCATAAACAAAAAAATCAGCGCAAAAAAGATTGACCACCTCCACAGACAGATGCTGTCTTTTGTGACCAGCCGCCACAATCAAGCGTACTGGGTGAGTTGCCGTCGAGAAACCGCAGCCGCCGGAGGCCTGCAAACGCTTGGGGCTTTCGTGGAGGAACAAATGACGTGGGCCCAGACGGTTGTGCGCCACGGGGGGTGGTTTGATGAGAAGGACATAGATATAATTTTGGACACCGCAATATTTGTCTGCAATGCGTTTGTTACCAGATTTAGATTACTTCATCTTTCCTGCGTTTTTGACAAGCAGAGCGAGCTAGCACTGATCAAACAGGTGGCATATTTGGTAGCGATGGGAAACCGCTTAGTAGAGGCATGTAACCTTCTTGGCGAGGTCAAGCTTAACTTCAGGGGAGGGCTGCTCTTGGCCTTTGTCCTAACTATCCCAGGCATGCAGAGTCGCAGAAGTATTTCTGCGCGCGGACAGGAGCTGTTTAGAACACTTCTGGAATACTACAGGCCAGGGGATGTGATGGGGCTACTAAACGTGATAGTAATGGAACATCACAGCTTGTGCAGAAACAGTGAATGTGCAGCGGCAACCCGGGCCGCAATGGGGTCGGCCAAATTTAACAAGGGTTTATTCTTTTATCCACTTTCTTAAGGATTGCCAAACCCCATGGCAGAGTGTCTCCCGTATTCCATGTAACTCACGTAGCCTTTCTCTAATAAACAAGCTACCTGCAAACTATACACAAATGAAATGAGTCAGGCGTGGTCTCTTCTCTACCGTGAATCGCACCTTAAACACAACACCAGACCGCCACCAGGTGGCACCCAACATCCATTATGGAAAAACCCCGCGCCACCTTCCGCCACGTGGAGCCAACAAACAAGACACACCCGCCAATGTTTTGGTCTCTTTATTGATATGATATACTCCCTCCCATAACAATACGGTGTAGGCATTTTGTATTATTTATTGCATGGCATCCCATAACGGCTTCGGCATTATTTCGAGTACGACGCAGGCGTCTGAGAAATTACTGCACCTCGCCGCAAAGTCTCGCGGGGACGGGGCGTGGGGCTCTAACTTGCCAACCGCCACCGGTTTCCCCAGCCACAGCTTCACCAAAGGACACGTCACGTGAGAGGGTGCTGGTAACGGTGAATTTGCCAACCCCACCAGAAATGTATTCGGGTTAAATATCCTCGTCGGTTTTCCCTGGGGCAGCAAGAGGGGGCCGGAGTCAGGCGGAACGGTATTTCCAATAAAGTGCACGGGCCCGTTATGATAACATACGCAAAATATGCCATTACAAGAGCTAGTCAGCAGAATGCCTTTTGCACATGCGTCCAGCGTATCGCATAGCTCCCGCTTGGCTATCTCGCAGGCCAGGTTTGGCACATTGGGTAGCCATACCTGGCCCGGAGACCCCACTGCACAGTAATGAACTGCGGGGTCCCTACGCAAGGCCGATGAGATTCGACAGCCCGACTGGCTTGTCGTCAGTAACTCATGAACCTGTTCGCCATTATAATACATCCTGATAAACAACCGACCCCAGTCAATGACGGCCTCCTGACCCTCTGCCGTCGTACAAGATGGCACGGGCGTTACAATCTCGCCTGGCAAGCACTGCCCCGGGGAAAAAAATCCCTCTTGCAAGAGACGTGCCATATTGTTAAAATCGTGGACGGCTCCGGCCACGACTCCACATTCCACGCATTGTTCTTCCTCCGGTTTACGTACTCTAAAGACCAGAAAATGGTGTCCATCCTGAGAAATGCCTTTGCCAATCTCTTGTAAACCCCGCGTCCTGCGTAGCGCGGCAAGCATTCGCCTGCGCCCCCTGGTGCCTTTAAACGAGGCGTCCACGGGCATGTTACCCCTTTCGCGGATATACACAACACCCAATTCCCCGTCTCTGCGCCATTCAAAACAGGGGTCCGCGAGGGGCGTAACTGGTATACGGAAGCGGGTGCGCTCTTCGTCTTCCCACTCTACTCCGGGAAATTTTCCACTGTTGACTTGACATACTATCCAATCCTTGATTGACGCTTTCCCCTCACTGGCACCGGTAGATATTCTTAGTTGTCGTGTCCGGCTCCACTCCGTTATCGCAGCCACCACAGCCTGCCGTGTAATATCGCCTGCGGCTGCAGAACCCCCGGTCCCGGAGGGTCCTTCTCCCGGTGACTCCGACCTGGATGGTTCATCGCAAGGAGCCCCGGAGCCAGATGTTCCCGGTGACCCTTGTGACAAACAAGGTTTTTTGGGTATCGCCCCAGGCGCCCCAAAAGGGTTCGGTCTTTGGCCTGGGTCCATTGTCCCGCAACCAGACTAGCTCGCGCCGCAATGTCCAGTGGTAAGCACAGCTATGCCGGGGAGCCACCGGCCATCAGATATAGAGAGGCGACAGGCTCTCTATATATCACGGCTAGGTGGCTGACATATTAGTGGGCCTAGCCGCAGAATTGCCTGGGTAGTCAAAAACCAGCGTTTCTCAAATTAACCGAAACTACATTTTTCTATTTTAAGTACGGGATACAAAGCAGGGTCTGAGGCAATCTGCCGCCCTCCACCCCCACCCACCATACCCAAAAAAGATATGTCAGAAAGAGCACTCTACCTATTAACTCGTGGAGAAACATCATACAAAATCTGTACATTATTTTTAATACTTTAATTTGTGCAGGTTTCTTCACCCCACACCTGCTTTTTGTCTGGTACAAAAAACCACTGCAGGGTCCCGCCTATAGCCAACTCCTAAGCGGGTTTTTTGCTAAAGCACTTTTTTAGACTGTCCCAGAAACCACATAGCTTCCTTTTCACTCATTTGAAAAACAGCCCCGCCCAACTGCCTGGAGAATTTTCCACCCCCTCTACCATTTCGCGCCTTTACCGCTGGTGCGAAATCTAGCCATCCTATCACCGCGGATCCGCTGGACCAATATACCACGCCCACTTTTCGTAATCAGCAACCCTCTACGCCTACACCCCTATGACTGAATATAACCCCCAACAAGGCTATGAAATCATGAATGGTAACTGTCTGGACACCAATCTTCCGCGGGGTGGCGGCAGTGCGACGCAAGTATCCACAATAAATGGTGCAATAATTGGCGAAATGTCGTGTCTGGTTTATTTGGACTACAAGATTACATCCGGTTTTATAATTCACATATATGATCAATGTAGACTATCCCAAATGGAGCCTATAAAAATTTTAACAGTCAAGGGTACATTTTGGAAATTTTCTGTAGATGCCGGGGATGCGCCGAAAAATACCGTCCCGCACGTCACTGGGTTGACGCTCAGCGGTGTCTGTGGGATTGCGGCTGTGGTTGCCAGGTATCGCGCGGTGTTGAACAGCTGCTGCGGAACTCTGGGGCTAAAGCTTCGGAGGATGCGTTCATAGCGGGAATTTGGATTACCAAACCACCAGCCTTCCACTTGAGTGGCGTTTCTGGAGTATATTCCAGACATCGAGCAAAATATTGGGAATCCGTGGCCAAGGCCTTCAAAAACTCGGTTCAAAATCTCCATTTGCTCGGGTGAGGGGACTGTAAGACGCGGTATGCGAAGCAGTTCTGGTACGAAACTCTGACATAGGTGCCCCAACGTATCCCCAACAGGCCAGCTACATAACATTGCCTCGCCCGCGTCACCTTCGCGTCTCAGAGTTCCACGAAGGTTCCCATACACAAAGATTTCCACAACAAAAGACACCCGCTGACTATCAGGGGGATCAAAAAACATCTTTGAAGGTGGCTTTTCGGGACCGGAGTGGCTAACGGGCGTACGCCGCCCGTGCGGGGACCTGGACCTCGGGCGCCGCCTATCCGTGGCCTGTCTGGTTGAGGAGCTCGGTTCCTCCTGCAGCTCAGACAAAATGTTACCCAACCCTTCTTCCCACGTACATATATCCTCTCCTTGAAGGTTCGAGAGCGTAAGAGGGAGACCCAAAGGCGGCGGCACTAAAGATTGTTCTGGTCCATAACCCCCCACTGCATATCTATCTCCAGCATATGTACTAACAAGTGGAACTCTGGGCCTTTCGCCACTACCCGGGCACACACACTCCCGCCGCTCCAGCTCTGTCGGTAAATGCGAAACCTCGGGGTTCACAGCGGGCTCCGGTGCAGAATAAAGCACCGTAGGTTGGAAAACGCGCGGCCCACTGACAGGTAGGGGCGTGGATGCTACAGTGGTAGATGGGGTATCGGAATCCCCAGTGAGGTCAATAATCTCCACTTCGAGGGCACCAGAACTAGTTGTCACGCGTCTGTATCCAGTCGCCATGTTGTCCCCCTGGCAGACGTACGGTATTCCAGACGAGGATGGCTCCTGTCGCTCTGCCACCTCTGGGGTGGGTGGTGCGCCGGCGGAGGGCGTGGCCGACGCGCCACCCTGCGTGTGGGAAAGACCCTGGTTTGGAGCGCCTCCACTAGACCACGGAATCCAAAGCGGTGTGCGAACTTCCGGCACCACGGCGTGACCAACTGGTGGGTGCCAAACAGGCGCGCGTATGGGTCGCGTAGCTGGCGGTTCTGCCAATGGACTCCAATTGTAACATGATGGTTTCGCATACCCGGGCGCGGGGGCGCTGGGCGGTTGAGGTTCGAAGGGATACACCCGCTCACTCGCAGCACCCTGAGGAGCCCGGCCTTCTGTAGATGCCCCGCAAGCGCCTTCGGCACCGGTTTCCCGGCGGGGAAGCCACGCGCTAGCACATTGGCCGCTTTGGGGGAGCAATCCCTGTGGCGCCAGAGGTGCACCCTGGCTGAACTCACCGACAAATGTTCCCGCTTGGGCGTGCGGCGGAATCCAACTGGGGGCAGCAGGATTCAGCTGGCTGCTAGGAATCCCCGTATATGTCCAACGGGGGGAAAGGGGATCAAATTGGCCCGTGGTTGGCGGATGCACTTTCTCCGGGAGACCAGACGCGCCCTGAGGCCACCATCCCGTGACAGGAAGATCTCCCCATGGAAAACACGCAGGTATCCACGGGGACGTAGATGGCAGCCTAGACCCATCGCGCATGGGAGGGGCTAGTTGCCCCGTATCCCCCGGCGTCTGTGCGACGCCGGAGACCCCTGACACAGTACCGGCAAGCCGTGTTTCGTGCTGCGGCTTGGGCGGCGCCGTGCCCGGTAGGCCTGCACCAGATGAGTGAGGGTCTGAAGGGCCGGTCAGCGTTGATGGAGCAGGCGGATCTCCGGGAACCCGCCACGTAAAGGACGAGGCCTGCGTAACTTGTCGCGTCCCAGAGGACCCCATACCTGAGGTAGATGCGCCCTCATTCACTGGTATCCACACGGAGCAGGCAGCCTTCTGTTCAGTCGTTATATCGCCAACATTGTAATAGCGGTTCGATTTCCGAGGGCGACCCCTCAGCCCCGATGGCGCCTTAGGGGGAGCAGGTGCTGCAGCCCCTGCCTCCTCGTAGCTTTGTTCTCTAAGTAAAAGGCACGAGAGTTAACGTGGTTAGGGTACCTAAAGTATTTCCCGCCGACACCAACGCATCAAACCTCACACCCCCTTCCCCGAGTTACATACCTAGTGTCACTGCGTCGCGTAGCCGTGGTTTGCATTGGGGGGGACAACAGACACTGAATAAATCGCTGCAGTTTTTCAGGACCATACGCGGCCCCATAGCAATACGTACAGTTTTTAAACGGCGTTCGCACCAACTGCCATACTACGTAGCTACCACCAAATGTGTCGCTGTACCGTAAATCGTTCCGCACGACGGCCCTCCTGGTTCCACGCAACAGTCTCCCAAAACGTCCATACACCGTCTGTCCCACGACAGGCGATGGTCCGTAGACTCTATCACACTCCTCATCAAATGCATGGTACACCGAATACCAGCCAGGCGGGATATCGCTGCCGGCAGGCAGGGGCGCGGGGGCTGCAAAAAGAAGGTTGTTCCTATCAAACCAGGAAAAATAGGGAAACTTATTGTTTTCAAGGGCATCAATAATCCATAACGTGGCCCATTCTGAGCCACCGGCTTTAGGCATGGTCCGACACAGAAACCGATCGGCGTTCGTCTTTGAGGCACAGTCCCGACTGAGCCTTATAGTGCCCCCCTTCTTGCTATGAAAAAAACCCACGACCGTTACGCAAATTTGAGGAGCTACTCACCTAAAAGTAGCTCCTTTGACAAATGTCCTGGTTTTATACCAATTGTTCACAATGACATATTGTGCTGGCGGAAACAGGTGTCCCGATGTATCCTCGGCAAGTAAGCACCATTACCATGTGCCATCATATTGTGTGGCACAAAAAAAGCAACTTTTCACGCACGCAGCATAAGACCCGAGCCAGTCGCGCCCTCCATCGCGCCTGCGAATTTTCCCACCACCCAATATTGTGGCAGATCTTTCTTATGTATATGTGGTTACAAACACCACGCCCCTTAAGCTGTCCTCTCTCCCAAGGGGACTAGATTATAACAGTGACATACGAAACCGAGACGCTCTCAAATGCTTTCTATTTTATTTATCGATTCCGGGTTAACATAAGCACAGGTAGCTATAAAATCCCCATCCTCTTGACCTGGTAACCCTGGCTTGAGGTTTCCTCTGTTATCAAACAAACCTGACCACAACTGTACAGAGAAAAGTGGGTGAAATGTAGTGTTTATTTTATCCTCACACTTTCACTTAACCACAGCCCGTCAAACCACAGGGACCCTGTTGGCTGACTATTAGTCATCACATGTAACTGAACGCAATCTGAGCTTGATGACGAGGGGGACCATATCGAACTGTTCTGCCGACGTTGGGTCACCTCCGATGAACACAGTTGTTTTTTTAATGTGCTCATGTCCCTGTATGCGATATTGTGCCACATTAAAAACATCCAGAACAGCCCTAGATGACAGTCCGCAGATCACACCAAACTTCTTTGGAGGATTATTTCCATGATATAATACGGTAGACTTGCACAAATTCTTAACATAAATGCCAGATCGGAGAGAAACTATCACAAGACCCGAAGCAAACGAGCGCAGCACGGCCGCCAGCAGGTTAACGTCTCCTGGCCCTGTGTTATTGTCGTCAGGTTTGGGCAACAAAACTCTTAACCCTTTGCGCGAATGCAAGCAAGAGTGGCTAATGTCTGCCAGTGGGTTCTGGGAACATAGAATAAACACCTTTCGTTCCACTTCCAAAGACATTGCAGGGCGGCCAAAATAAAACACTTCCACACCAAGCCTATCGGTTATCATTACTGGCGGCCGTGCCACTCTATAATATGCGGATCTAAGCTTCCTGTGGCGAATGCGCCTCGTGGTAGGCCTCTCGTGTCTCCGTGGCCCATCATCCCATAAAAATTCGCCAACAACTGGCCGGCGTCTGGACGCCGGCGGCAGTCCAGCACCATCATCGACTTCTTCGTCACTTATCTCCAACACATATTCCCCTGCTACATTCTGGGCCTCGAGTGCCCCAGCTAAGTACACATCCTCTACACCCGCCCCGACAGCCGAGGCGGCGATTGAGCCCTCTGTTACCACGCCGCTTGCATCCGTGTCGCCTCCGGGCTGTGATGTTGCGATAACATCCTCTGGGATGCCAAGCAGATCAAAGAGGTCTTCATCGCACATCGCCCTCATTAGCATGTCCATCTCCTGTCCCACGTGGTACATCAATGCACATGCAGATTCTTTATCAAGCAGTGTGAGGTCATCTTCAACGTTGTCTGTGTGCACCGTTGTTTCATCGGCCGGGGGGGGCTGCGAGTCGCTATGACGCGTCGAGGGTCCTTCGTCTCCAGAGCCAGGAGAGTCGGCATTGGCATCATCAACTGGCTGAACCCCAGACGCACTATGGCGCGTCGATGGTCCCTCGTCTCCAGAGTCCTCAGATTCCGCGCCCGTCTGCGTGACCGGCACATCGCAAAAGGCTGGGTGATCCTCCTCACTGGAATCCGAGTTTTCACCCACAAATGGCCTACAGGAAAAAAAAAACAAATATGTCAACCGGACTAGGGTGGCCAAACCATTTGCCCCACCCCTCCCCACTCTTTCCCCAGGGGACACATCTTACCTTGGTCTTCTCCGATGCTTCTCGAGCCGTACACTGTGTTGATACAAAATTTCCCATAGTGATGACCCACTGTGTAGGTGAGTCCTGGCATGAACGCACCACCAGCATTCCTTTACCTCGGCACACAGGAGGCGCCACCTTCTACAATTAATTCCCTGTACGACCTCGTACTCTTCACCTGGCAAGCGTCTAAGGCGCCGCGACGTGGTACATATTTTCCCAAAAGCCGTAATCGGCGAGCCCAGTAAATCTCTGGGATGCAGGCCCTTCGATAGGCATTCCCTCTTAAAATCAATGAAAAACTGTAGGCTATCCAGAGGAATTACGTCATTACGGGCAGCCGGAGCAAGAAATGTTCCAGTAGATCTATCTAGCCACTTGACCAAAGGATATTTATCAGAGTCCAAAGCACCTACAATAAACTCAGAAATCCAGGTAAGCCTGCGTCCCGCCATGTTGACCTGTCAGAATGGTCTGCCTCCGAGCATTACCCCACCTCAACAGAAGTAATCTACTACGCAAACCACAACATGCTTCCTGCAGCTTTAACCTTCAGTCACGGGTCAAAAAGCATTGCCTGTATTAGACACATGTGTTTCTCACTATGAATCGTGTTCTCCAGCGCTGGCAAGAACATCTGGGGTGATGCTGCCCCGGACCAGCTTTGAAACAGGGTATTGCATGCATAATGAAGCCCACATGTTTGTCTTACTTTACTAACCTCATTACCTTGCATTGCAGGGGACACCCCCTTGCCTTGGCAGCTGAGTGAATCCCAACCGCCTAGGAAAAAAATAACCACTCAGACTTTATTTTGCAGCCACACGGTGGCGCTAACCTTTAATGATGTCCCACTCAGTGAGTTTGGCCACTCCCAAGCCCACATGGGCCTACTATAACAGGAAACATAGAAGTTGCGGATAGAGCCTGGTTTCTAACGGCAATGATATTTATAGTGCAAAACGGAGGGCGGTAAGACAAAGGGAGGTACCCGGACAGAGTGACAAGAAGACTTGTCAAAATTTTAGTCTCTGTGGTAAAATGGGGCAAGGTAAATGTGCAAAATGACTGGATAGTGATCCCAGTCATATTCAGGCGACGGCCGGCGGCCCAGAAACAGGGACGCGTACCGGGACCCTTCAGGTTCTCGATTATGTCGCTCCACGTCAAAAGCTTGTTGGATCTCGTGGCGGTGGGACAGGGGCCTACATTTGCCTATTCTTCTTCGCGATGCATTTCCAACAAAGTATGCTGGGTATTCCAATAATCCCTTCAGAAAAATGCCCATGTTTGTACCGATGGCCACAACTCCCATGGAAAACCTGTCCAGCGTCTGTTCCAAAGTTCGGTTTGCGTCCACACTACAGTGGGCCGTTCTGGGAAGTAAGCATTTATACGGGGGTACCGTCTGACATATGTGTTCAGGGGAGGCCTCTGGGACTTGGGAGCAAATAACGATGCCCCCCGTTAAATCAAAGTGGGTCTTCACCTTTTCTCCGAAATAATACACTTCCACCACTAGGGGCACAAGCTTGTCACCCACTTTGTAAATAGCCTGTTTCTTACTCAGGTATGCTGCCACGGATTGGGTGGCGGTTAAGACCTTGGGCCTCATGTCGCTTCCATACCAGTAAAATGTCTGGTCAGCTTTCTCTTGGTCCTCGACGTCCCGGTCATCACGACACAACGGTGGAATACAATCAATAAAATCATCCACATTGTCGGAAGCTTGGAAAGATGAACCCATGACAGAGGCCCCAGGTGCCGAACTCTCAAGGGGATGCGTGGCGGGAAGTACTGAGACACTCTCCGTGGACCCCTCCTCACCTCCCTCCGACTGCATCGGGCCCTGAGGGCTCGCAGTTTCACACAGAAGTTCACTCAGGTCGCCTAAGTCAGGAAGCTCCTGGCCTGAACCCATGACAGAGGCCCCAGGTGCCGAACTCTCAAGGGGATGCGTGGCGGGAAGTACTGAGACACTCTCCGTGGACCCCTCCTCACCTCCCTCCGACTGCATCGGGCCCTGAGGGCTCGCAGTTTCACACAGAAGTTCACCCAGGTCGCCTAAGTCAGGAAGCTCCTGGCCAACATCTGACAAGAGATCTAACAAACACCCCTCAATGTGATCCACCATCGGTAGGCAATCATCCAGCCCACTGACATGACTGGGGACGGGGCCTTCTGGGGAAAATGGGGTTTGCGACTGTCCAGCAGGCGGCGCTAATAAGCCTTGTGTCTCATGTGGAAAAATAACAGGAGAAGGTAAACCCCCCGTTGGCAAACATAGATCCGTCGGGGTGTGCACGTGTAATGGGCCCTGCACCTGGCTCGTGGAGGGACGCGGGGAATCCGGAGCTAATAAGCTCGATGACTGACCAGATGACCCAAACCCCGACGGTTCTGGCTCTTCAAAAAACAAACTGTGCATATCCCTCCCTACAAAACCCTGAGCCCCCACCCAAAGTTCGTTTTCGCTGTCACTCGATTCCGTATCTTCGCTCTGTGACCGTGATGAAACTTCAGCTGCGGAGGATGTTGTGGGCGTGGCGACTGCCGCCGCCTGTTTCCTGGCGGCCTCCCTAAACAAAAGTTAATTACACAAAGGTAAGTCTGAGTGACATCTCCAATTTCCCGTGATGCCCGCTGCACGTACATCCCGCCGCCCACACAACCCACCGCCCAGTACATCAACCATCCTACCTCTGGGCTTTTTTTCTAAGGCTCCTTCTAAGTGCCTTTTCTCTGTGTTTGTCATCATGGGGATAGATCCCAAACAATGCTTTTAGCATGTTTTTCATGGCTGGTTCCTGCGTCAAGTACACAAGACATCCTTCACATCCCTTGTATGGCCTAGGTGTCATAATCCAGCGGTTGAGTTTCATTTTTCCCTTATAGATGGTAAAGGGCCTCTCCTGTCTGGCTCGATTGGCGGTCCTTAATAGCCGTCCAAAGCAGCCCAGGCCAGTCTCAGTCTCCGGGATTTCTGGCAGCCCGTGCCTACGTCGCTCCTCCAAAAATGCCTCATAGAAGTCATCGAAGCCTTCTGGCATTCTCTCCCGCCGGTTTCGACCCGGCACGGTGAATATTCTCTTTTGTTCATCCAACCACCCTACCCCCCAGAAGCGTCCACTGTCTAAAGCATCTATAATAAAGTCCGTGAGCCATTCCGACTCCGTGTAGCGAGGCATCTTTTTAGGCAAAAGCCACGACACAAAACACCTTTTCCGTGGGCGACTTTCTCGCCACAACTAGCTGGACCCCAACCCCACTGGCACGTAGACTCTGTGCCATCTAACAACAAAACTCAATATATGCAGCTCAACACCGCCCCCCCCCCCCAGCCGGTTGTCGGGCTGCGGAAACTTGTGGTTAGAACTCACTACGGAAAAGGGAACCAATGCAGTTGAACTACTGGCACACACCCATAACCCGGGACAGCACCCAGGCACTGTCCACCCTCTAATACAAGCGGCCTTTGGACGCGAGGGAGGGGTGTCATGGTCAACAAACCAAGAAAAACACATGTATTATTCAATTAGCCAACAACTTTATTTATTACCGACAGGAGACATGAGATACATAAATTTCCAACCGTGCATAGGGCCAATACCATCTGTGGAGCGTTAAGTGCCCTGTGGAGTTTTCGCCTAATTAGCTGAATCTCGACCCCCATTGCGGCCAGCATGCTCACGAGGAATAGGCAGCAGAGGCAGGACCTAACTAGGAGCATATCCGGACCTGATCCAAGTATGTGCACCAAGGTGAGCAACACTGCCGCCAAAGGCAGGAGAACAAATAGCGCTCGTCGGGAGGCGACGGATACGCCCACGCATGACAGTAACCCAACATAAAATAGCGTCATATACTTATCCAGGCCAATCAGGACCGGAGTCAGCAGGCCGATCGAGGCCGTCGATATCAGGGTGGCCAGCAGTAAGGTCACAAACACGACAACCTCGCGCCTACAGTAGGCCCAGGCCTGGAACACTGAATAGGTGATGTACTTCCCGGGCATGATGAATATGGCCCTCCTCCTTTGCATTCCGGCCCTGATGTACACATGCTGTTCCAGGTGCCTAAATGCCAAAAGTCCCCCGACCAAGAAGACAATGAAGGGCAGCCAGAAAACGCCGGACACAAAGACCTTCTTAAACAACAGAAGGTAGTACACCATAAATGCTCCGCAGAAGCCCAGCTCATAGTACCTGTGTACTATTGGCGGCGCCTGATACACCGCCGTTGCGGTGGCTAGCGGATAAGGTAACAGCAGTAAACAGTTAAGTACGCACAGACCCGGTATGAAGGGCACACGAGAAAATGTAAACCCAGAAAAGGCCGCGCAAACTACAGCAGCAAACACTGCTGACGCGCAGATCCATTCCAGCCTCCGGTCCAGCTGTTTTTGCGCCGCAGGGCACAGACACATGCATATCAGGGCCAAGTGCGTGACTGGCAGCGACCAGAAAAACACGGCCGTGATCTCTGTGGTAAAGAGTGTGAACGAGTACAGGGCCTTGAAGATAAAACACCACAGAAAGGGGGTCGCCGCCAACGTCCCGCTCAGATAACTGAAGAGCGACAGAGCGCGCTCACTGTCCAGGCGGCACATGGTGTCAAATCAGGGGGTTAAATGTGGTTTTGGGCACCTTCCCACGATCCCTGGACTGGCTCGAGTCTGAGCGCCTCTTGTGAGGCCTCTTTGTGCTGTCCTTAGTTGGCGCCGCTGGGGGGCAGCTGGTGACAGAGGCAGCGTCCTCAGAGGCGTCCTCCAGCGGCCCAAAGGGACCAACTGGTGTGAGAGGGGGAGAATCCGGAGACTCCAATTCCGGCTGCCTCCTGGAGTCCGGTATAGAATCGGGAACCTTTTGCGAAGACTCGCCTCCCTCGGCAGACACAGATCGGTTTACCTCTAAAAGTAGGACACTTAACTTTACGTCACCTGATTGGCAGCCAGTGGGCACACCTTCCACTTCTAATATTTCGTTGGAGTGCCAAATCAGCCCGGGGGTAAACCAACCCGGGACTTTACACAGTCTCAGGGCGGCGATTAAGGACTCCAGGCTAACCCGGCTCAGGGCGTCGGTGTGCACCACGCCCACATCCACCGACTTCTTCCCCTTCAGACCATCCCAGCCAGAAACGGGTTTGGTTTCTGGCTTGAAATCAATGATCTTGCTCACGCCACCAAGAGAAAATGTCACGATCGACAGCGTCTCGCTGACAGACACAGTCACCGTTTGGTCCTCTTTTGTTTTTTGCTGCCTTAGCCACTTAAGTAGGAATGCACCCGTTTTGCCACAGAGGAGAAGCCTGGTGGTCCTACCACCGGCTTCCATCCGATCGTGGAAAGGTAGGATACCCTTTTGGTCCACCACGCTTTTGTGCACGGTGGAGGTGAGGTTGTCCCCGTAGGAAATGGTGGTCCTGACGAACTGCGGTTGGGCCCCCGTATCGCATGCCTCCCCCTTTCGATAAAAGGCTATGCCAGCGTCGAGTACATTCGCACCGAATAGCTCACGCGTGTGCGTGAAGCCGCTACCGACGGACGTATTCCTGAAGCTGAAGCTAACGTCTCCACTGCCTTCCGTGTGTCCCACCAGGGGCGTAAGGGCATTCTTTATTCTTAACCCCAGAACGCCAGCTGTCCCCACGCTGGACAGCACACTGAGGGTTGGCGTGCAAGCCGATCCGTGCACTTGCACTACTCCGGTTTTAGTGGCACTCTTAATGTGTTCATTGACCCTCCTGATTTTAGACAGGAGGGTCACGTCCACCCTGACCCCATAGTGAAAATCCACAGGCATGATTGCGGCCGTAGACGCACAGAGAAATCACAGGAAAGCTGCGCGCACACTGGGTGTTCTGGAGACGATAGACTGCCTTAAATAGAACTTTTAGGGGAGGTGGAAGTGTGCGACATGGACAGGTTAACCTTCACAAATCGTCAGTCACACACGTGGTGTAATCAGAATTGTCTCGCTCAAAAAAATTCACAGCCTTGAAACTGCCGGTGTATGAGAGGGGGCACGCTTCTGGCGGAGGCGTGCCAAATATGGGAGGAACGAAAATATCACGCAGAATCCTGTCAGCGGTGGCTTCCAGGAACCTCCGGATGTCCACCACGTTAACAAGCGTCACCCCGGCCGCCTTGGCCTGGATAAACCGAATCTCAATATTCACTGCCTCCCTGAACAGCGCCTGGACCTCTGCGTGACTGGGTTTTTCCTGTATCTCCACCATAGTGTTGTACAACATACTGGCGGCCTTGGTGTGCAGCAGCTCGTCCCTGGAAATGTAATCGTTGGCAAGGCACACCCCGGGCATGATGCCTCGCACCCTGCACAAACTGATAGAGTAGAAGGAGCTAATAAAGTATATCCCCTCCACAATCAAAAACATCAGAATCTTCTGAGCTTTGGTGGTCGCCTTACGCACCCTGGAGTGAAGCCACTCCAGCTTCTCGCAAAGGGCGGGGTCCAAAATGATCTTGGCAGCATATGCTAGAAGTTCGCCTCGACTGTTGTTGAAAAATATCTTCAAGATATTGGCATACACGACACCGTGGATATTCTCCATGGCAACCTGTTCGGCATAATAGTGGGCCACGTCGTGGCTGTTAAAATTTGTGACAAGGTCCTCAATGTTAAAGTTAACTAGGCGTTCGGCCATTCCCAAAAACGTAAACAAAAATCTATAAAAGTCCTTGTCGGCATCGCTGAGCTGGTGCACGTGGGAAACATCAAGGTGCAGGGGTATCTGGCTAGGAAACCATCGGTTCTGCCAAGTCTCGCGCGTTAGCGCCAAAAATCCGTCGTGATCGCTTGTATACAGAAATCGATCAACTGAATCCATTGGCCTCACCCGGCTTGCAGAGACCTACCTACTGACAGACCAGGCACTCGGGGTCTGCCGCGCAGGACTCCTCCTCCGGGTTTTTAGGTCCGGGTAACCACGCCCCATCTTGTTTCATCCCAGAGTGAGGCGGTGACCCTGGATCTGCCAGGCACTGAAGAGCCGTCAGACTAGATTGCTTCTGAACCCTACAGTAGTACATGAGGGTTTTTAGACCAAGCCTGTATCCATGTAGCAGCAGGTCCCTAAGATAGCTCGCATTCCTGACTCTGTCCTCCTTGAGGAAGAAGCTCATGGACTGGCTCTGGTCTACAAACGGCGCCCTGGCACGAGCCCTATCCAGTAGCTTAAATGGACAGTAATCAAAGGCTGTTAGGAATACCCTATATCTTTCCCTGTGATGCTTGGGGAACGTGGAAACGTCCCCACCATACTGTCTAACCACCCGAAGGTCGTCGGGGAGAACCTTCTTAAAAAAAGTCACATTGGGCCTCAACACCTCTTCTTTATTGGTGACCTTGGAAGATATATTAGCAAAAAAGGGGTACACGGACTCGGCATAGCCAGTTACTTGCGAGGTCCCAGCCGTCGGCATCACCGCCAGAAACTGAGAATTGAATATGCCATGCTCGGCAATGCTCTTTCCCAACGCGTCCCAGCGATGGCGTGGTACAAACGAAGCATCCTCCCCCTCCCATGTTTGCCAATGAAACCTGCCCTTGGCGAAGTTACTGACCTCCCAGCCATGAAATGGGACACCCTGGCCCTCCAAAACAAGGTTGTGACTAGTCTCCACCGCGGTGTAGTACATAGACTGGAATATATTCTTGTCTAACTCAGCGCTCTCAGCATCGAGGTACCCGTACCCCAATTCCGCAAACACATCCGCCAACCCCTGAACACCAATCCCCATAGACCTCTCCTTTTGACCTCGCTCGACCCCCGGTGTTGGATGGGAACCACCCAGAATGCAGGCGTTGATGACGAGGACTGCCACCCTTACTGCGTCGCCCAAGGCCTCAAAACAAAAAAACGGCCTGTTGGCGTCCGTGGTGCCAACCCTCGCGCTTTCAACAGTTCTCAGACACTTTGGAAGGCAGATATTTGCCAGGTTGCACACCGAAGTGTTTCTTCCTGGCAGTTGGACTATCTCTGCACACAAGTTTGAGCAGTTAATGGCCATGCCCTGAGTGTCGGTCCAGTGGTGTTCATTGAGCGCTTCTTTTAAAAGCACGTACGGTGAGCCTGTCTTTATGATGGTGTGGATAAGAGTGAACATCATAGACTTCAACGGCATGCAACTAACGTACTTTCCAGCCCGCACCAGGCGCTCGTATTCGTTATCGAACGCAGCACCGTATAGCTTAATCAAATTGGGGGCGGTGGCTGGATCGAACAAATACCATAACTTGGATGGGTCCTTTTCATACATCCTGAAAAACAATGTTGGGATGCACACGCCCTGAAAGAGACTGTGACATCTGTCGGGATTCTCCGGTAGTTTGGCGTTCAAAAAATCACAGATTTGACTGTGCCAGAGTTCCATGTATGCGCTCGCGCCAACGGGCCTGATGTTATTGTCATTGAAATAATGAACCTGGGCATCCACCAGTTTGAGGCAACTGGCTATGTTCTTTTGGTGGGAGAATGACGTAACATCCAGACCCACGCCTGACTTACTGGCCAGCAACGGACTCATATCGTGGTACAGGGCGTCCAAAGTACCCGGCTCATTCATCATGGAGGGCTGCAGAATAAAACAGCTGGCGAGTTGTCCGCCTTCGACTCCAGCTGAGCGCAGTATTGGCGTGGCGCAGCACACGTGCTGCGCAGCGAGGTAGCCAAAAACGTACTCCACTATAGCCATCTCAGATACAGACTTAGCGTCCTCAATAAGGTCCCGCGCCAACCAATACAGGCATTCATGCTCTAAGCACTGACAGGCAACAAACACGGAAACCCTCATAAACATTTGCGCCACGCTTTCATAGACAGGCTCTGTCCCCATGGTCCTTAGGACGTAAGTATCATACAACCTCACGGCCGATAGGTAGCCACAGTTAAGTGTGTCCTCGTAAGCTTTGGACCGTCTGTAGGCGCACAACATATCTTCCAAGGCATCAATGTTCTTTTGAATAAACGATTCCACCCGATGTCCCAACACGCCTCGAAAAATCCCAAGATACTGCTTGAGAGTCGCTGGGCACCTAGCCTCCATAATTTGGTGCCACAGCCGCCCCGCCATGGCATTGGCCCGCACGTCCCACCCGACCCTAACCTTTAGAAAGTCTATGAGAGATTGGGCACACATATCAAAATCCGACAATTGTCCCGCAGACACCTGAGACCCGCGTCGCTCTGGTGGGACAGCTCCCAAGTGAACCTGACAAAATGTCCGGACAGACATGACCTTACAGAAACACAGTCCAGGGGCCACACGCGGCCTCAAAGTTCGCAAACACCAGTACAGGCAAGGACGTGCCCTTCACGTTCAGACTTTGGTGCACCGGATGAGAATCAAAGGGAACTGTGCCCAGCGTACAAACCGCCCCAAAAACAAGCCGATTTATATACAGCTCGTGCCTCAGCTGAATATACTTGGTCCGGATTACATCCGTAAAGTGATCCTTTATCATGGCCACAACCTCCGCAAAGCCCTTCCCAGACTGGAAAAACGTCAGCGCCATAGATGGTCTCTGGTTCACACGGAGATAAACCAACGAGGCATAAATAGTAACGTTTAGGCCTGCCGGTTCCCGGCGCTGGACCATGGGACATGACTCATCCAAATCAACTAGCATATCACAAGGGAGGGTCAAGCCTACGTGTGCACGGGGCTCGTCCCGGGCCAACCCAACTCCCTTCATGGCGGAGGTGACCTTGGTCACGAAGGTACTGTGGACACTCTGGACCATTGGACCTACTGGGGTAAGGAGGGTATGAAACTCCCCAGTGTCCATGAGTTCACTCAAGTTAGGGATGAAATCCGCCAGGCCGGATCCACTTCCGTACCACACACCGGCCACTTTGTGAGTCTGTGGCGCTTTTGCCGCTTCCATTCCAGAGAGCATAAACAGGGACGTGGGTGTTAGCAGCATATCCATAGACGAGCCGTTGTCCTCCTGCTTGAATGAAAATAAAAAGGTTCCCAGAGGCTCCTGGGGACTAAAGGTCTGTGAATACACGAGGAAATCTCCATAGGTCGGCTGCCTAAACGGCGCCTGCCGCAAGGCCTCATGCAGCGAGCCAACCGTGGGTCGTGTGGACGCCGCATATTTAGAGAGTAAATCCCGCACCCCCCTGGCAAACTCCGGTCCTCTAGTGAGGGATACCCGGTGAGTTGGTGGAGGTAAAAGACCCAACACTTGCCTACCCAGGCGAGCCGCATTTTCAGCCTGCACCTTCATATCCACGCCGGCAATGGACGGCACAGACGCTCTTGAAAAGCTTACCAAAGGCCTGAGTGGGGGAGGCGGGAGCCTTCACCAGACAAAGCTGTTGATGGAATTTCAACTCCGAGGACTGCCGGTGCCTGCCCTCTTAAACAGCAGCACAACAGAGCAGTTTTTAAATACTGTTGCCCAACTGCCGACGGACCTATCAAAATTTATACGCGACTATCGCGTGTTCGCACTGGTTCGCGCGGCGTATTTTTTAGAACCCCCTTCTAGCATCGACCCCCTTGAGGCAGCGCGCGCTCTTGGACGCCTGGTTGATATATTATCATCACAACCACCGCAGAACACCGCACCGGCGCAGCCACCCACCTCCGACGACACCCTGAATAACTGTACATTGCTCAAACTACTAGCCCACTACGCGGATCAGATAGCAGGTTTCAAAACCCCCGCTCTCCCTCCCGTGCCACCTGGAATCATCGGCCTGTTCACATGCGTGGAACAGATGTACCACGCATGTTTTCAGAAATACTGGGCAGCTGCACTACCCCCAATGTGGATACTGACATACGACCCTCCCACTTCTCCGTTACAGGACTGGCTTATAGTCGCCTATGGTAACAAGGAAGGACTGCTACTCCCCTCTGGCATACCCTCGGAGGAGGTGTTAGCCAAAACATTAGTAACAGAACACCACGAGTTGTTCGTATCGCGGTCGAATTCGACCGAGACCGCCGTCACCATGCCCGTATCCAAAGAACGCGCCCTCGCCATCTACCGGGTGTTCGCCAAGGGTGAGGTGGTGGCGGAAAATACTCCCATTCTTGCCTTCACCGACGTGGAACTATCCACACTCAAACCCCACTATCTGTTCATCTATGATTTTATCATAGAGGCATTATGCAAGAGCTACACATACTCATGCACCCAGGCCCGCCTGGAATCCTTTTTGAGCCGAGGTATAGACTTCATGACTGACCTAGGTCAGTACCTAGATACCGCTACTAGCGGCAAGCAGCAGCTGACGCACAGCCAAATAAAGGAAATCAAATACAGGCTGCTAAGCTGCGGTCTCTCGGCTTCCGCGTGTGATGTTTTCAGAACTGTGATCATGACCCTCCCATATCGACCGACCCCCAACCTCGCTAACCTGTCCACGTTTATGGGGATGGTTCACCAACTGACCATGTTCGGACACTATTTCTACCGGTGCCTGGGCAGCTACAGTCCCACCGGCTTGGCCTTCACAGAATTGCAAAAGATACTGACACGCGCCAGCGCGGAGCAAACGGAACGTAACCCGTGGAGACATCCGGGTATCTCGGACATTCCACTGCGTTGGAAAATATCGCGTGCTCTAGCATTCTTCGTCCCTCCGGCCCCCATAAACACTTTGCAGCGCGTGTACGCCGCGCTGCCCTCGCAACTCATGCGGGCCATCTTCGAGATCTCGGTCAAGACCACATGGGGAGGCGCCGTACCGGCAAACCTGGCGCGCGACATTGACACAGGACCGAACACACAACATATCTCCTCCACACCACCGCCCACCCTCAAGGATGTTGAGACATACTGTCAAGGTCTGCGGGTGGGAGACACGGAGTACGATGAGGACATTGTGAGAAGCCCGCTCTTTGCAGACGCGTTTACCAAGAGTCACTTGTTGCCTATACTGCGCGAGGTTCTGGAAAACCGCCTGCAGAAAAACAGAGCTCTGTTTCAGATAAGATGGCTGATAATATTTGCTGCCGAGGCGGCAACCGGGCTCATCCCTGCCAGGCGCCCGCTAGCCAGAGCCTACTTCCACATCATGGACATTCTGGAGGAGAGACATTCCCAAGACGCCCTATACAACCTTTTGGACTGTATCCAGGAGCTCTTCACCCACATCAGGCAGGCTGTTCCAGACGCACAGTGTCCGCACGCCTTTCTACAGTCCCTGTTCGTCTTTCAATTCCGCCCTTTCGTACTCAAACACCAGCAGGGTGTAACCTTGTTTCTAGATGGCTTGCAGACATCCCTCCCCCCGGTGATAAGTCTGGCCAACCTTGGAGACAAGCTGTGTCGTCTCGAGTTCGAGTACGACAGCGAGGGCGACTTCGTGCGCGTGCCAGTTGCACCGCCAGAACAACCACCGCACGTACATCTGTCGCATTTCAAGAAGACAATACAGACCATCGAACAGGCCACCAGGGAGGCCACCGTAGCCATGACAACAATCGCAAAGCCAATATACCCCGCCTACATCCGGTTACTGCAGCGGCTAGAATATCTTAACAGACTCAACCACCACATTCTCAGGATTCCCTTCCCACAGGACGCCCTTTCTGAACTCCAGGAAACCTACCTGGCGGCGTTTGCACGGTTGACAAAATTGGCAGCGGACGCAGCAAACACTTGTAGCTACTCCCTCACCAAGTACTTTGGAGTTTTATTCCAACACCAGCTGGTCCCCACGGCCATCGTTAAAAAACTGCTACATTTCGACGAGGCTAAAGATACCACAGAAGCCTTTTTACAGAGCCTGGCACAACCCGTAGTGCAGGGACAACGGCAGGGGGCGGCTGGCGGGTCGGGTGTCCTGACGCAGAAAGAACTTGAGCTCTTGAACAAAATAAACCCACAGTTTACAGACGCTCAGGCTAACATTCCTCCATCTATTAAACGTTCATATTCAAATAAATATGACGTCCCTGAGGTCTCAGTCGACTGGGAAACGTACTCCCGGTCTGCCTTCGAGGCACCGGACGACGAACTCCGTTTTGTCCCACTGACGCTGGCAGGCCTCCGGAAACTGTTTGTCGAATAGAGGCCATGGCAGCCCAGCCTCTGTACATGGAGGGAATGGCCTCCACCCACCAAGCTAACTGTATATTCGGAGAACATGCTGGATCCCAGTGCCTCAGCAACTGCGTCATGTACCTGGCGTCCAGCTATTATAACAGCGAAACCCCCCTCGTCGACAGAGCCAGCCTGGACGATGTACTTGAACAGGGCATGAGGCTGGACCTCCTCCTACGAAAATCTGGCATGCTGGGATTTAGACAATATGCCCAACTTCATCACATCCCCGGATTCCTCCGCACAGACGACTGGGCCACCAAGATCTTCCAGTCTCCAGAGTTTTATGGGCTCATCGGACAGGACGCGGCCATCCGCGAGCCATTCATCGAGTCCTTGAGGTCGGTTTTGAGTCGAAACTACGCGGGCACGGTACAGTACCTGATCATTATCTGCCAGTCCAAAGCCGGAGCAATCGTCGTCAAGGACAAAACGTATTACATGTTTGACCCCCACTGCATACCAAACATCCCCAACAGTCCTGCACACGTCATAAAGACTAACGACGTTGGCGTTTTATTACCGTACATAGCCACACATGACACTGAATACACCGGGTGCTTCCTTTACTTTATCCCACATGACTACATCAGCCCAGAGCACTACATCGCAAACCACTACCGCACCATTGTGTTCGAAGAACTCCACGGGCCCAGAATGGATATCTCCCGCGGGGTGGAATCATGCTCCATCACCGAAATCACGTCCCCTTCTGTATCCCCCGCGCCTAGTGAGGCACCATTGCGCAGGGACTCCACCCAATCACAAGACGAAACGCGCCCGCGCAGACCTCGCGTCGTCATTCCTCCTTACGATCCGACAGACCGCCCACGACCGCCTCACCAAGACCGCCCGCCAGAGCAGGCAGCGGGATACGGTGGAAACAAAGGACGCGGCGGTAACAAAGGACGCGGCGGAAAGACGGGACGTGGCGGAAATGAAGGACGCGGTGGCCACCAGCCACCAGACGAGCACCAGCCCCCACACATCACCGCGGAACACATGGACCAGTCCGACGGACAAGGCGCCGATGGAGACATGGATAGTACACCCGCAAATGGTGAGACATCCGTTACGGAAACCCCGGGCCCCGAACCCAATCCCCCAGCACGGCCTGACAGAGAGCCACCGCCCACTCCCCCGGCGACCCCAGGCGCCACAGCGCTGCTCTCTGACCTAACTGCCACAAGAGGGCAGAAACGCAAATTTTCCTCGCTTAAAGAATCTTATCCCATCGACAGCCCACCCTCTGACGACGATGATGTGTCCCAGCCCTCCCAACAAACGGCTCCGGATACTGAAGATATTTGGATTGACGACCCACTCACACCCTTGTACCCACTAACGGATACACCATCTTTCGACATAACGGCGGACGTCACACCCGACAACACCCACCCCGAGAAAGCAGCGGACGGGGACTTTACCAACAAGACCACAAGCACGGATGCGGACAGGTATGCCAGCGCCAGTCAGGAATCGCTGGGCACCCTGGTCTCGCCATACGATTTTACAAACTTGGATACACTGCTGGCAGAGCTGGGCCGGTTGGGAACGGCACAGCCTATCCCTGTAATCGTGGACAGACTGACATCGCGACCTTTTCGAGAAGCCAGCGCTCTACAGGCTATGGATAGGATACTAACACACGTGGTCCTAGAATACGGTCTGGTTTCGGGTTACAGCACAGCTGCCCCATCCAAATGCACCCACGTCCTCCAGTTTTTCATTTTGTGGGGCGAAAAACTCGGCATACCAACGGAGGACGCAAAGACGCTCCTGGAAAGCGCACTGGAGATCCCCGCAATGTGCGAGATCGTCCAACAGGGCCGGTTGAAGGAGCCCACGTTCTCCCGCCACATTATAAGCAAGCTAAACCCCTGCTTGGAATCCCTACACGCCACTAGTCGTCAGGACTTCAAGTCCCTGATACAGGCATTCAACGCCGAAGGGATTAGGATCGCCTCGCGTGAGAGGGAGACGTCCATGGCCGAACTGATAGAAACGATAACCGCCCGCCTTAAACCAAATTTTAACATTGTCTGTGCCCGCCAGGACGCACAAACCATTCAAGACGGCGTCGGTCTCCTCAGGGCCGAGGTTAACAAGAGAAACGCACAGATAGCCCAGGAGGCTGCGTATTTTGAGAATATAATCACGGCCCTCTCCACATTCCAACCACCTCCCCAATCGCAACAGACGTTCGAAGTGCTGCCGGACCTCAAACTGCGCACGCTCGTGGAGCACCTGACCCTGGTTGAGGCGCAGGTGACAACGCAAACGGTGGAAAGTCTACAGGCATACCTACAGAGCGCTGCCACTGCTGAGCATCACCTTACCAACGTGCCCAACGTCCACAGTATACTGTCTAACATATCCAACACTCTAAAAGTTATAGATTATGTAATTCCAAAATTTATAATAAACACCGATACACTGGCCCCATATAAACAGCAGTTTTCATATCTGGGGGGTGAACTGGCATCTATGTTCTCCCTTGACTGGCCTCACGCACCTGCAGAGGCGGTAGAGCCACTACCCGTGCTGACTTCTCTGCGAGGTAAAATCGCAGAGGCGCTGACGCGTCAAGAAAACAAAAACGCTGTAGATCAAATTCTAACCGACGCCGAAGGCCTCCTTAAGAACATTACCGATCCAAACGGCGCACACTTCCACGCCCAGGCCGTATCAATTCCAGTGTTAGAAAACTACGTACATAACGCGGGGGTCCTTCTCAAGGGCGAAAAGAGCGAGAGGTTCTCCCGGCTGAAGACCGCCATCCAAAACCTGGTATCCTCCGAATCATTTATCACCGTGACCCTACACAGTACAAACCTTGGAAACCTAGTTACCAACGTACCAAAACTTGGTGAGGCGTTCACCGGGGGCCCGCACCTCCTGACAAGCCCGTCCGTGAGACAGTCCCTTTCCACCCTGTGCACAACCCTGCTGCGAGATGCCCTGGACGCCCTGGAAAAAAAGGATCCGGCCCTTCTTGGTGAGGGGACCACGTTGGCGCTGGAGACACTCCTAGGATACGGGTCGGTGCAGGACTACAAGGAGACGGTACAGATAATATCCAGCCTTGTGGGCATCCAAAAATTAGTCAGGGACCAGGGCGCGGACAAGTGGGCCACTGCCGTGACAAGGCTAACTGACCTCAAATCAACTCTGGCCACGACCGCCATCGAGACGGCTACGAAACGGAAACTATACAGATTGATCCAAAGGGACCTCAAAGAGGCTCAAAAACACGAGACCAATCGGGCCATGGAGGAATGGAAGCAGAAAGTACTGGCTCTTGACAATGCGTCTCCGGAACGTGTCGCCACCCTCCTGCAACAGGCTCCCACCGCGAAGGCTAGAGAGTTTGCAGAGAAGCACTTCAAAATACTACTCCCCGTACCCGCGGACGCCCCCGTCCAAGCGTCTCCAACGCCGATGGAATACAGCGCCAGCCCCCTCCCGGACCCAAAGGATATAGACAGAGCTACATCCATCCACGGGGAACAGGCGTGGAAGAAGATACAGCAGGCGTTCAAGGATTTCAACTTCGCCGTCCTGCGGCCCGCTGACTGGGATGCCCTGGCAGCGGAGTACCAACGCCGTGGTTCGCCCCTTCCGGCGGCCGTGGGTCCAGCGCTCTCAGGGTTCCTGGAGACGATCCTAGGGACGCTGAACGACATCTACATGGATAAGCTCCGCTCCTTTCTGCCCGACGCGCAGCCTTTTCAGGCGCCGCCCTTCGACTGGCTAACGCCGTATCAGGACCAAGTCAGCTTTTTCTTGCGCACCATAGGGCTGCCGCTGGTGCGAGCGCTGGCCGACAAGATCAGCGTGCAGGCACTGAGGCTTAGCCACGCGCTCCAGTCCGGCGATTTGCAGCAGGCCACGGTGGGCACGCCCCTGGAGCTCCCTGCCACAGAGTACGCGCGCATCGCCTCCAACATGAAGTCCGTGTTCAACGACCACGGACTTCAGGTGCGATCAGAGGTCGCGGATTATGTGGAGGCCCAACGAGCCGACGCACACACGCCACACGTCCCACGTCCAAAGATACAGGCACCAAAGACTCTGATTCCACATCCGGACGCAATCGTCGCGGACGGACTACCCGCCTTTCTTAAGACGTCCCTACTGCAGCAAGAGGCCAAACTTCTGGCGCTACAGCGGGCGGACTTCGAGTCGCTCGAGAGCGACATGCGCGCCGCAGAGGCCCAGAGAAAAGCATCGCGCGAGGAAACCCAGCGCAAAATGGCACACGCCATCACTCAGCTCTTACAGCAGGCACCCAGTGCGATCTCGGGGCGCCCGCTATCCTTACAGGACCCGGTGGGCTTCCTCGAGGGCATCATATACGACAAGGTCCTGGAGCGCGAATCCTACGAGACGGGTCTCGAGGGACTGTCCTGGCTCGAGCAGACCATCAAGTCCATCACCGTATACGCTCCCGTAGAGGAGAAGCAAAGAATGCACGTGCTGCTGGACGAGGTGAAAAAGCAGCGAGCAAACACTGAGACCGCTCTCGAGCTAGAGGCCGCGGCTACGCACGGCGACGACGCTAGACTCCTGCAGCGAGCGGTCGATGAGCTGTCACCGTTGCGCGTTAAGGGGGGGAAGGCCGCGGTGGAATCCTGGCGGCAGAAAATCCAAACCCTGAAATCCCTGGTACAGGAAGCGGAGCAGGCCGGCCTCCTGTTGGCCACCATAGACACGGTGGCCGGCCAGGCCCAGGAGACCATATCACCATCCACACTCCAGGGACTGTACCAACAGGGACAGGAGGCCATGGCGGCCATTAAGCGGTTTAGGGACTCGCCCCAGCTAGCTGGCCTGCAGGAAAAGCTGGCCGAGCTACAGCAGTACGTCAAGTACAAGAAGCAGTATCTGGAACACTTTGAGGCCACCCAAAGCGTAGTGTTTACAGCCTTTCCGCTCACACAGGAGGTTACGATCCCAGCCCTGCATTACGCGGGACCTTTCGACAACTTGGAGCGGCTCTCACGATACCTACACATCGGCCAGACGCAGCCGGCTCCGGGACAGTGGCTCCTGACACTTCCCACATTCGACCCCACGCGCCCGGCCTGCGTCCCAGCCGGCGGCCACGAACCCCCGTTGCACAGACAGGTGGTGTTCTCCAGCTTTTTGGAGGCCCAGATCCGATTAGCGTTGTCCGTAGCGGGCCCCGTGCCTGGACGGGGTCTGCCCGGAACACCGCAGATCCGAAGGGGCGTGGAGGCTGCCGCTTGTTTCCTCCACCAGTGGGACGAGATATCTCGCCTCCTTCCAGAGGTACTGGACACCTTTTTCCACAACGCGCCCCTTCCCGCAGAGTCTTCCTCCAATGCTTTCCTGGCCATGTGCGTATTGACGCACCTTGTCTACCTAGCTGGGCGCGCCGTCTTGGGCCCACGGGAGCCGGAGCACGCCGCCCCGGACGCGTACCCAAGGGAGGTGGCGCTGGCCCCGCGCGACCTGACCTACCTTCTACTGGCCATGTGGCCATCTTGGATCTCGGCAATTTTGAAACAGCCTTCGCACGCGGAGGCGGCGCACGCATGTCTTGTCACGCTGCCAACAATGCTCAAGGCTGTGCCGTACCTCACGCTGGAAGCCTCAGCTGGACCACTGCCGGCGGACATGCGCCACTTCGCCACGCCAGAAGCGCGTCTGTTTTTCCCCGCGCGATGGCACCACGTCAACGTGCAGGAGAAACTGTGGCTGCGTAATGATTTTATGTCGCTGTGTCACCGTTCCCCGGGGCGCGCGCGCATAGCCGTCTTGGTGTGGGCCGTCACTTGCCTAGATCCTGAGGTAATAAGGCAGCTGTGGTCCACCTTGCGGCCCCTTACTGCGGATGAATCCGACACGGCTTCTGGACTGCTGCGGGTGCTAGTAGAAATGGAGTTTGGTCCGCCGCCCAAGACGCCGCGGCGGGAGGCGGTGGCGCCCGGCGCAACACTGCCACCGTACCCCTACGGCCTTGCCACCGGCGAGCGCCTGGTCGGCCAGGCGCAGGAACGCTCTGGCGGCGCTGGCAAGATGCCGGTGTCCGGGTTTGAGATAGTTTTAGGCGCACTGCTGTTCCGCGCCCCCCTACGCATTTTCAGCACCGCATCAACCCACAGGATCTCAGATTTCGAGGGCGGTTTCCAGATACTGACTCCTCTCCTGGACTGTTGCCCAGATCGCGAGCCATTCGCCTCCCTGGCCGCCGCACCACGAAGGACGGTGCCACTGGGAGACCCGTGCGCCAACATTCACACCCCCGAAGAGATACAGATCTTTGCGCGTCAAGCCGCCTGGCTTCAATATACCTTCGCAAATTACCAGATCCCCAGCACCGACAACCCGATACCGATCGTTGTGCTAAACGCTAACAATAACCTTGAAAACAGCTACATCCCTCGCGATCGCAAAGCGGACCCGCTACGACCATTCTATGTAGTCCCTCTGAAGCCGCAGGGTAGATGGCCTGAAATAATGACCACAGCAACAACCCCCTGCCGCCTACCGACATCGCCAGAAGAGGCGGGATCACAGTTCGCCAGACTCCTTCAGAGCCAGGTGAGCGCCACATGGTCTGACATCTTCTCCAGGGTTCCCGAGCGCCTCGCTCCCAATGCGCCTCAGAAGAGTTCCCAGACAATGTCAGAAATCCACGAGGTCGCCGCCACGCCGCCACTCACAATCACCCCAAATAAACCGACCGGAACCCCTCACGTCTCCCCGGAGGCTGATCCAATAACAGAACGCAAACGCGGACAGCAGCCGAAGATTGTCGCGGACAACATGCCTAGTCGTATTCTCCCGTCGCTACCGACCCCGAAACCCAGAGAGCCTAGAATCACGCTACCCCACGCACTGCCCGTTATATCACCCCCAGCACATCGCCCGTCGCCTATACCGCATCTGCCAGCACCGCAGGTAACGGAGCCCAAAGGGGTTCTCCAAAGCAAACGTGGAACTCTCGTGCTGCGGCCCGCCGCGGTCATTGACCCACGGAAGCCCGTCTCGGCACCGATCACGCGATATGAGAGGACGGCGCTCCAGCCCCCCCGGACTGAGGGCGAAGGCCGGCGCCCTCCCGACACGCAACCCGTCACTTTAACCTTTCGTCTCCCACCTACCGCACCCACTCCCGCAACTGCAGCCCTAGAAACCAAAACAACTCCCCCATCCACGCCCCCACACGCCATAGACATTAGCCCACCACAGACACCTCCCATGTCCACCTCACCTCACGCGAGAGACACAAGCCCCCCCGCAGAAAAGCGGGCCGCACCCGTCATTCGAGTAATGGCGCCCACGCAACCGTCGGGAGAGGCAAGAGTCAAGCGAGTGGAGATCGAACAGGGCCTTTCCACACGCAATGAAGCCCCTCCCCTTGAACGCTCGAATCACGCCGTGCCCGCCGTTACCCCAAGGCGCACCGTAGCCCGCGAAATCAGGATCCCGCCGGAGATAAAGGCGGGTTGGGACACTGCACCGGACATTCCTCTGCCCCACAGCTCCCCGGAGTCATCCCCACCGACTTCCCCCCAGCCTATCCGCGTGGATGATAAATCGCCTCTTCCCAACCTCGTAGAGAGATACGCGCGGGGTTTCCTGGACACGCCCTCTGTAGAGGTGATGTCCCTGGAAAATCAGGACATCGCCGTGGACCCCGGACTGCTAACCCGCCGGATTCCATCCGTGGTGCCCATGCCCCATCCAATTATGTGGTCACCCATAGTACCCATCAGTTTACAAAACACAGACATAGACACTGCAAAGATAACACTGATTAGTTTTATTAGACGCATCAAACAAAAAGTGGCCGCCCTATCGGCGTCCCTGGCGGAGACGGTTGACAGAATAAAGAAGTGGTACTTGTGACTCCACGGTTGTCCAATCGTTGCCTATTTCTTTTTGCCAGAGGGGGGTTTCCTCGCGTCGGCCACCGCGGGGGCGGCCGTTTCCGTCGTGGATGAGAGGGTTGTGAGAATGTCTGACGCCGGCGACAATGAATGGGGACCAGAGGACAGGGTGGTTATACTGCTTCCCGAGACCCCCAGTGAGTCCTGGCCCCCGGGCGTGGTGCCGGATGCAGGGCCTGGCCTCGAAGGCACGGTGAACGTCCCCGCGTCGTAAGCCGACGCCGCGGAAACTCGGTCAGCGCGCTCGCGCGGTTTCTGATCCCTAAGGGTCTGCAGATGATCCCGCCTTTGAATTCCACCCATCCTCCTCAGATAGGCCTCATAATAATGATGGGCAATTAAGAACACGAGATAGTGTCTCTTTTGCACGAGGTATTCGGCCTGCGACATATTTCCCTGATCCAGGGTATTCATGCGAGCCACCAGGGGATGGTGAGCGTAGTCATGATCCAGTCGCTCCTGGATCACGGGGTCTCTCACCTTAAAGTTGGACATCTTCCACACAGGCGGGCGAAATAGCCTCAGGAGGAACACTTCCCGCAACAGAACTCCAGCAGCTGTGAGGTGAGCTGAAGCAGTCCGCGCACGTCACGGTGCTTTAATAGGGCAGCCTCGCAGTCGGGCGTCCCAAGGCAAGGCACTACAAAACTGACAGTTTGATCTAGGTCTCGAATGGCAAGGGCCGCGTTGTTAGCTAGAACAGCCCTGATTACGACGCGTGCTAGGGTCCCGCGTCCGGTAATATCGCACAGGGGATACACCCTCATATGTTCGCTGCCACAGTAAGAACAGTAGATCCTCCCCGTGGTCGCACAGATGGTGAACTGCTTCTCTTTCCTGTCCCTGCTGAAAAACACGTTGGTGGGAGGAAAATTGACAGTATGAAACTTGCCCCTGCCAAAGTTAAGACAGTGTCCACACTCCATGCACACAACCGCCCGAGCGCAACGCGCCCGCTTGGCAAGGGCCGCGCGGGCCACGCGAGAACAGATGACGGGTATGGACACGCAGGGGGAGAGAACATTGTATGCCAGAAGCCTCCTGCCAAGGTTCCGCACGAGACCAGGTCCCTCCTGCTCGCAGGCGGGCAGCACTACGTGGCGGGACTTAATAAGGCTCAAAAAACACAGTGACCCAAGCATGGCGTCGAACGGGTTACCGCAGGGAACCGTAGGGGCGACGCGCTCCAAGGCCTCCCGGAGGCCGGTATCTGCCGCCCCTATCCCGAGCCCGTTACCGTCTTCGGTCGCAGCCACACCGCGACGGGTGGGCGAGGGCACCTCCAGGAGGGGACGACGCGGCAACGGCCCATGCCACTTCTTCCTTAGCCAGGGTAGCGACGGTGGGGGCTTCGAACAGCAGGTCACTAACGGAAAGCGAGAGCAAAGCGCCAACAGCTTGCAGAGTTGGGCACAGGCCTTGGAAAATGGAAGCGACAGGTATTTTGCCCATACGTGGCGCGGTATCGCCCTAGCATGGTCGGCGGCCTGGGCACGGGACAGCGTCACCACAACCCATACGTGGGCGCCAAGCAGCTGCTGCGCCGCACAAATCTGCGCCTGTTTGGCGACGGTGTCTGAGCCAGCGCGCAACACGGCGATCGCCTGCGCCAGCGACGGGCGGTCCAACAGGTGCCTGGCCCAGGAGGGCATGTTTCCCTGGAAACCCCGCTCCCCGAATATGACAAAAGCCACATATTCCTCCACTGGCACGCCATTCTCGCCCTCGAACACGCGGTGGGCCGTCAGCTGGGCCTCATCCAAACCAAACCAAGACACAAGAAAGCGATCCCAGCGCTGATCCAGGGCCATGACCTTCTCACCAGCGCGACCGCACGGCCTAAGCTCCACTGAAAGGCGCCCAGAATCCGCACAGTCCTACCCCCCTGGCCCGCCCAATATACCGCTGTGACGTCTGATGTACAGGCCCGCGCGTCGCGGCCGTTGGTGGGAAAACCGGCACCACCCTGTGCGGCCGAATCCGCCACGGGGGCTGCCAGACAGTACACTGTCTCCAGCAGCGACTTCAGTCTCTTGTGACTTTTGGGCGTCACCACCAAAAATTGCAAAACCTGCCTGTAGTCCGTGAAGTAGGTACGGCATATTACCATGGAGTTGTACACGCCCAGGTTCTTTGAGAACACCAGGCTCGCCTTGAACTTTGTAAAGTCATCCTGCCCCAGCACGACAGACGTATTTTTGGCAAGGTATACGTCCGACTCCACGGGAAGGACGTGCCCAAACTGGGACACGGCGTCGCTTGGTCGGCACAGAAAGCACTTCAGGGTTGTGGAAAGGCCATTATTCGATATAACAAAGCAGGGAGAGAACGGGTAGTGCATCTCCTCCAGGAGGTGCGCCCAAAACTTATACACAAACTCTAAGTGGTACACGCAACCGTGCTGCATTCTAACCGTACATATGGCGGTAGCACCGCCCTTAGCATAAACTGGGGCCCCGTCGATGCACCGTTCCAAATCCAGGGACTGACCAGACTGTCCCAAGTATGAGGATACCACCCGACACAGTTCGTCCACTACACGCTTACCAACGACACTCATGGCGACAGCGGGGTGGGGCTGGCAAGGCCCCCAAAGCGCGACACCCGCAGTCAATCAGGGCCGTGCCCGCGCCTCGGAGAATACGGCGTCCGTGCTCACGATCTTGCGCAGGACCTGCCTTACCGTGTCCACCTTGCTCTCCAACACCAGAGTATGATCGCAGGCTGCAGGCTGTGCCCGCTGGACGAGAAAGGTTTTTAAATACTGACAGTAGTTGATGGCGTTCAATCTACAATAGATCGTGGGAAATAAAATTTGCATGTCACGAGGCAGAAGCTGGTCAGACGCGTACTCCATGTTGGGTTCCACGGGGAGGGGAACACACGCCCCAAGACACGACGGCGCACATAGGGAGCGGAGCAAACAATTGATTCAAATATTTGACTCCGCAGCGAGCCGGTTTGCAGAGTGGTCACCTGCCCTGCTCCACACCCACCCCCGCGTCTCTTCCAACTCTCAACTCACGATCCAGGGAAACCACCGTCCAGTGGCCATGTTTGTTCCCTGGCAACTCGGTACAATTACCCGTCACCGAGATGAGCTCCAAAAACTACTGGCAGCCTCCCTGCTCCCGGAGCACCCGGAGGAGAGCCTCGGTAACCCCATAATGACACAGATTCACCAGTCGCTCCAACCATCTTCCCCCTGCAGGGTCTGTCAGCTCCTATTTTCTCTGGTCCGCGATTCGTCCACCCCCATGGGTTTCTTCGAGGACTATGCCTGCCTCTGCTTCTTCTGTCTATACGCCCCACACTGCTGGACCTCGACCATGGCGGCAGCGGCAGACCTGTGCGAGATCATGCATCTGCACTTTCCAGAAGAGGAGGCGACATACGGGCTATTCGGACCGGGTCGCCTTATGGGTATCGACTTGCAGCTGCACTTCTTTGTTCAAAAGTGCTTTAAGACCACCGCCGCCGAAAAAATACTGGGAATATCCAACCTGCAATTTTTAAAATCAGAATTCATCCGGGGCATGCTCACAGGCACCATCACCTGCAACTTCTGCTTCAAAACGTCCTGGCCCAGGACAGACAAGGAGGAGGCCACCGGCCCCACCCCATGCTGCCAGATTACAGACACCACCACCGCACCCGCGAGCGGCATACCGGAACTAGCCCGGGCCACATTCTGCGGCGCAAGTCGCCCCACAAAGCCCAGCCTACTTCCCGCGCTAATAGATATCTGGTCCACGAGCTCAGAGCTCCTTGACGAGCCGCGCCCTCGACTGATCGCAAGCGACATGAGTGAACTCAAATCCGTGGTCGCATCCCACGATCCGTTCTTCTCTCCCCCGCTTCAGGCAGACACCTCACAGGGTCCATGTCTGATGCACCCAACCCTGGGGCTACGATACAAAAACGGGACTGCATCCGTCTGCCTCCTCTGCGAGTGCCTTGCGGCACACCCAGAGGCACCCAAGGCGCTGCAGACCCTTCAGTGCGAGGTAATGGGCCATATAGAAAACAACGTAAAGCTGGTAGACAGAATTGCCTTTGTGTTGGACAACCCATTCGCCATGCCATATGTCTCAGATCCGCTACTTAGAGAGCTGATCCGGGGCTGTACCCCACAGGAAATTCACAAGCACCTGTTCTGCGACCCGCTGTGCGCCCTCAATGCTAAGGTGGTGTCAGAGGACGTACTATTCCGCCTGCCCAGGGAGCAGGAGTATAAAAAGCTCAGGGCATCCGCGGCCGCCGGACAGCTCCTCGATGCCAACACCCTGTTCGACTGCGAGGTCGTGCAGACTTTGGTCTTTCTCTTTAAGGGTCTCCAAAACGCCAGGGTGGGGAAAACCACCTCACTAGACATTATTCGGGAGCTAACCGCACAACTAAAAAGACACCGCCTAGACCTGGCCCACCCCTCACAGACGTCACACTTGTACGCTTGAGCTGGTCCCGGGCCTTCGCACCCCATCCACCGATGCCGAAATCAGTGTCCAGCCACATCAGCTTGGCGACCTCAACCGGTCGCAGTGGACCGCGAGACATCAGAAGATGCTTGTCATCCCGCCTGCGGTCGGTCCCGCCCGGGGCGCGAAGCGCCAGCGTCAGCAGCAAGCACAGAAACGGCCTTCGCAAGTTTATCTCAGACAAGGTATTTTTTAGCATCCTATCGCACAGACACGAGCTAGGAGTGGACTTTCTCCGTGAGATGGAGACCCCGATATGCACCTCCAAAACAGTAATGCTGCCCCTAGACCTGTCTACCGTCGCACCCGGCCGCTGCGTCTCCCTCTCTCCGTTTGGACACTCCTCAAACATGGGGTTCCAGTGCGCTCTGTGCCCATCCACAGAAAATCCCACCGTTGCCCAAGGCTCCCGGCCTCAGACAATGGTGGGCGATGCGCTCAAAAAAAATAACGAGCTATGCTCGGTAGCGCTGGCCTTTTATCACCACGCAGACAAAGTGATCCAACACAAGACGTTTTACCTATCACTCCTCAGTCACTCCATGGATGTGGTTCGGCAGAGCTTCCTGCAGCCTGGTCTACTGTACGCTAACCTGGTCCTAAAAACCTTTGGGCACGATCCCCTACCCATCTTCACTACCAACAACGGCATGCTAACAATGTGCATCCTTTTTAAAACCCGGGCACTACATCTGGGAGAAACTGCGCTTAGGCTGCTTATGGATAACCTCCCCAACTACAAGATATCGGCGGACTGCTGCAGACAGTCCTACGTGGTCAAGTTTGTCCCAACGCACCCGGACACCGCAAGCATTGCAGTGCAGGTACACACCATATGCGAAGCGGTTGCGGCGCTAGACTGCACCGACGAGATGCGGGATGACATTCAAAAGGGAACCGCACTTGTCAACGCCCTATAACCTCACATGTAGCCTGTCACCCCAGCTCCTATTGCAACTGACCATGTTCAGGTGGTAATAAAGTCATTAAACGACAAAGTGATTCTTTTAATCTGTTTATTGTTTTTGAACATGTGGCACACGCTGCAATGTACTGCCATGAAAGGTGGTTCTATATCCACCACTTGGCGTCTGCCGAAGTCAGTGCCACAATTTCATTAACAAACAAGGTCAATACATTCTGAGGGAGTGTTTTTTGCCATGGTACCATTCGTGTGGTTTGGGAGAGCGGACGCCATTTGCGTGCAAAATGTGCTTTGCTGGAGGCCAACTTCCGTCGCGCTGGTTGATGCGCGGCACATTGTGTCAACCAGGGCACCCTCCCCCACCGAGTGCTTTAATGCGGAGAGGAATGGTGGCCTGGTTGACACCGCGTGCCGGCCTTCTGAACTGTGACTGTGTTATGAGCCACGGGTATGCCCTCGATACGCCTGCTCTTCAGCATTGTATGTGTTTAATGTTGTGCTTGGTGCAACCGTGATTGTGCTTTTGTATTTTATTTTACTGACACTCTTTGGGAGGGCACGCTAGCTTCAGTGCGCGCCCGTTGCAACTCGTGTCCTGAATGCTACGGGGCCACGCTGGCCACTCGGGGGGACAACACTAATCGCCAACAGACAAACGAGTGGTGGTATCGCCCCAAGCCTCCAGCGCCACCCATTTAGTAACACATCCGGGACATGAACTGCCACAAACACCGTTAAGCCTCTATCCATGCATTGGGATTGGAGTGAGGAGGGAGGAGGGCACCAGGTTCCCGGGGAGGAGGGCACCAGGTTCCCGGGGAGGAGGGCACCAGGTTCCCGGGGAGGAGGGCACCAGGTTCCCGGGGAGGAGGGCACCAGGTTCCCGGGGAGGAGGGCACCAGGTTCCCGGGGAGGAGGGCACCAGGTTCCCGGGGAGGAGGGCACCAGGTTCCCGGGGAGGAGGGCACCAGGTTCCCGGGGAGGAGGGCACCAGGTTCCCGGGGAGGAGGGCACCAGGTTCCCGGGGAGGAGGCTGGGGTGCGCCGCGCCGGGTTCCCGGGGTGCGCCGCGCCGGGTTCCCGGGGTGCGCCGCGCCGGGTTCCTGGGGTGCGCCGCGCCGGGTTCCTGGGGTGCGCCGCGCCGGGTTCCCGGGGTGCGCCGCGCCGGGTTCCCGGGGTGCGCCGCGCCGGGTTCCCGGGGTGCGCCGCGCCGGGTTCCTGGGGTGCGCCGCGCCGGGTTCCTGGGGTGCGCCGCGCCGGGTTCCTGGGGTGCGCCGCGCCGGGTTCCTGGGGTGCGCCGCGCCGGGTTCCTGGGGTGCGCCGCGCCGGGTTCCTGGGGTGCGCCGCGCCGGGTTCCTGGGGTGCGCCGCGCCGGGTTCCTGGGGTGCGGGGTGCGGGGGGGGGGACCGCGCCGGGGTACTGCAGGGTTCGCAGGGTTCGGGGGTACTACCTGGTTCCTGGGGTGTGCCAGGACGGGTTCCTGGGGTGCCACCGCTCCTCGATACGTGTAAATCCAAGAGATCCGTCCTCCGTGCCGCCGCGCGCGTAATGCGCGAGGGGGGTCGGTCTCCCCTCTTCTTTATAGCGTTTCCTGCGAAGGGGGCGTAACCGTAGGACAAACTGCTTATGTAGGGGTTAGCCACCCATTTCCCGGGGCCGCGCCAGAGGTGAGCGTGGACCTAGCATCCCGCTCCCATTTACCGAAACCACCCAGAGGCGAGATTCCAGGGCCGTGACTCACTAGCTCCCCTCCCATCGAACAACCACGCTTGGCTAACACGGCTGGAGTGGCGGTGGGCGGGGCCCCTATAATCCTGGCCCCCATCTACCGAAACGACCCAGTAGAAAAATCCCAACCCCATGACTCATCAGGCCCTATTATATAGAATATCCCAGTAGAGTGACCCAGCTGGTTTCCATAAATGGATATACTTCCGGAAAACGAAGGAGGGTTGAATACAGTTGGGGGTAGTCCGCTGGTATTCCCAGCTGAGGTTGCCTTATTTGGTAATGCTTCCGGAAATACCACCTGAGTACCCCATTGGTTTATACCTTGTTTAATTGTAGAATTACAGCTGGATTTACCCAGCCGGGTTTACGCAGCTGCGTATACCCAGCTGTGTTTACGCAGCGGGGTTTACGCAGCTGGGTAGACCCAGCTGGGTATACCTACTGGAATAGGGGCTGCGATGACTCAGCTGCGCTAGGATTAAAGGATTATATATATATATATAGGAAAAATCAAAACAAAACTCTAATCGCTGATTGGTTCCCGCTGTGGGCCAATCAGCTTGGGAGTTCTAGGGATAGGGGCCAATGGGAGGCCTCCGAATTTGATTGACGGCTGGGGCGTCCAATGGAATGGCGCGGTCGCCTAGCTCGAACGAGATTGGTCGGCCGAATGGGCCAATGGCGGCTCGGAAAACTTTGATTGACGGGCCGGCGGACCAATGGGAGAGGGGCAGAGGATTACGGGGGATTAGCAAATTCAAGATGGCGGCGCCCATAAAATGGCCAAAAATTATAATTTTTCGAGTCGCTCACGGTCCCACCTAGCGGCGTGACCTGGAGGTGACCCCGTGCACCCGGCGCTCTGAATTTTTCTGCGCATGCGCGACTCCTCATCTACATAATTTATGCACATAAAAGGATTAGCGCATGCAAATTAGTCAGATAGCAGGGCCATCCACACTTTATGTTGGCCGCGTGCCAGGCGCCGGCGTGGGCGCCGCGCGCGTGCTCTCTCAGTCGCGCCTAGCTGCTTCCAACAGACAAAAGCGGGGCGTTAGTGAGGGAGTGCGCGCGCTGCGCTGACTTGGCCGATTTCCAGTGCATGCTTTGTCACCCCAGCGCTAGAATGGAATTTTCATTATTGAGCAATTTGGGCACCCTGGGCACGATAACCATACATGGATACACGGGTTCCAAATATGCAAAGTAGACACTAAGGTACCATTTGGCATATTTGGACGTCCTGGGCAGGTTAGCTACCCACCAGAATATATGGGACTCTGGGCAGGATAGCCACCCACAATTGTTTTGCGCCCCTCTTTGGCCAGGGGACCAAGGTCGTATGGTTCGCGCTACACTAAGCCCGAACGTTCAGCTTTGCGTGCTTTCGACGTCCAGGCGGCTGGCACACGGGCCGTGAGCGCCAGCAACATGGGATCATGGTAGTAAGATACAGCATAAATCCCCGTCCGGTGGCGCTCAACGCCAATATGCGCGGCTGCGTGGTATCTCATCGGTGGGCACGCGTACGGTGGTCTCATGGGTATTGGACTTGTAGGCGAGGGGAGGCGCATACGACAAAAATTGCCGCCGTGAAGGTCGGGAACCCGCCCGCGCTTCCGCAAGGCACGGGGCCGCATCGGACACAGGCTAAGCATTAAGGATCATAACACCGCCCTAGAAATGTTTAAGCTGTGACCAAAGCGAACCTCGCATGAGGCATACGCGAGCGTGGAGGTAGGATTCCCAAGGCTATTGAGAGACGGTGGGTGAAATGATGAAGAACACACAGAACAATAACGGGCGACTAGATAAAAAGACTCGCTCAACAGCCCGAAAACCATCAGCCCGCACCGCCGATGGATTAGGTGCTGCTGGACAAGTCTTTCTAAACCCGCGCAGGGTTTGTGTCGATCCAGACGCTTACGAACGCCCGCTTTAAAAACACTATTCATAATTAACAGAAGTTGACACCAGCCCGCAGTTACCCAACCTTCTATTTTTTTGGAGTGTTGACAAGTTTCCATCGCCCGTTTGGCGTTTCCCGCATGGTGTCAAATTAGTGACGCACCCTCCCCCCGTCACTATGGGTTTACCCTGATTTAGTAAGTAAAACTGCCGCCCCCGCCCACTCATTTTTTTACCCTGTTATTTGCTGTATTTACATCTACGGACCCCCTTTTGGTGAGATTGCCGTGGTTCTAAATAACGTTGTGGTTTTCGGACCCTTTCAGGGACCAAATCTTTTACGTGTTGCCAAGGTAGCATTTGCTGGACCCGCATAGGTTTTTGTGGCACCAGGTTATGGTCTTATGAGCGGGCTTGACCGGCAAGTTCCAGGCATCCTAAGTGCTTGATGTAGACCCTTAGGGCACTAGGGACTACCTAGGTCAAACTCCCCCTTAGTCATGACGCCGTGCCCACGAGGTTTGAGAGGCGTAGACATCCGTGTCGACTGCTGGACGGAGGTAGTATAATCAGCTAGGCCTCAGTATTCTATGTAACAAATGAATGCCCTAGAGTACTGCGGTTTAGCTAGTTATACTGCCCGGTTCCACCAGGCGGCGTTGTGGCCACGGGCGGTTCGTCGCTTGGACCTGGAGGGGTGTCACATTCTGTGACCGCGACGTTGACGTTAGACACACGTCGCTGCCGTCCTCAGAATGTGATAGCCCATTACAGGCATTGTAGCTGTTGCGTTGGTTGGGAGTTTGGGGACCAAATTTCTATAATTGGTGTCACCGCGGCAGCTCTAGCCCTGGAAGATCTGGAAGCTTGCTTCAATGGCTCAGATCGACCCGGACTACAGTTAGCGAAGTAGACCCATTATAATCTTAATCTTAAATCTGGTTGACGGACTTTCGCGCCGGGAACACGCAGGTGGCAGCGGATGTGTTTTGCCCAAACACGAGGGTTGCAGGAAACAGGTGCTGCCGGGGATTATGTACAGCTTACACCCAGTTTCCTGTAATCGCCCGCATCCGGCCGTCCTGGGCAGCACCGCACCCTGCGTAAACAACCGCGTACTTTTTCCTCGTCCCCCCACCCCCACATCCTTCCTCCCACCCTGCCAGTCCAACCCGCTTCCTGTTTTATTCGCCTTCAAACAGAAGCACGCATTCTAATGATTCTTACAAAACTTGTTAGTGTTTATTAAATCAGATACATACATTCTACGGACCAAAAATTAGCAACAGCTTGTTATCTATGGTGTATGGCGATAGTGTTGGGAGTGTGATGGGCCGGAAAGGTGAAGGCCCATTAGGGTTTGCACTTGGCGCTGTAGGTCTACTCTTGACAAAGATCTAAGCATTGACATTAGGGCATCCACGTCAGTGGGACCCAGTAGGTCTAAGTTTTCCATACAGTACACCCAGTGTAAGAATGTCTGTGGTGTGCTGCGAGACCCTATAGTGTCCTTGCTTAAAAATATCAAAGACCTAATATCCCTCGCACACAGCTCCCCGTCTACGTGGAGAACAGTGAGCTGATAAGGGCTGAAATAACTCATTGTGCCCGCTAGGTGGCGCTCTAAAAAACGCGGGTCTAAGTGAAGCAGGTCGCGCAAGAGGTCTCTGCGACCTGCACGAAACAGACATTCCGCTAACAGGGGAAACGTTAACCTGCCCTCCTCCTTTAAAGCTCTAAGAGCTCCAATTAATTGGGCCAGTGTGGGTTGAGGTATGAACACGTTTAGGAGGAACAATACCACTTCCCTGTCATCCGTGCCCAGTTTCCGCGCCACCTCACAGAGAACCTCGTAAGTGGCCATGGTGCCGGCTTGTATATGTGAAGGCACCGATGTGGAAAAACAAAGGAAAATTTATTTTTCCGCCCTAAACAAAATCACAAGCTTAATAGCTGTCCAGAATGCGCAGATCAAAGTCCGAAACAGATGTTAGGATCTGTTCCACTGCCGCCTGTAGAACGGAAACATCGCATCCCAATATGCTTGCCAGCTGAGGAACTACCCCACCCGAGTGGGTATCCTGCGGAATGACGTTGGCAGGAACCAACAGCGCACAGCCTGCAGCGCTGATAATAGAGGCGGGCAATGAGCCAGTCTTTGGGTCAACTAAGGCTTTTGTAATCAGGGTGTTGACCTCGTGGTGCCAAAAGTCCAGGTGTTGGGAGCCCCCCAGCAATTTAAGTAACAAGAAGGAAGTGACGTCCGTCGCTAAGACTGCCTCTGTTCGCCACGCCAACTTCTCAAGGAGTTCTTTCTCCTGGTCTATAAGTTCTTGGCGGGAAAAGGAGTCTGCCGCGGCATAGCAAAGTGAACTGGTAGAAATAGGCGTGAGGCTTCTGAGCTTACTGGCCACTAACAGGCAGGCGCTCCCTGTCTTTTGAAAGTGTTCTTTGGACACCTGCTTTATAAGTAGGAGTCTGTCCAAAAGATTAAGGGCCAACGCGACCACGTTAGGTTCTAGGTTGTATTCCTGGCAAACTGAAAACATCCATGTGCCCAGTAACTTACGCATATGCGAAGTAAGAGATTGTTGAAAGGTCCCAAATACAGAGTCAGAAGTTAAAAAGCGCGGCTCAATTTCAAGAATATTGTAAAAGATCCGATCCTCACATAGCGTGGGATCCAGAAGTCCCGAGGGCGGGTTATTGGCAGTTGCCATATAGAGTGGCGAGCGTATGTGGCCTACCTGTAGAGCCTGGAGTTTCAGGGTGCTCTGTCAGGTTCTCCCATCGACGACGCTGGGCCGCGAGAGTACGCTAGCCGTTGTCCGTGTGTTCAGTTGAGGTAGATGGGTCGTGAGAACACTGCCCCACACACACACCAGCACCCATGGCGCCAAATGCAAGTGCGGAGCGGCGACGGTGGCTTCTAGGGAGGAAAAAGGGGGAGAGGTGTGGCTTTTATGTCATTTCCTGTGGAGAGTCCCCAGGACCTTGGTTTTCCCCTGGCTGGGTTAATGGCAGGGGCTTTTTAAACTTAACTATGGAAGATTGTAGGTTTCCTGCCAGGGGGTGACTAGCTTCCCAGGCTAGGCGGGCCATTTGTACTTTCTTACTTGTGTCTTTGTTCTGACAATACACATATACACAATAAGTTATGGGCGACTGGTCTGGTCCAGGGTGGGGCAAGCAGGACACGGGGCCTGCCTTTACTCCTCCAAACTGGAAGGCCTGAGATAATTTTTTAAGTCCGTATGGGTCATTGCCCCAAAAAATCACTGCAAACTTCCATTGACACTTTGGATCTCGTCTTCCATCCTTTCCCAAAAAGCGTCTATAAAAGATGTGTTGTGGCCTAGCTTTCGCAGGACAATCATCTATCTGTCTGTAAGGGACCGGTGGTTGTTGGTATCTTGGATGTGGCTTTTTTGGGTGGGTAACTGGAACGCGCCTCATACGAACTCCAGGTCTGTGGGGTGGTGATGTTCTGAGTACATAGCGGTATTCGCGAGATGGGCCAGGTTGTGGGTCATCGTCTGGTGTATTATCTCCTGGTGGGCTACTGGCAATTTGTTCATGTGTGCTAACAACAGGGTAATCCACTTCCATTTCGTCCTCGGATGACGACCCGTGCAAGATTATGGGCTCTTCCACCGTCTCCTGCTCCTGCTGTTCCACCCCCTGCTGCTCCTGCTCTTCCACCTCCTCTAACTCCTGCTCTTCCTGCTCTTCCACCTCCTCTAACTCCTGCTCTTCCTGCTCTTCCACCTCCTCTAACTCCTGCTCCTCCTGCTCCTCCTGCTCCTGCTCTTGCTCCTCCACCTCCTCTAATTCCTGCTCTTCCTGCTCCTGCTCTTGCTCTTCCACCTCCTCTAACTCCTGCTCCTGCTCCTGCTCCTCTAACTCCTGCTCCTGCTCCTCTAACTCCTGCTCCTGCTCCTCTAACTCCTGCTCCTGCTCCTCTAACTCCTGCTCCTGCTCCTCTAACTCCTGCTCCTGCTCCTCTAACTCCTGCTCCTGCTCCTCTAACTCCTGCTCCTGCTCCTCTAACTCCTGCTCCTGCTCCTCTAACTCCTGCTCCTGCTCCTCTAACTCCTGCTCCTGCTCCTCTAACTCCTGCTCCTGCTCCTCTAACTCCTGCTCCTGCTCCTCTAACTCCTGCTCCTGCTCCTCTAACTCCTGCTCCTGCTCCTCCTGCTGCTCCTGCTCCTCCTGCTGCTCCTGCTCCTCCTGCTGCTCCTGCTCCTCCTGCTGCTCCTGTTCATCCTGCTGCTGCTGCTCATCCTGCTGCTGCTCATCCTGCTGCTCCTGCTCATCCTGCTGCTGCTCATCCTGCTGCTGCTCATCCTGCTGCTGCTCATCCTGCTGCTGCTCCTCCTGCTGCTCCTGCTCCTCCTGCTGCTCCTGTTCATCCTGCTGCTGCTGCTCATCCTGCTGCTGCTCATCCTGCTGCTCCTGCTCATCCTGCTGCTGCTCATCCTGCTGCTGCTCATCCTGCTGCTGCTCATCCTGCTGCTGCTCATCCTGCTGCTGCTCATCCTGCTGCTGCTCATCCTGCTGCTGCTCATCCTGCTGCTGTGGCTCCTGCTGTTGTGGCTCCTGCTGTTGTGGCTCCTGCTGTTGTGGCTCCTGCTGTTGTGGCTCCTGCTGTTGTGGCTCCTGCTGCTGTGGCTCCTGCTGCTGTGGCTCCTGCTGCTGTGGCTCCTGCTGCTGTGGCTCCTGCTGCTGTGGCTCCTGCTGCTGTGGCTCCTGCTGCTGTGGCTCCCGCTGCTGGGGCTCCCGCTGCTGTGGCTCCCGCTGCTGTGGCTCCCGCTGCTGTGGCTCCCGCTGCTGGGGCTCCCGCTGCTGGGGCTCCCGCTGCTGGGGCTCCCGCTGCTGGGGCTCCCGCTGCTGGGGCTCCCGCTGCTGTGGCTCCCGCTGCTGTGGCTCCCGCTGTTGTGGCTCCTGCTGCTGTGGCTCCTGCTGTTGTGGCTCCTGCTGCTGTGGCTCCTGCTGCTGTGGCTCCTGCTGTTGTGGCTCCTGCTGCTGTGGCTCCTGCTGTTGTGGCTCCTGCTGCTGTTGTGAACTTTGGATGCTCAACGTTTTGTTTCCATCGCCCCCGTCCTCCTCGTCCTCCTTCTTGTCCTCCTCCTCGTCATCCTCCTCGTCCTCATTGTCCTCATCATCGTCATCCTCCTCGTCCTCCTCCTCCTCCTCGTCCTCCTCCTCGTCCTCCTCCTCGTCCTCCTCCTCGTCCTCCTCCTCGTCATCCTCCTCGTCATCCTCCTCGTCATCCTCCTCGTCATCCTCCTCGTCATCCTCCTCGTCATCCTCCTCGTCATCCTCCTCGTCCTCCTCATCTGTCTCCTGCTCCTCCTCATCATCCTTATTGTCATTGTCATCCTTGTCAACCTGACTTTCCTTGCTAATCTCGTTGTCCCCATTATCCTCGCCAGCCTGATTATTTTCGGAACATTCTTTTTCATTCTTGGATGCTTCTTCTGCAATCTCCGCAAGGAGCACCAACATGGCTGTGTCATCACCCCAGGATCCCTCAGACGGGGATGATGATCCTATGGAGATGGGAGATGTAGGCGGTTGGCGTGGCGGAGTATCGCCATCGCTGGATGATCCCACGTAGATCGGGGACTCTGTGGCCCATGGGGGGTACACACTACGGTTGGCGAAGTCACATCTAGGGGGAGAGACTGGGGGCGACTGACATATTGGGTTTAGTGTAGAGGGACCTTGGGGGGACGATAGCCTTCTTTTTCTCAGGCTACGCAGGGTAGACGGAGCTAAAGAGTCTGGTGACGACTTGGAGGGAGGCTCGGGTGGAGGAGTCGTGGGTGAGTGTGGAGGTGTAGTCTGCTGCGAGGGTGGCGGACGCATAGGTGTTGAAGAGTCTGGCCTTCCTGTAGGACTTGAAAGCGGTGGCCTTTGAGAAGACTCTGGAGACTGCGTGGGTGGCAATGCAGGAGATGGAGAATGAGTATCCGTGGTCCCCGGAGACACAGGATGGGATGGAGGGATTGGGGAGGAAGACGTGGTTACGGGGGGTAAGAGTGCCGGTGGAGGTAAAGGTGTTGCGGGAGCGGGTGAAGGAATGGGAGCCACCGGTAAAGTAGGACTAGACACAAATGCTGGCAGCCCGGATGTGAACACTGTGGGACTTCCTGGTATAGGCAAGGTGTGGGGTCCACATTCCCGGCCGTCGACGGAGTCGGCGACATGCTTCCTTCGCGGTTGTAGATGTAGGTCATCGCCAAGGTCACATCTTTCCGGAGACCTGTTTCGTTTCCTACAACTTCCTCTCGTTAAGGGCGCGCCGGTGCTCCGTCCCGACCTCAGGCGCATTCCCGGGGGCGCCATCCTCGGGAAATCTGGTCTGACAACCAAAGTAAAATTATGGAGGCGGTGGCAGTATATTCACATTATGCAATACCCGTAGTGACCACAAGGGGGAGCTCTCAGACAATTAAGCGGTTACACACAGTAGCAGGCTGCAGTACCGCCCATGGCCACAGGATGGAGATCGCAGACACTGAAACGCTGAAACACAGCATTAAGCTGCAATACCGCCGATGGCCACCAGATGGCACGCGCCGCCAGCAAATTTAAGTCCTGGTGGCTCACCTGCCAGGTAAACAAGGTTAAAGTGGGTTTGCTGGCCTTGCGTTGCCATGGATGCTACCTAGGCAAGTCCAGATATATAATCCGGGCGTGAGAAACAGAAACGGCCAATAACCCATGTTTTTCGAAAACCACCACACACCTTAACACAAATCATGTACACCTGGTATTACTATTTCCCACACATCTTATAGCATTTCAAAGATAAGGGTGCCTTACGGGCCGCCCGAAACAAGTGGGCGGGCGCTACTCACTGTTTATAAGTCAGCCGGACCAAGCTGCTGCTCTTGGGGACGTGACTGCTTCGTGGCGCAGCTGCCTCCAAATGATACACACATTTTTTGATTGTCCCGGGCGCCGCGTAGTGGAGGGCGGAGTTATATCAAGCTACTTTCTGATTGGTGCCCCAGGCAGGACTGCCATAAAAACTGAAGAAGGCGTGTCTGCTTTGCAGAATTTACCCCCCACTGTGCTCCCGGTTGCTGGCACCGGTTCAGTGGTCCGACCTGTCGTCTGTGCTCCCCCGTGGACGACGCCGAGTGCCTCTCGGGGGTCCATGTCTAGCCTCTTCATTTCATTACCTTGGGTGGCGTTCATCTGGCTAGCCCTCCTTGGCGCGGTTGGGGGTGCCCGCGTTCAGGGGCCCATGCGGGGCTCTGCTGCCCTCACCTGCGCCATCACGCCCCGTGCTGACATAGTTAGCGTTACCTGGCAAAAAAGGCAGCTCCCCGGTCCCGTAAACGTCGCCACGTACAGCCATTCATATGGGGTGGTGGTTCAGACCCAGTACCGCCACAAGGCAAATATAACCTGTCCTGGGCTTTGGAACTCTACCCTTGTTATCCATAACCTTGCAGTGGATGATGAGGGCTGTTACCTGTGTATCTTTAACTCATTTGGTGGCCGGCAGGTGTCATGCACAGCCTGCCTGGAAGTGACATCTCCCCCTACTGGACACGTGCAGGTAAATAGCACAGAAGACGCAGACACCGTCACCTGTTTGGCAACTGGTCGCCCACCCCCCAATGTCACCTGGGCCGCACCCTGGAACAACGCCTCTTCTACCCAGGAGCAGTTCACTGACAGTGATGGTCTTACAGTTGCGTGGAGGACCGTGAGGCTGCCGCGTGGGGATAATACCACCCCAAGTGAGGGAATATGTCTCATCACCTGGGGAAATGAGAGCATATCAATCCCGGCTTCTATTCAAGGCCCCTTGGCCCATGACCTTCCCGCGGCCCAGGGAACTCTTGCCGGGGTTGCCATTACTCTGGTGGGCCTATTTGGGATATTCGCATTACATCATTGCCGCCGCAAGCAGGGCGGTGCATCACCTACTTCAGATGACATGGACCCCCTATCCACCCAGTGACTAGATGGACACCCCGTGAACCGTCGTGCTTACCCACCCCCTTCTGATTCTGACAGACAACACTACTATGTCCCAAAGACTGTTTTTTACAGCCCGATGGCCCTTCAGGCCTCCTTGAGTGTCTAGCTGGTCCCGTGGTCATTGTGTGGTTTGGCAGTCACTTCCCCATTTTGGTGTCGCGTTTTGGGTTTTGCCCTGCCCCCAGCCAACGTGGATCATATTCTTTCCCGTCAGGGGAGTGACAAGCTATAGGACAGAAAGGTCACCTGGCCCAAACGGAGGATCCTAGGTGGGTGTGCATTTATTAGACGTTGGTGTGTTGAAGGACGGATCAGGCGGGGAGGAGGGGTGGGGGAGACTTACTGCAGCACTAGGTTAGGTTGAAAGCCGGGGTAAAAGGCGTGGCTAAACAACACCTATACTACTTGTTATTGTAGGCCATGGCGGCCGAGGATTTCCTAACCATCTTCTTAGATGATGATGAATCCTGGAATGAAACTCTAAATATGAGCGGATATGACTACTCTGGAAACTTCAGCCTAGAAGTGAGCGTGTGTGAGATGACCACCGTGGTGCCTTACACGTGGAACGTTGGAATACTCTCTCTGATTTTCCTCATAAATGTTCTTGGAAATGGATTGGTCACCTACATTTTTTGCAAGCACCGATCGCGGGCAGGAGCGATAGATATACTGCTCCTGGGTATCTGCCTAAACTCGCTGTGTCTTAGCATATCTCTATTGGCAGAAGTGTTGATGTTTTTGTTTCCCAATATCATCTCCACAGGCTTGTGCAGACTTGAAATTTTTTTTTACTATTTATATGTCTACTTGGATATCTTCAGTGTTGTGTGCGTCAGTCTAGTGAGGTACCTCCTGGTGGCATATTCTACGCGTTCCTGGCCCAAGAAGCAGTCCCTCGGATGGGTACTGACATCCGCTGCACTGTTAATTGCATTGGTGCTGTCGGGGGATGCCTGTCGGCACAGGAGCAGGGTGGTCGACCCGGTCAGCAAGCAGGCCATGTGTTATGAGAACGCGGGAAACATGACTGCAGACTGGCGACTGCATGTCAGAACCGTGTCAGTTACTGCAGGTTTCCTGTTACCCCTGGCCCTCCTTATTCTGTTTTATGCTCTCACCTGGTGTGTGGTGAGGAGGACAAAGCTGCAAGCCAGGCGGAAGGTAAGGGGGGTGATTGTTGCTGTGGTGCTGCTGTTTTTTGTGTTTTGCTTCCCTTACCACGTACTAAATCTACTGGACACTCTGCTAAGGCGACGCTGGATCCGGGACAGCTGCTATACGCGGGGGTTGATAAACGTGGGTCTGGCAGTAACCTCGTTACTGCAGGCACTGTACAGCGCCGTTGTTCCCCTGATATACTCCTGCCTGGGATCCCTCTTTAGGCAGAGGATGTACGGTCTCTTCCAAAGCCTCAGGCAGTCTTTCATGTCCGGCGCCACCACGTAGCCCGCGGATGTCTACGTGCCCTTCCCCCTTAATTTAATCTAGCCTCCCGTTCCCATGATGCAGAGAGGCGAATCTGGTTTGTACACAGATGTGACTATGTATTTGTTTTATTATGCGATTAAATGAGGGGTCTGATCCCAAAAGCAATGTTTAGTGGTGGTCGTTGATCTTCTTGACGCTCCATAGGTAGATTGACTGGAACGCCATGGCCCACGGGGACATGGACAGGGGTGTTAGGTCTGGTGGAACATGCTGCCACTGCCACGGATGGAACATCAGGGATGGGTCTATGATCAGGGCAGCGTGTCGCCCGTCACTGGATGTAAGTCCGGCCACCGTGGAGTTGCCTGTGGGGTTTCTGGGATAGTGTCTGGCTGGCAGGGTCTCATCCGCGGCATTTCCATGGTAGGTGAGGGTTATCTCGCCTCGCTGTCTCAGTATGTACTCGAGGGCGTCCTGCTCGTACCGGACCCCCAGGTACTCGCCCTGGGCCCAGCTGGGCAGCACCGTCCCCCGCAACACTCGGAGGAAAACGCTCTTAGTGTTCTGAGGGATCTGTATGTTTAGCCAGTGGCTGTCATACAGCTTGGACACGTTGGTCTCCAGGTTTACCGCCCAGCGCTGGGGTGGTGTGGGTCCGTACGTGTATGGTGAGGATTCCGACCGGCCCACTACACCCAGGGCCACCAGAAGCTGGAAGCCCACTTCGCCACAGCAGATGGAGAATGTGTCGGGCCTGTTTAGAAACTCTGTCAGGGTGGAGGCACAGGTAGGGTCGTTACACAGCGCCAGGACCCATCCCCTGGCGCTGGCGTAGCTGGCCTGGCAGCCTGTTCTGAGACATGTAATCAGACCAGAGAACCCCGACAAGGACTGTCCTCGTTTAAGCTCTTCCACAGTCACCGTGGCCACCTCAAAGCCCGTGTTCTGCAACGCGGCCATGAGCGCGTACGGGGCGCTGCTCCCAGGCAGCACCAACGCGGCCACACGGCGCGGGGAGGTGGGGCATGAAAACAGGCGCAGCTGACTCCCAAGGCACATGGCCCTTAGGCTGCCCAGGTGATGCTCCAGACGTCCCAGGTCCTTCCTGTGCATGTCCTCCAGTGGGTGCAGGGGAGGCGTCACCAGGTTCCACATTTCGTCAGAAAAGGAGGTCCATGAGACTTGCAAGGAAGTCAGGGTCTCTTGAAACACAACTGTCTCGTTCTGCAAAATCGTGACGTTGTTGCCTTGTCCCTCGGGGCCAACGGTGCCCAGTGGGTGTGCCACGCAGCGGTAGTCCCTAGCCGCCCGCAGCACCTCTGACAAGTGTACCTGGGGCACCTCAACCAGTGCCCCAGGGGTCTCTGAAACCATAAGTTCGAGCGGGTTAGGGTGGGCGGGTAGTGAGAGCTGCAGTCCCCTGCAGCCGGCCAGGGCCATCTCGATTGCAGATGGGAGAAGCCCCCCGTCCCCTATGTCGTGCCCCGATACAATGAGCCTCTTGGACATCAGGTACTTAACAAGCATGAACAGGCTGGCGACCGTGGACGGGTTCAGAGGGGGTATTGGGTGCCTGGATGCCAGGAAGTTGTGCTCGAAGGTGGACCCGGCTATGAGACAGCTCTGATTCACGGCCAGGTATACCAGGGCGTTGCCTTCGACCTTTACGTCCGGGGTGACCCTGTATCTGGATCCCTTGACCTCGGCCCAGCTGGTAAACACCACCGAGTTGAAGGGAAGGACCTCCACCGTTTCTTGCTGTTGTGTGATGCGCACATGGCGCTCCGAAAGCGTCGGAGAGCTGGCAGCCGAGGAGATGGACAGTGCCACTCCCAGCTCCCGGCAGAATTCCTTGCAGGCGAAGAGGCACTCCTGTAGGAGGCCGGCTTGGTGGTCCTCCGGACTCCACGCCACGGCGCCAGTTAGCACTACGTCCTGGAGCTTGGACACGGGACTGAACATGAGGTTGGTGAGAGCCTCGGTGATGGCATAGGTGGCCCCGGTGGATACATTAGTAGCCATCTTGTAGGCCTGCTCCCCCATGGCCATGGCCTGACCCCTCCACGCTGGCACTGGAAGCAGCTCCTGGGGCAGGGCCTTCACCCAGGTCTCGAAGTCCTTGTGTAGGAGGTTGGCCATGGACGGAGTGATGGCCTCCACCGTGTCGGGCACTCTGGGCGCCACCCTCTCGGCCAGCATGGACGAGTGCAGCACCAGGTGGTAGTCTGAAACCGGTATGTCCAGGGGTCCCACGCCAGCCTGTTGGGCGATGAGGCCGTTGGAGCATCTGTCCATGTGTCGCGTAAAGAACTCCTTGCTGCCAACCGTCGCGTGGCGAAGTAACTGGTGGATTGTGGAGCCGGTGGCAAAAAGGCCCCAGTCAACATCCTCGGGGTGCCCCGAGACGCGGACACCATCGGACAGCGCCAGCCAGGGGGACGGGGGGGTGGACGAGGGCTGGTCTACAGAGAAGACCCTCGTGGTCTCCCCGGTCAGGTCGTCTACTATTCTGATGCCTGGCTGCTCCGAGGTCCTCCCGAGGACCGTTATCTGGCACGCGCACAGGCGCGCGGCGCGCTGCAGTACCTCCAACGGGGTCTCGCCCAGATCCCCAGGCACCGCGCCCGACTCTGCCACCACCGCAAACACCAGGGAGCAATACACGTTGAGAAAGTGCTCTGCCACCGCCGCCTCCACGGCATCCGGACCGGCAGCGGGATCCGCTGGCAGGTGGGCGCGCACCTCGTCGGGTAGCTTGGAGACAAACAGCTCCAGGCCAGTCCGCGGCGCTAGCGCCTGCAGGTGCCTCACCACCGGGGCCGGGTCATGCGATCTGTTTAGTCCGGAGAAGATAGGGCCCTTGGCAAGCCGCTGAACCAGCTTCAGGGTCTCCAAGATGCGCACCGCGTTGTCGGAGCTGTCGCGATAGAGGTTAGGGTAGGTGTCCGGTCCGTCCGTGGGCTCAAACCTGCCCAGACACACCACTGTCTGCTGGGGGATCATCCTTCTCAGGGAGATGCATTCTTTGGAAGTAGTGGTAGAGATGGAGCAGACTGCCAGGGCGTTGCCAGGAGTGGTGGCGATGGTGCGCACCGTTTTTAAGAAACCCCCCAGGGTGGGGACTCCCGCTCCCTGCAGCATCTCGGCCTGCTGTACGCCCTTGGCGAATATGCGACGAAATCGGCTGTGCGCACGGGGTCCCAGGGCCGGTTCGGTGGCATACAGGCCGGTGAGGGCCCCCTGGGTCTGTCCGCCTGGAAACAGGGTGCTGTGAAACAACAGGTTGCCAAGGCCGCGAATACCCCTCTGCACGCTGCTGTGGACGTGGGTGTATGCTCCGTGGATCCCGAATGCCTGTCTGGCACAGTTCCAGGGCCACCGTTCCATGGTGCATCTTCCCGGTATCACAAAGTACCTGGCCACGTTATAATTGTCCCCGGTTGAAGCCTGCACCGCCAGCGGTAGCAGGTCTGCCCCCAGGGATATCATAACAGCCTGCATAATGACATCATCTTCAATGTGTGGCCTAGCCACGGGCTGGGGACCCTCGGGCACTTCCAACCCCTCGTACGGTACCAGGTCAGTATTTTGTGTAAATGCCCTGATAAACTGAGGTGGGTGTGGTTCTAGCAGGGTCTGTGTGATTTTGGACACCAGGTGCCTGCCCACTTCCACTCTAGCCCACTCCTGCAGTCCTAGCTCTCGCAGCAAAACTCCAAGCTCTGTTGACAGTGTTGTGGGCCTGTGGTTTATGTTTGGCCCGTAGCCAAAGGATACAACACGCTCGCTCCCCCGTGGCGGAGACCGCCTGATGACATGGGGATATCCAAGGAGCGGTGACAGCACAGCGAGCACCGTCTGTATTTCCACATCCCGTCTCTCTCGCTCCTCCCTCGAAGTGGGAGGTCTTCGGAAAGTTATCCATAGCAGATAGTAGCCTCCGGTGCCACCGGGTACGAGAGTGAGTGTGCCCGTACGGCTTGTATAAAAGCTGACAAAAGCTTCCTCATCCGCGGTGAGATCACTCTCCAACCACAGCCCAGTGACGTCGTAGGCCATGCCTAGAGGGTGCCCCGCCCCCGGGGACACCCTCTGTAGTCAGACTTGGGTTAGGGCTTTGATTTCTCTGGGGAGTAGGAAGAAACTGAGAATCCCCAAATATTACGCAGGCACAGGTTGCTCTGCAGAGTTTGTTTTCGCTTTCGTGGAATCCACAGTTACATGTAGCCATGTCACTAACCTCAAATACTCAAAAAAAGGTATCGATGTCAAAAAGTCTGTGGTCGTGGAGGGCTAGTTCCTGGGAAATAAAACCTCCTCATACAGGTCGTCTGTCGGTTGGGTGGCGGCTTGGGCGGTGTCTATACGGAAGGCACTCCCACCATCAACCCTTAAAATTGACATTCCTGATTGGTCTGGCTGTGGTGATGGTTCACGTGATTCTTCCGCACCGGACACTAAAATACTGGCATACCCGAATACATTGGGTGGGTCCCTATTCACTTCCTGTAACTCCACCTCGTTCAGTAGTTGGCTCCCGCGGCCCCTATCGGTGACATGGCTAGGTAACCTAACAGGCTGTCTAAAAAAAGGTGGTAATGGTGGAGGGCTAATTACATTATTGCCAAGGTGGTTGTCATTGTGGTGTAAGTTCTGGTCCCGCGTGTATATGCGCCGCCTTCTCTGTCGGTAACTATTTACAGCCACCACTTTTTTTTCCTTATATAAATAAAATACCAGCAGTCCTTGTAACGTACCTAAATTTTAAAATAGAAAAATACTTTTTTTACATAGTATATGTCATGTGGTGATATAATTTATGGTAATTAGTCTTTAACTTACTGAATAGTGTACTGATGCAGATGATCATTGTTAGGATGCCTCTTGTTAAACCACTAGGGAGAAGCATTACTAATTGTACACAACCTCCAGTGTGGGACCACGCTAAAAAATAGAGGATAGTTATGTTTTTGTGTCATTGTTAAAAAATAAAATCCAACTTTATAATGTGGAAAGTGCTACCTACCTGCAATTAAATGCAGCATTCCAGTAACAAGAGACGCCTTGTTAAAACTTTGCCACACATAAAGGCACCATAGAAAAATGAGGCATACAAGAAGCAATATTTCGTGGCCTGTTTATACATAAAAACACAAATTATGTAGTGTACATTTATTTAGATGCTTGAACCATACCATCAATGCTATACAACAAACCTTTGATATTGCCAGTGGTGCTAGTAATTGCAAGTAGTTCGGTTGTTAAAGTTTGTGTGGTTAGCACTCCCCCCTGAAGAAGCAGGAACGTTAATATTCCACGTTTTGGTGGAGCCCATGACTTATGAAGAGTGCTGATTATGCCAGTGAATCCTACAAAAAATGTCGTTAACAGCAACATGTACTATGCACCAACTAAAACTTGTATTTAAAAAATACTTGTTCTGTACCCAAATAAATGCTGGAAAGACTTAATCCTGCAGCGGTGGCAGTACATGTATGCGTTTTACAGCAGGATACAGGGTAACCCATGACCAAGCCTATAAAAAAAGATAACCGAGTGTTAACTTCAGTTTAGTTGACAGGCCTATCTGTGAATTTCCGGTGTGAAAACAGTGGTTAACTTACCTGCACAAATGAAAGAGACAGATGACACTAATTTAATATTGCCTGTTTTCACGGTGGCAAATGCATACAAGAATGGCAAGCTGAGAGTGAAGCTAATTGGAAAAAATATCCAAGACGATTGCCAGGTGTTTGACATGTGGACCAGCATGTTTGTCATCAACACAGCAAACGTTGATGTGAATAATATTCCATGTTCAAGTTGTAATTTACAGGCGGTGCAGTGTTTTATTAACGTCAAAAAAGCTATAAAATACAAAAAGAATGTTAAGTGCCATAATAAGTATGAGTTTGTTGGATATAACATATAGACCCACCATACTACCTACCTGTTACCAGTGATAAAATGGCCGTGGTGATTAAGCAAGCATAGGTTACAGAGTTGGTAGTTGACAAGTTCCAAAGTTTAAGGACAATGCAAGCTATAAAAACAAATGTATGTGAATATACAAGTGTCAGCTTGCAATGTTTATACTACAATGAAAAAAAGGAAAAGCTACTTACCAGGAATTCCTGGTAGCCAGTACTTACCAATAATTCCTAGGTGCCAGGATGAAGGCCATTTAGGATTGTTGCTAGAGATTGCCTGTGTATACTTATTAATAGCACTGACAAACAAAATGCACATAACAAGCAAAGAAGCCATTGTATCAATTGAGTTGGTAGTTACACAGACAAGAGTGATACACCAAAAACATACCAGTAGGGCCCAAAGCCATAAATTCCAGAAGAATATGAGTGTCTTCATTTTGACTAGGTATCCACAGGGCTTACAATAGAGTTGTTGTAAATGGGGTTTGTGATTTTTAAATACGTTTTAGGATTCACGTGATACTAGAAAGGGCATTTAAGGTTTTGTGTACAATTGTTTTAGGAAGCCACATGGAATTTTGCTGATTTCCTAAGTATTCCCGACACAAGGCTCATAAATATTCCGGATACAAGGCTCGTAAATTGTTACAGCTGCAAAAAACAGATAAGATGAAGAGTATCCTGGAAATGGGGGAAGGGAAGGGCGCGCCTGGTCCCCGCCCCCGCCCGCGGGGGACCCCGGGCAGCGAGGGAAGGGGGCGCCCTCTCTCTACTGTGCGAGGAGTCTGGGCTGCTGTGTGTGAGCCTGTTTGGGGGAGCCTCCTCAGTGCTTGCTACGTGGAGCCCTGGACACTACGTGAACACCCCGCGCCCCGCGCCCCCCACACCGCGCCGCCCCTCCCCCTCCCCCCGCTCGCCTCCCGGCGCTGCCGCCAGGCCCCGGCCGGAGCCGGCCGCCCGCGGGGGGCAGGGCGCGCCCGGCGGCTCCCTCGCGGGGCGGGGGACGGGGGAGGGGGGAGCCGGGCCCCCGCGCGCCGCGGCAGCGGAGCGCGAGCGCCCCCGCCGGCCGCCAGCGGCGGCGCAGGCCCCGGGGCCCCGAGCCCCGAGCCCCGCCGGGGTACGGGGCTAGGCCACGCCTACTTTTTTTTTCGGGCGGCCCCCCGACCCTCTCTCGGCCCCCCCGGTCCCCGCGGCCCGCGCGCGCCCCCCCGGGGGGGTAAAATAGGGGGGGGGATGCGGCCGCGGCGGCGCCCGCGGCGGCGGCGGCGCTTGCTTTCGTTTTCTCCCGCGGCCCCCCGGGCGCGAGCCGCGCGGCGGCGGCGGGCGCCCCCTCCCCCGGGGGGCTCGGCGGGGGGCCCCCTGTCCCCGCGCGGGCCCGCGACCCCCGGCGCCGCCGCGCCCCGATCCCGCGGGCGCCCCGCCCCCCTGCCGGGGACGCCGCCGGGGCCTGCGGCGCCTCCCGCCCGGGCATGGGGCCGCGCGCCGCCTCAGGGCCCGGCGCGGCCG